ACTGTTTGTCAAGTTATTTCTTTCTTTCGTGAGCCCTTACTTCCAAGTAAACAACAGTCGCCAAAGATGCCGCCCATATCAACCCAAAGATTATAATTTCGCCGTTCATACTTTGTCCCCCTATAGGTCATATAAAGGTAATTAGACGTCTTTAAATATCCTTCCCTCTTCAATGAGAAAGAAAGCCATCCGTTGATAGTGCCCTTGAAGTTCCCAGACGGTACCTGTAGTCAGTAATTCCTGAAAGAAATCAACGACTTCAGCATCGCTCATTGTTCCATCTTCGTAAGCTATGATTTTTGTTGTTAGTCCTGATAGCATGCTTACTCGGACGTTTGTGTCAGGGGTTCCGGGCCATATATAACCAAAGGGGGCGTTTGTTTGGTTACACAATCCCCACTGACCACTACTTCGCTCGCGCTCTCTGAGGACGGAATCTCGTACATGGTTTGCAGCATGATCTTTTCGATGATAGAACGTAATCCGCGTGCTCCAGTTTTCCGAGCTATAGCTAGGCCAGCGATGGCTTCTAGCGCGTCTTTCGTGAATTTTAGTTCTACCCCTTCGTAGTCAAACAAGTGCTCATACTGTCGGATGATAGCGTCCTTGGGCTCTGTAAGAATACTTAGGAGAGCTTCGGTGGAAAGGTTGTCCAAAGCTGCGATCACCGGAACACGACCAATAAACTCTGGGATTAACCCGTAGGATACTAAATCGTTAGGTTCCGTCTCAGACAGGATGGTATCACTGTCAAACGTTTGTTTATCATCCTCTGAGCGGAAGCCCATAGGGCGCGTAGTCATGCGCTTTTCGATGATTCGCTCTATTCCAGAAAACGCACCTCCACAAATAAACAAAATGTTGCTGGTGTCAATTTTAATACCTTCTTGGCTCGGATGTTTGCGGCCGCCTTTAGGAGGGACGTTGGAAACGGTGCCTTCGATGAGCTTCAAGAGCGCCTGTTGGACGCCTTCGCCCGATACATCGCGAGTGGTAGAAACGTTCTCAGACTTCTTGGCGATTTTATCTATCTCATCAATATATATAATCCCTCTTTCGGCGATATCGACGTCATCATCGGCGGCCTGAATCAGGGAGAGTAAAATGTTTTCTACATCCTCGCCCACATAGCCGGCTTCAGTCAAGCTCGTGGCATCGGCAATTGCAAAGGGGACTTGCAAGATCTTGGCGAGGGTGCGAGCCAGCAGCGTCTTTCCTGTGCCGGTCGGCCCTAACAACAGAATATTAGACTTCGTAAGTTCGGGGTCTTCTGAGTTTCTTTTTCGGGTTGCTGAAAGTTCCAGTCGTTTGTAATGATTATAAACGGCTACCGCTAAGACCTTCTTGGCTTCTTCTTGTCCTATAACATACTCGTCCAGCTTTTCTTTAATTTCTTTGGGTTTGGGGAGTGCCCCTAAGTCGCCAAAAGCATCCGGGGCTTCTTCCTCAATAATATCATAACATAGGAGGATGCATTCATCGCAAATATAAATGCCGTTGCCTGCAATTAACTTTCTTACTTCATTTTGTGCTTTTTCACAGAAAGAGCAAGTTAATAGCTTTCGTGTTTCTGTCATTTGTTTCCCTTCTAAAAAATATAAAAGGGCAGTTTAGAATTGACATACCCAGGTCAAGAGAGAGAACCAATTAGTCTTGCGTAGTATAAACGGTTTGAAGTCTCGGGGTCAATATTTCTCTCATATATTGTTCCCGATATCGGGCCAATTCCTCATCGGAGGCGCTTTCAAGCTCGCGAGCTTGAGCTTCGCCTGCGCAGGGGATTGCCTCGCCATCAGTAAGTTCGATAAACCATTTACCCTCGATCATGTCGTAAACTGAAACTGCCATGAGAAAACCTCCTATAAGTAACTATGGCCTGGGACGGTATTTAGACACAAAATAAAGAGTAAGAAGACACCCCAGTGCGCTGCCCAGCAGCAGTCCCCCGGCGGCCGTCGTTAACCACGCTTTCTCCATGTGTGTTAGTGATGCAAATATTAAACTCATACTCCCACTATATCAAATATAAAACGTTTTGTCAAGTCTTCTTACTAACAATTTCTAAAGTAACCCCAGGAGAGGTATAAATGGCGGTCTGGTGATACCGCGGATTCAGCCATTTGACCTCTACATATTCAGTGAGTTCCACACCGTCTCCATACACCCAACTTTCTCGCGTTCCGGTCTTTACCACAATACCCACCAAATTTCGCAAATCCGATGGCGGGGCCGCGGGAAATGAACCGAATTTAAATTTAACCATATCGCCCAATTCAAATTTGTGGTGGTTTTTCATATGCCCCCACTCTCTTTAAAAGGGTTTCGTCTATTAGTTGGACGTGCCGCCGATCAAGCCACAAGACTGTACATAGTTCGCGATGCTTAGGGTGGATATCGACGATTAGACCCAGTGGGCGGTCCCGACTAAATATCTCCCAGCCATAATATACCAAATCACCAACCTTCACTTACAACCTCCAAATCGTGCACGTACTCAATGTAGTGCCCAGAGGCTTCAAACCAGAAAACCTTGCAGACCTCAATAATGGGGGGTACTTTTTCCTGGCGGTGTTCAAACATACTCCGGGCCACTTGATAGAGAGATGTTTTTTTATCCACACTAAAAGCGGCGGCGACCACGATACCTATAAAATTATACTCTGCTTCACGATATGTCACTAAATCTCCGACCTGCACTTACCAACTCTAGCTCCTCCATAAGAGAACCGCTATAACAATCCCCCCCTATCCAATAGGTGGTGACGATAGCCTTCTCTGTATGAGTAAGTATATAAATGCGTGTAATAATTCCTAATTTCCTTTGCGCGCGAAGGAACAAGTTAAGCTGGCCGGTGGGCCCTAGGAAAGTGACGAGATCTCCGACCCTCATGTATTGTCCATCATTGTCCATCGGGGTAATAAGATCCTCGAATACACCCCAGGCTTTGATCGCGCTCGCAGTCAAGGAGATGTTCTGTAAGGAGGTCAACAGAGCGACGGAGATATGAATTCTCCCTCTCTAACGCTCCAACATGGGAGATGAGATCGCGGCTCTTGCCCGAGACTTCCCCCAGGCACGAATCCAGCGCTCCCTTATATTGGAATGCGCCCAGGATATAGCCGGCTCCGAAAAGGGAAAGGAAGACGATGGTGTTCTTCATCGATCCTTCCAGTGTTGGCGACAGGCAGCGCGATAATGGTCGTGTTCCCCCAAAAGAAGCTGTCCTTCAACTTCAGAAATTCGCAGTGAGTGAGTGGCGTCATCCCCGCACTCTTCACACACCGCAGCTAACTTAGTCACACTTTCGGCCATGGCCATAATATTTCCCATTGGACCAAATGGAACACCATCCGAATCCATATCAAGGCCGGCGACAATGACGCGTAGTCCACGATTCGCGAGTGCAAGAACCGTGTCCATAAGCTGGGAACTAAAAAACTGTGCCTCGTCAAGAGCCACAATCTCTGTATCAACAGCTATAAGATCTAATACGGTTCGCGCGTATTTAACAGGGGTGCACTTCATCTTCTGGCCGGCGTGAGAAACAACTTCGTCTTCGGAATAGCGCACGTCTACCGCTGGTTTAAAAAGTTGGAACTTGCGCTTGGCGATGGTGGCACGATTTAATCGACGCATTAGCTCCTCGGATTTACCCGAAAACATCGGCCCACAAATTACTTCTATTCTGCTCATCTTATTTATTTTTTCTCCGTATTAATTTTTTAAGTCTTCTTTCTTCAACAATTAATGGCGCGGTGGCGCCCATAAGTAAAATTGAATATTTTTTGGCGCCTTTGGCTGCGCGGGTGACAGGGAGTACATCGGTGTCTAATACAATCCCCCCATTAAAGGCATCCCCCGTAACGACGTTCAGAGGCCTCTCATTCTGCCTAAACTGCACCAGGGTACCCAGTGGGTACTTAGGGGGGGCATTCGTGGCTTCTAGGACCCTCTGAGCGTATTTGTTGGCACACATGGCGCGCCACTGCTTCTCCGAAGGGATAAAGTCGGGCTCTGATAACACGCGTTGAGCTAACTCTGTGAAATATGGCGCGCCTTCCCCAAGAGTTGCGGTATAATAGTGAGCGCAAATTATGGCGGTGTCGCGGTGTGCCGACCCGTAAGAAATATCCCAGGTAGATCGGGCTTGGATAGCTTTCGGCGAATATTCTTGTGCTATTTTTTCCCAGTGCTGCGCTTGTGGTGACGTGAGGTATCCATAGGCATCGTAAAAGGACTTCAGACTTTCGACGAAGGTGCGCTGGTATGGCTTCAGTTCTCCCAAGCTCAACACGGCCTCGAAATCAAAGCGGTTATTTTCTTCGTTTGCCTTGTCCACGAGACTTTTTCCCTCGTTTGTTATGATTTTTTCCAAATTTGTGCTTGCTCCAGTAGGAATGTTTACCTGCACCCTGCCTACTTTTTTTAGGTTTTTTTCTCAGTGACATCTTTCTTTTTTTCCTTGATTGGCTCCAGTTTAATCTTGTCCACAATGATGCGACGATTGTCCTCAAATATATATATATCATACCACAACTCAATTGAGTTGTCAAGACCCTCATATTCTCCTAGGATAAGTGCCGGCTTGCGAACTAGGTCGAGATCTACGCCCGCATGTGGGTAGTGACCTTTCCACCAACAAAACCAAACTAATTCACCCGTATTCATATCCTAAATATCACATCGCGGATATAATTTCGCGCTCGACCTCCTTTATCTACAGGGCGCTCAGAAAATATACGATAATCCACCCCGCTAATAAACACTCCGGCTTAATCATCCTCGAATTGATCGTTTGACAACGCAGGGTTCCCCCTCTAAAATTAATTGGGTAGCGCGGGCTTTGGCTTCTTTTGCCGTGCTGAATTTCTCCGGGGACAGTTCGAGTGGCTCGGGATGGTTACTCCCCCAGGTCCACAGTCGGTAACGCCACTTCCCCCTTTCCTTCACCACCTCGGCATGAGCCTCGACTTCTTTCCAAATATACCAAGCGTAGAGGATGTAATGTCCACCACTCTGCCGGCGCCATTTCATTGTATCGTGTGTAGTCCAACTCATATATCAACTGTAACAAAAAATACTCACTTTGTCAAGATCTATTTTATTATCTTGAAGGGATTCTTTTTATCTTTTTGGTTCTTTTTGGCGCCTTTGGCCTTTAAAGCCTTGGTTTCCTCGTGGTCTATCCAATCCAAAAAATCTGATACATATCTTTCTTGTTTCATGCAGTAGCGCATAAAGTTGAGTTGCATATAAACATCAAAATGTTCCTCAAAGGAGCCCGACGGGTAAACAAAGATCGGGGTCGCTAGCGCTCGCAACAAAATGGCACCTTCGCTGTTTGTCATGACTATTTTGCGCTCGTCGTCTTTGGTGTCATCACTCATCTTTTTTTGATACAATCCTTAATTTTCCGATCTGTTCTAATATCCCAGCGGCTATCCACTCTTCTTCCCCGCGGGCGGTCGGGAGGATATTCACCACATACCAGTGAACCTGAATATAAAAATCGTCCTTTACATCGGTTATAAACCCCAAGCTCGGGGACACCACATTCAGTACGGCGGGTCCCGGGATATACTCCACCACGTCCCCTACCGAATATCGCGAACTTTCCATTCATTGCAGCCTCGTTCTTGTTACTAATTAGGCTTCTCTTGCTTATAATACGCACACCGATTTAAATTCACCAGATCGCGGAGAGCCTGCTCATAAAGATCTGGTCGGCTGCGTGCCTTGTATTCTTTAACCAGTTTATACAAAAGCGCCATCGTGGTGTGGGCATTGATAAAATATTCGAACATGGTAAGTGTGCTGCGAAGAGATGCCTCCAGTAGCGACCGGGCCTCGTAACGAAATGCAACGGCAGATCTTTCGTCGACTTGCACAATGATGGTGGCCATAGCCGGCGCACTTGTACGGAGGTAGGGATAGGGGGCGCGCATGGTATCAACCTTAAATTCGCGGAGGTGTAAGATATCTAAAAAAGAATACTCGCCGGCGAAGTGGCGGTGGAGACAACCGAACAGTGCATCAACGGGGCCGAGCCCGCACCCAGAGAGGGGTACGATGCGCTGGTAGCCCTCTGCGCCTAGGCACAAGGTGCCGTTAAGCCACGTGGTTTGAGTGGAGAAGTCCTCCCTCAACGTAACCTCCCGACAGAAAGAAACCGCGGTATAAGTTTTCTCACACAGATATTTTTTAATAACCGAAGCAGTCTCTTGGCGTATAATATCTTCCGGAAGTTGTGTGAGGGTGGGGACCATTTTTAATAATTACTATGCTGTGAATCGCTGTCAAACTCTTTATATATATCGTAAGTATTGGCTGCGGTGTCCATGATAATTAGATCCTGGCGGTTCGCGACGCGGGTTCCGCTATTTAAAAATAGAGTTTCTCCGTACTCTACCTTCATAGGATGGTGCGAGTGGCCCGTCACCACAATATTGCAACCAGCGGCTTTGCCAAGCTGCGCAGCCTTTTCCTCAAACTTTCCGGCTAGCCACTCTCGGCGGAGCGCTTTTTGTTTACTCATTTCATTCATGGAGCGTGTCCAATCAAGACCCATGCGAGCGAACCAACCTCCAGTCCACACTCCAAAGGGTTCAAAGTTTCTAGTCCAAAAATCAGCAACCTCGGGGTCTAGCTGGTGACCATGAAAGAAACATATGTCTTGACCATGGTCGCTGACAATTAGATTTTCTTTAGCATTTAACAAGTCTACGGTTACTAAATCGTGGTTCCCTTGAATGAGTTCATACTTGTCGTTGTCCAATATTTTACTGGTGAATTCGGGATATGCCTGGAGAATGCTTACCAAAGTTTTGTGAGTGTTCATGGTACGGCCTCGCAGGGTTTCGAAAATATCACCCAGGAGGATGATCTTGTCGACATGACCTTCTAAATAATTCAATAAATGATATAACTTTTGTTCTGCACCCACATGTCTGTGAAATTGATCGATTTTATCTTTCTCACCTAAATGTAGATCACTTAAAACAGCGATCTGCATCTTCCTGCTTCCTCCCGTAAGGTAAATTTTTTAAGTTTAAGTGCGTAGTTTTTTACGCACCTATTCTAACTATACGAGAAAACAACAAAAATGTCAAGTTTTTTTATTTTTTTATTGACAGTTCTTTATCATAGGAGTCATTGATGATCTTAATTAATGTTTCAATGTCTCCGGAGCGGCGTAAAAGTTTAAAGGCAAGGTTCTCAACGGAATAAACGCCACGTTTCTGAAGGCCGGCCAGGCGCATCTTTTTTAGCTTGTCCTTGATGCGCGTTGCGTAGGTGCGAGCTTCTTCAAAATCCTCGCGGCGCATCATGCGTTCGGCGTCCTCTATTTGGCGGACGACGCTTTCAGCCTTCTTTACAGCATTTTCTTTATCCACCTTTACGTTGGCAATAGGGGGTTTTGTCACCCACCGATCGTGTTTGACAGAATAAATGCCGGGAGATTCGTGAGGGTCGCCTCGATTTTCAAAGTATAATTCCACTTCATAGTCGCCCAAATAAATTTGATGGTTACGGTTCCACACTGATTTTCGGGCATTTAAAAAATCGCGAACTAGATCTACGTTAGGGTCAACTTGGGAAAAATCAAAGATGATATGCAGATCAAAGTCGGAATACTTAGACCAATTATAAGCGGCCAATGAGCCCGTCAACACGATGTCGTGAATGTTAAATTTGTCTAACCCTAGTTTTTTAATAAAGTCCTGAGCAATTTGTTCTAGGCGCTCGGCTAGTTCAGGTTTAAGACGATCGTCGTCGTCCCACACATTGCGGTCCAGGTCGCTCTGCACGTCTAAAGAATCGGCGTCTAGCGTTTCAAATATTTTAGGAAATACAAACATCTTATTCTAAATATCCTCTTCGTCCAATAAAGTATATGTAAAAGAGTTTCCAAAGATGTCGGCAGCCTTATTGCACGTTACCATAAACTTGGAAAACGCAATCGTGCTCCTGAATACTTGACAGCCGGCCGAAGATCCATTAACATATTCTTTTTCGCCTGCTCGGGAGTGCCGATGAATATTAATGCCAAACATTCCTTGTTGGATACTCTCATCTTCCATTTCCAATCGTCGATCCTTGTCGTCGTCGCGATAAACTTTAACGGGGCCACCGCGTTGAACAAGGGCGACATGTCGAAAGGATCCGCCGTGTGTACCAATACGATAGGTGCTACGATACTGTCCCGGAACCAAAATGGCTGTGCCGTCTGGATTAATCGGCTTCCGCAAAATCGATGGTCCCGGGTCTGTGGTGATCTGGTAACTCTCTACAACCCACTCCTTATCTTCGTCCCGATAGATGACGAGCAGCGCATCGTCGAATTTAGTTGAATCGTGAGAGGACTTACGGATGCCCACCAAATTTAAATTGTATGATTTGTTCCCGTCAAAGAAAGCATATCCTTTCTTAGCCAAGACCTCTTTAATAACTTCCGCCGTCACGCGTGCGTAGAGTCCTTTTATAATAGCCATAATCTTATCCTTTAATTAATATAAATAGTTATTATGACTTCATTTTTCCGTTTCCGGAGGGAGATAAAACTTTTCTAATTTTCCAAATTTATTATATAAAATAAGTTCCCCTGAAGATAGCTCATGTTTCTTTTCCGGAACTTTCTTCTCCGGGGGTGCAACGCCACACCATCTCAAGTGATGAGGGGGGATGGGAACCACGGGGCTTACTCTTGTTATTTTCATCCTTCGTCTCTCTTGGCCGGTACTTTTAAAAGACCGATTCTTCTGGCTGCTTCTACTCGATGATGACCATCCAATATATAATAAAAAGGCTCATCGTCAGGATTTTTAGGAGGCATCGTGTATTCCTCTTTGTCTTTTAGACGCGCAACATTAAGTGGTTTTTGATGACACACGGTAATTGGTTCGAAGTTTCCACCCATTATCTTGGAGATTTTATCATCCACCATCTCTTCACACTCCGGACTAGGGCAATCATAATCTTTTCCATGACCCAGTTCTTCGGTGGGAATAAGTTTCTCAATGTCGACATAAAATACGGAAGGGCCTTCTTTATACTCTCGCCAATTTTCAAGTAGTTGTTTCACTTTGGTGTTTCTCCTTGATATAATTAGCTATTGGAACAGCTTCTCCATCACCATCAATGCGAACAAACTTCATTTTTGTTCGACAAACGACCTTCTCCGAGTTGTTATATGTACTATGGCGCCGTGCTTCGATGTTTAGAAGACACGATGTTCTCCCAAAATTTTCTAATTTTCCGTAAACCTTTATGATCTGACCAGGGCGTACCGGCTTAAGAAACTGAACCTTATCCATAGAGACAGTAACCATTCTTGGTGTCTCACAAAGTTGACAAGCATATGCGACTGCGGCTTCATCGAGCCACGCGAGCATCAGACCTCCAAAGAGGTTACCATGATACCCACAATCATTTTCTTTACACATATGTGTAGATATAAGTTCCATTACTGTATCTGATTAGCTAATTCTTTTGCGCGTTCAATGGTGGCTGGGATATCTTCTTCCATTATAATATAATCAGCCAAAGATTTAATTTTAGTTTCCTTTTCGATTTCATTACGAAGCTCGGCCATTCTCTTTTTGAGTTGTTCTCTATCTTCGTACTCGCCTGTTTCCAACCTGCGAGCTTGGCGATGCAGTAATTCCTCCGGAGGGGCAGTTACATAAACAGCTACCATTTTCTTGCCTAGCCTTCCTATCTCTCTATGGAGTTGGGGGATAGCCGTGTAATCAGTAATCATAATAGCGCGTGGAGAATCCTTTATCTTTTCTTTGTCTGTACCGTAAGCGTTGCCAGCGTAGGAAGCGTTAACATTCAAAAGGCGATCTTGGCCCTGTAGACTATTGAATTCATCCTGGGAGATAAACTCATACTCCCCATCTTGTTCCTCCGTTGAGCCCGGGCGCGGCGGTCTTGTAGTATAAGAAACAATCTTGTCCCACTGTTCGTCCACAAACACATCCCGCGCTACCGATTTCCCTGAAGCTGTTGGACCAAAGATAGCCACAACCGTGCCGCTCGTTTTAGATTCATTACGCCAAGCTAACCACCCGTTGTAATGGTTGTTATCCCACTCGCCCATTAGCGCTCCACTTGGTTAACCGCTTTAACTTTAATATTACTTACTTCAGGTAGCCGAGAAAGCTGCTCGATCAAGATTTCAATAAGTCTTTGTATGCTTTGCCCAGGAACACGCACCAGCTTAATGTTTACGAGATGCAGTAGTGCCCCTGGTCCCGCCGGTGTCGCCCGTCCCTGAGGGCTGCAGCGCGTTACGCCAGGGATTGCTCGGATTTTATTAAGCACGTTGTCGGTACCGGCTTCTTTTTGGTATACGACACTGGTTACTACAACAAACATGTCTAAATCTTTAGAAGCTTCGTCGAGTTGTCGCGCTATCTCTTCCATGATGAAGGCACTAGCATTAGCTTCGAGTACCCCCTCTTCATCGAGGGCACCACACTCTTCTACAATAAGCTCACGCAATCTTTTTTTAGTGATTTTCATCATATCTCTCTCATCGTGTATATTAACTAGTTCTCTTTCAATGGATAGTTAAATTAATTCCCCAGTTTCGTAAGAGTTCCCAGTCGTTAGCTACGAGGTGCCGGGCCGTTGAGCGAATTGTCTTAGTCTGTTCGTTGCTGAGGAGGTGTTGTTCTTCCCCCGTTTCTTCGTTGACGTGGGTCCCTTCTGTGTTTAACTCCTTCATAATTTTAAGAAATCTATTGGCGTTAGAAATATATTCATATAAGAGTTCTCGGAGATCTCGTTCTGAGTTGCCGCTTTTAATATCTTCTTCCACCAAGTGTTCCAATAACACCAAAGCTCTTTTTACTTCGGCAGACTGACGCACTCTCGCCTTCGGGTCAAACCAATATTTTTTGTTAGAGTTAAAACTATTGATGCTCATTTTAAATATCGTATCCAATTAAACCATGGACGTTCTTCTATATAATTCATGTCGCGCTGGTTTGTATAAGCCTCTTTTTCGAATGGATTGGAATAGTATGCCGTCTGCCTATCTCGGTAACGAATAAGACCTGCGACATAAAACACTGCGTATAAAAGCCACTGGAAGACAAAAAGCAACTCAAGCTGTTGGAAAAAGTGGATTGTTTCGTGATTCTCCAGGACCGGGTTTCGTTTGTGTTTTAAAAAGATAAAAGGTCCGAAACTAAGCGCTGTAATACCCGCGGCGAGAATATTCAATTTGGCCACTAGTCTAACGATTAAACTGTTTTGAAAAACAAAAGGGCGTAACTTTCTTATCATTTTATCTCCCCCTTTAATCGAGGATCAGACCGGGTGGGGCTTGATATATTTTTTTCTGAACTTGCTCGGGGGACCCTACTACCACCATATCGATTCCGGTTTGGCCGCGGTTTAGATATATCCGCGTAAAAGTCTGCCCCTTGCTTAATTTGGTGGGCAGTTTATCTTCAAGCAGCAAGCCCTTATAGTCCCGGTCTTCCCGCAAGCAAACTACTTGTTCGGGGTTAATGAAAACTTCTCTCAATCCGAAGCTTCGGGTTTTCTGGTTGGAATGAAATTTGGTGTCCTCAAACACTTCTACTAATGGTATAATCATCTTTCCTCCTTAATGGAAACACTAGGTGTTTGGGAATGCTCCAACATTCCCCTTCGCAAAATACCTTGTGATAAACACCGGTAATGTCCTTCTCTACTAATATACCCAGGCTAGTTGTTATGGTGGTGCGAAAACGCACTGGTACTTCCTGCTCAAAGTCAAACTGCAGCAGAGTGAGGTTGCTGGGGATAAACAACAAATCTCCGTCTCGGATGTTCTCCTTACACCTCATCGGTGGTGGTACCTTCTTCCGCAACTTCTTCAGTTGTACCCTCATCATGCTGCTTTGCCTTCGATGCAGCTTCTTCGACTTCGGCCAGTTTGGTGCGTAATTCTTCCGCCGCCACCTGTTCCATGTGGTCTAGCACACGGTGGTATCCCCGTAAGACGTGGCTCACCTCCTCATACGCACGCACCACCTTTTGAATCGTTTCAGGTACTTCCAACAAATCATCAAGAGCAAACTGTGTTTTTTCTTTGTCCCCTGTTTTAGCAAGGCGTACCGCGTAAGTGAACCGGCTCACAAGTTCCTCATGAATGACGTCGTTTAAATCATTGACTAAACTTTCTAGCCGGGCCGGGATGTCGCTGGTGTCTATGGTTTGCTGAATTGTGACTTTCATTTTTATATTTTCCTTTTATTTTAATTCAAGTACTGGATCCACATGGCAGCGCCCACCGAAACGAGGCCCCCCATGATCATCCATAAAAGTTTAGAGGAGCTATTTTTCCAACTCTCTAGTTCTCGCAAGCGCACATACAACCCTTCGTCAGGTTCGTATACTGCATCGCGGATTTGCTCTAGGTGTTGAGCCATATCATCGTGTTTTTCTCTAATGGTGTGCACGGCATCGAGAACTCGTTCTAATTTTCCGTTTAATTCAATAAGCGCTTCTTGTGGGGTTAACATGGTATTATTGTCCTATAGTATACTATATCATGTATTATATAATTAGTCAAGAAAAAAATGTTTGTTATTAACACCAGCAACCGTAAAACAAACCTACATTTATGTCTCAATAATGGCAAAGTTGGTGGTGATAAGCGTTGATGCTACAGACACCGCGTTCTGAAGAGCGCAGCGCGTTACTTTTGCGGGGTCGATTATTCCGGCCGTGACCAGATCTGTCGTTTCTCCCGTATAAAAGTCAATGCCGATCGAGCCCGCCGTATTGAGAACTTTGTCGACCACTACATCTGGAGACAACCCCGCATTAGCGGCCATTTGTTTAATGGGTTCTTTTACAGCCTCAGTAATAATCTTCACCCCGAGGCCCTGGTCCTCGTTGTCAACACGGACATCCAAGTTTGTGGCAGCCCGAAGCAGCGTGACCCCACCGCCGGCCACAACACCTTCAAGTTGAGCAGATCGGACGGCTTCTAAGGCATCTTCGATGCGATGTTTTTTTTCAATCATTTCCACTTCCGACAGACCGCCGGCTCGAATAATCGCAACCCCGCTAGCAAGGCAAGTGACTCTTTCCTGAAGTCGCTCAGCCTCGTGGAGATTATCTGTTTGGGAGATCTCCGCCTTAAGTTTTTCAATGCGCTTTTCGACCTCATCAAAGTCGCCGCGGCCCCCAACAAAAGTTGTGTCGCCCTTGGTTATTTCGACAGTCTTTATAATGCCGAGGTCCGCCAATTTAACATTGTTTAAAGTGGTGTCCGACGTGCGGGTAACAAAAGATGCCCCAATCGAAATAGCCAAATCCTCCATAATATTGCGGCGTTCTTCACCATAGCGAGGGGCTTTGATGGCCGCCACTCTCATCGTTCCGCGGATGGCGTTCATGATTAAAGCAGCCAATGCTTGCCCTTCAACGTTTTCGGCGACGATTAGAAGAGGGCGTTTTTCTCGGGAGACAAGCTCTAGGGTTGGTAAGATTTGTTCAACTGTTTCGATAGCTTCATCGGTAACTAGCACATAACAATCCTCATGTCGGATGGTGCCGCGGCGCTGATCATTAATAAACTGGGGAGATATATACCCCGAATCAACTCGAAAGCCCTCGACAAAATCTAAACTGGTCTCTACGGAACGAGCTTCCTCTACGGTGATCGATCCGTCTTTACCCACTCGGTCGACGGCTAGTGCCACTAACTTTCCGATAGTATGATCGTTATTGGCAGATATGGATGCCACATGTGCAATGTCTTCTTCGCTCGAAATAGGTTGTGAAAGCTCCTCAATGTTCGCCACGATCTCGGCGGTAGCTTTGTCCATACCGCGCTTGAGTTCAACTGGTGAAACGCCGGCTTTCAAATACTTTTGAGATTGCACCAACACCGCTCGGGCAAGTACAGTTGCTGTAGTGGTCCCATCGCCCGCATCGGTGTTGGTTTCTTCTGAGGCTTGCTTAATAACTTGGGCTCCGACGTTCTCAAATTCGTCTTCCAAATCTACAAAACGAGCAATCGTTACGCCATCTTTGGTAATGATGGGGCGTTTACCCTTTTGTTGAAGTACCACGTTCCGCCCCTTTGGGCCCAATGTCGACGCCACATTATCAGCTAACTTGTTTACACCAGATAAAATCTTATCATGTAGACTAGTGTTGTCACAATATTTCTTTGTCATTTAAACCTCGCAGTGAGTATACATTATAACATTTTAATCAAAAAAGTAAAGACTTATTTTTTTTCTTCGATCGCCTTAACAGCGCTGTCCGTTGCGTCGCGCAGGTTTTGGGCATCACTAATAGCTTGGAGGGCATGCTCTTGCCGCGTCTCCCCCTTACCCGCGCTCCCCAAGAAATAAGAGTTTACATTGTTTGTATAAGAATTTAAAAATCCATACACAGGTTTAATAGTGGCATTGAGGAGTTCGGCGTAATTGAGCCACGCTTTTTTAAGAGCTTCCGGGCCCAAAGGTAAGAAGCCAATAGGTTTAAAATTTTCTATAGCTTCTGCCTGATTACGAGTGAAAATAAACTGCTGTTGCTTTTCACCTTCGATAGCACCGTAAGCCGGTGTTTTCATTAGAGACGCGATTATCGCGTCTTTGTCTCCCGAATCAATAGCAGTCTGCAACTGTTGAACGACCGCGAACGAACCGAACAGTTTTTCAGCCTTGGTGCCTTCAAATTTCGTTTCTGAATATACGAAAGTGAAGGGAGCATACTCCTGTAATTCCTCGGGATCGCTCTCCACAATACGTCGACTTAGCTGGTTTAACATCTCACCACTGGCTCTGACCTCGTTCACTGCCGATGGCGAGTAGTGCCAGGAGGTGGCAGTAGATCCGGGTACAAAACCCTTCTTCCCCACAGTCAACTTTTTAAGAGGTGTCCCTCCATCCCATAACCGCTTCACAATCTTTTGAGCTTCTTCGGCCGAATCTGTTTTAACCGGCTCCTTGATATTAACCTCTTTTAAAAATGGATCAACAAAAACTTTAACGAAGTCTTGAAGGGTGATAGTAAATTCACCAAACTCTAGGCCGTCTGAGCCCTTAGCACTCAGGCGCCGTGCATCCAAATATATAACATGGTCATGACTTTTAAAGTGCTCTACCATATTAAAGAAAGAGCCCTTTACGTCGGTAGATGGCCCGAGCAGCTTAAGAGAATATTCTTTGTCGCCTAGGCGGACGTCCGTAATCGGCTTCCCAACGGCGCCCCCGCTAGCATCGTCGCTCTTGTCAACATCCACAATCTGAACTGACTTATCACCAAACAGACCGGCCAAGAATGCTTCAAAAATAAAACCTCCGGCAGACTCAGTAAACTCCGCAAGGAGAGCGCTTAAAATTTCAATGACCACCAACGTAGCCAGAATTTCACTAATGCCGGCTTCTTCATTAGCGCCTTCGATAATGCGATTTAGGCTAGCCAGTTTCTCTTCCAATGTGCCTCCCTCAATATTAGAGGTGAAGGCTTCAATGATTTGGCGGTCTTTGGATTCGGGCTTTCCCCAATCTTCGGTAATTTTAATGGTCGGAAGGAACTCTGTAAGATCCACCTCCTTCTCTTTTTTCGCTTCGCGGAGCGCTTGAGGGGGCCCTATTTTGATACTCTCTTCGGTGATGATTTTTAATATATCGTCAAGGCCAAAAGCGCTTGCCGGCTTTGGTGCAAAAAATTGTTCTATAAGTTTGTCTAGGCTCATGCTTTAAATAGTTAATATTACAAGTAAACTCTAAATAATTTCATCAGCAATGCCAAGCTCTATTGCTTCTTCCGCCGTGAGATATACATTCACTTTTCGGTCCATCAATTTTTTAAGATATCGCCGAGTCATATCTGTTTCTTCTACCAAGCAAGTAATGTGTTGGTCTTGGAGATATCGGATCTCATCCATTTCATTTTCCAAACTATGAAGTGATCCATGGCTAGCGCCGATGACACTGTGTATCATAATACGGCAGTTCTTCATTACCTTACGTTTTCCCTTCGTTCCGGAGGCCAGCAGCAGCACTCCGGCTGACATCACTTTACCGATGCCGATGGTGCTGATTTCACAATCCTTCCGCACCATTCGTACAGTGTCATAGATAGCAAACATCTCCGGTGCGGAGCCTCCGTAAGTTGATATCATTAATTCCAAAGGATCAAACTTGGTTAGGATTTCTGATTCAGGATCTTCCGGGTCAACGTACTCTTTATACTCCCCTAGTTTGTGCAGCATCACTAAAGAATATACAAGCTCCGCCGTGTTGTCTTCATTTACTTCGCCATGCAGAGATAGAAGACGGATTTTCGGTTTTTCCGCTTCCGCGGCCATATTCTCCAACAACAACAGTTGACTGAGATCAACATGGTCCAGTGCCTCTTTGGGTTCAGAGGCGCAGGGCGTGTCTGGTTGTTCCTCTTGTGGTTCCTCTTCTTCCATCTTACTGGAAGCGCGGCGCTTTTGTGGAGCCCCCCGGACGCTCTTCTTTCGCGACTTGGATTTGGGTTTGGGGGGGCTGGAAGTTTTATCTTTCGGCATCTATCTTCTCGCAGGTTTAATATCTTTCTTATAAATACGATCTAATTCCGCCATCGCCCCATTCCAATCTTCATATTTTAATAAAAATCTATAATGACGAGGAAAATTGGCTAGCAAGTGAGCGATTGAAGCGTTCTTCCATTTGTGGAAGGTACGTTCATCTACTTCTCGCACCACGTTGAGTTCTTCTTCAGGCAGTCCTGCTTTGTGTAGTTGTTTATATTTTAATTCTCGACCAAAACTTAGGTCGGCTGAGACTATGGACAAAGCCAAGAGTGCCTGTTGGTTTATCTTGGTGACAAAATTGGTCATATGTCCATAGGTTAGGATGGCGCTTAAGAATCGATAAGTAAATACTCCGATCAAAAACCACGCCATCTCAGTATACTGTCCAAACATAGAAGCTCCGCTTTAAGTTATACAGCCCAGTATAACACACCCTTAATTAAATGTCAAGGGAAATTAGGAATCTTTCTTCTGTGTGAGCCGTTTAAAGATGCGCTCGGTAAGCTCGTCTGCCAATTGCTCTTGCTTCTCTTCGGCGAGGCGGGCCTCCACCTTTTCCATTACTGAAGCAAAGAAAGCTGCTTGAGCATCGTCTTCCTCTAGAGAAATACCGCGGTCTTCTTTGTCCCGGTCGTCCCACTTGCCGTAGGAGTCATCTCTGCGTCCTTTCTTGGACACGCCGCGCGGCTTCTTGCCGAGGCGTGCTCCAAGGGACTCGTCTTCTTCATCATCGTATCCCTGCTTTTTTTCCTCGGGCAGTGCAAACTCATCGCCTTCTACTTCTTCATCACCAGCAAGCTCGACGGCCTCAAGGCCCTCTTCATCATCACCCATGTCCATGTCAAGATCAAGATCGTCCTCGACATCCAATTCTTCACCGGCATCACCGGCATCAATATTAAGCTCAAGCTCAGGGATGGCTTCTTCGAGTTCTGCTGCCATGGCACCAAGGCCGGCTGCTAGAGCATCTTCCACGTCGCCCACACTCAGTCCAGTTTCTTCGACTTCTACGTCTACTTCAACTTCCTCAGCGGGGGGCTCTTCGATTACCTCTTCGGCATCTACTTCAATCTCTTCCTCTTCAGGAAGGAAGGTCTCTGTAAGTGGGCCTAAAGACGCCAATTTCATGAATCGTCTAATGGTTGCTTCGTTAAGTAAGTTTTTCTTGCTCATCGTTGTGCTCCTTGTGGGTGAAAAATACTCAAAATTAAATAGTTCTTTGGTTAGTAAAAAGCGATAAAATGTGTATTTTTTATTATAATATTCCCTTCTTATATATTTTCTTTAGCAGTTTTTTTTGCGCCTTATCTTCAATTTGTTTTACCCGAACGAAGCTGATGCCTAGTCTATCCCCCACTTCCCGAAGGGTCATGCGACCATTTTTATCCACCGCTATAAGGGTGCAGTTAAGGTCGTCTTTGAAATCAATCCAGTGTTTACAATCGGTTATAGGGCATTCTATTCCCTTGTCCTTGCACAGTTCTTTGCACTCTTTCATAGGTCATCACTCTCCTCGGCAATCATATCAAAAATATTTTCAATTTCTTCATCAGAAAGTCTGAAGTCCTTTTTATTTTCTTTTGCTTTCGCATAAGTTTGTTTCAAAATCTTTTTCCTAATTTTACTTTGGTTTTTATATTTGTCAAGAAAGTTTAGAAAGTCTTCGTCTTGTTTAATATACGCGCTTACGACGGCTCTAAAAAATTCTCCCTGACGCAATTCATCTACGTGGAGTCGGATGCGTAAATCTGCATAGCGCTTATCTGTATCCTCGAAGATTATTTTCTTTTTGTCTATACCGTAATTCATCGTCTTAAAATATGAGTAGAGCTTTCAACCTGGCCCGCTGAAGATTGTTTAACAAAAGTGGCCCGAGTTTGTAACTCGGTGAGCGAGCGTGCTCCTGTATAAGAGAGCCCGCTGCGGATACCCCGCTCTAATTCCCCTAGAATGAAGGCCACCGTCCCTTTATAAGGAATTGTGGTAGCTACCCCTTCTAATGAGCTAGTTATGCCCCGCCAATCCAATTGAGCCTCTTTAGACGCCATCCCACGGTAGGCTTTATATCTCTCACCGTGCAGGTTTTCAAAGATATCTCCGGGGGCTTCATCGGTTCCCGCGAGGAGAGACCCCAACATCACGAAATCGGCTCCGGCTGCATATGCCTTAACAATGTCTCCCGAAGTTTTAAATCCCCCATCTGCAATCAGGAGGGCGTCTCGATCTGATTGAGCGCAATCCATCACGGACTGAAGCGTTGGGACACCATGGCCTGTCTGGATCCGGGTGGAACAAATCGACCCTCCGCCAACACCAACGCGCACACTATCAGCCCCCCAATCGGCTAGATCATTGAAGCCCTCTAGAGTTGCCACGTTGCCGGCCATGATGTGTACTGAGGGGTCTAGCTTTTGTTTGAGTTTTTTAAGGGCGCTCTTAACTAAAGCGTGGTGGCCATGGGCAACATCCACGCACAAGACGCGGGCTCCAGAGGCAACACAGGCAACTGCACGTTCAAGGAAATCTCCTGACACACCCACGGCGGCGCCAATCATAGGGTCGAAGTCGCCTTCATTTAGCTCTGACCCCTCGGCTATCTTCTGCCAAGCCTCTTCAACACAGCGTTGCTGTGTGTCGATACTATTGTAGCGATGAATGATCCCCAACCCACCACATAAAAACATTTCTGATGCCATCGCATCGGCAGTCACGGTGTCCATGGGGCTCGAAACCAGCGGCAATTCGAATCGGTATCCACCTAGTTCGGTGGTCAGGTTAATTTCTGCGCGGCTCTCAATATCAGAATACTGTGGGGTTAGAAGTGTATCATCGAAACATACCGTACTTCGAAGGGGCTCCGCTACATCGCCATTACTCAGGATCTTCACTCAGCACCTCACCAATCTTGTCGCGCATCTCTTGCACTATAGTTTGAGCCTTTTCCCAACACTCTGGGCAGTAAAGACGTACCAACTTTTGCTCTTCTCGTACGACGACATTCCATGATTGTACCATGGCTTTATCCGTCTTGTCAAATTTTTTCTCGCAAGAACAGCACTCTTCAGGAATATCCAAAAAGAGACCAATTTTCTCGTTGGCGTCTTTAGCCGCCTCTCGTCGTTTCTTAGCTATATTTTGTCTTTTAAGTTTGCGTGAAAGTTTGTTTCCCATGTTATTTATCCTAATAATCTTAAGTTATATTTAATAGATCGTGTGGAGAAGCCCCACTGCTCTTCCCAATTAAGTCGCCCCATATATGGTCGGTTGACATAAACCTTGTCAGTATCCTTGACACCCCAACACTTGATAGAAGTGGAAATGTTGTTAGAATCGATCACATTAAGAATCCAATAATCCTTTCCATTCTTTGTCTTACGCTTAATGATTTCGCGGGGTATAAACCACACCACCTCTAGCGCGGGATCATACTCTGAAATAGGGGGGATATAGTTTTCTTCTAGCTTTTCTTTCGTTTCTTTTTTGAGCACCAACTCCATGGGGAAGATGCCCGTTAAATCGGCCAAGTGATGAATACGTTCTTCGATGCTGAAGTTTGCCTCCTCCCGGTACATTTCTATTCCTTCCGCCAATTTTTTATTATTCTTGGGGCGATCGACCACAACGGATGACCAGAAGTGTTTCGTGCCGGTAAACCGTTCATCGATCAGAGAGGTGAGTGCACCGGCTCGACACATAACGTCTAGCGCCTTTTTGTTTAGTTTGCTATAAACAATCTCTTCGTTGAACAAGAGTTCTTCAATGTTGTCAAAAGGCCGGTGTTCCAGGATCTGGTCAATGGCTGCCGCGCCAAGGCCCTTGATAGATGTGAGGGGTTGAATGAGGGTTTTCCCGTCAAGAGAAATTTCCCAGACTGTACCCGAGGTGTTGATACTTAACTTTTCAATATTAAATCCAAAAGATTTGGCGATGTTGATAGCTCGCTCTTTGCGCTTCTCTGGCTCTTTATCCAGGAAAGCGGCCATCCACTCAGCGGGATAGTAATTAAGAAGATAGGCACACTGATAGCTAAGAATACTGTAGCTGACAGCATGGGACTTATTAAAGCCGTACCCGGAGAAGTATTCGAACTTTTGCCACAGTGCATTTGCGTTCGCTGCTGATAGTCCTTTATCAGCACAACCTTGGACAAACTTGTTATAGATCTTTTGTTTTTTCTTTTCATGATCTCCGGTACCTTTCTTGGTAAGTAATTTGCGTAAAGCATTTCCTTCATCGAGAGAAATGTTTTTTCCCAATTTGTGGGCCAGAAGAGCAATTTGTTCCTGGAAAATTAGATAGCCATACGTCTCTCCCGTGACCTCTTTAATAATAGGGTGGTCGTAGTCAATATTACCGGGGCTGTTCTTCGCCTCGACATATGTTTGATCCACCTTCGCGCTCAAGGGGCCCGGGCGATAGATAGAAGTGATAGCTGAGATATCGATGATGTTCTTCGGCTTTGCGCGGACACAAAATTCTTGGGCACCCTTTTCGCTAAACTGGAATATTCCAGCCCACTTTCCCTTGTGAAAAACATTTTTATATACGGCGTGGTCACCAAAATCTAAGACGTCTGGGTGGAGCTTCTCGTTATAATATTTCTGGACCTGTTCGAAAGTGGGGTCCTCAACGTTGTGATGTCGAACTAAAATGTGTCGGATCGCATCTTCGATCATCCGCAAAGAAGCAAGCCCCAAAATATCAAATTTAATGAAACCCAGTGGCTCCAAGTGCCGCACGTTCTGACCTTCACTCCATGGTGTTTGGCGGACACCCCCACTGTTCACCAGGGGCATCCACTTGTCCAAATCCTCTCCAATTACCACCCCGCCCGCATGCCTAGAGACTGAGCGTACTTGACCAAGGAGGGCCTCGACGTGTGTTTTAATATGGGGGTATTTATCGAGGAAGCTCTTCAAGCTATCAGAATATTCCATGACTTCTTTAAAAGTGGGTACATAGACGCCCGCCTTGATACCGTGAATATTCTTCGCAATCGGCGTAGCCTCCTGAATCATTCTTCCTGTTACTATGTTTACTTCCGAAAACGGAATGTCGTAAAACTTAGAAACGTCTTTAATAAGTGAACGCAGTTGCAGAGTATTATAATTGGAGATGGGGACCACCGTGGTGTCTCCCCATTCCTTAATCAGCATTTCTTTTAATTCCATAGGATTAGACACGTCATAGTCAATGTCGGGATAGTCTGTAGCATCGCTCCGCAAGAAACGGGAAAACAGGAGCCCATGTTTTATGGGGTCCACCTGAGTGATATTAAGAACATAGGCCACTAGTGAGCCCGCAGCGGAGCCGCGACCAGGGCCTGTAATCTGGACCGAAGAGGCTTTGGCCGCTACTGCGCGCATGGTCAAAAAGTACTTGGCGAAGCCTCGCTCCTTGATAACCCCCAATTCTGTTTTGAGGCGCGCCACGTATACGGGATCTTTGTGTAGCTCTCTTTCCTTGAGGCCGGCCCCACAACTTTCTGTTAGAGCTTGAATATCAGTCTTGCCCGCGGGCACCACAAACTGCGGGAGGCGCACCTGATCATCGGGCATAAAGTCCTCGATGCGGTCGTGGGCGATATGGTGTGTACGCATAATAGAATCTTTGATATACCGATCGTCATAATCCATCTTAACCTCGGTAGAGTATTTAAGATAAGATTCATACATCTCGTTTCCGTTCTTGGGATAAAGCTCGTAGCCAATTTCATCGACGTCATTGGGAATTTCGGCAGACATATAAGACGGGAGCCCCCCCTTCCCCAACCAACCGATGCGTTTATACAGTTCCCGATCTTTCCAGGCTTCGGGGGTAGGATAATGACTATCGGCTGTAGATATAGTTTCCACGGCCATTTCGTCACAAACCTGAATTATATATTGATTAAGGAGGTGCTGGTCTTCATTATTATTCCATTGTAGTTCCCCGTACCATCGGTCCCCGAAGATCTCTTTCATTCGTCTCGTGGTGTCTCGCATCGATTCCAAGACGGCAGCCGGTCCGTCGTCTTTATTATCCCAGTAATTTCCAGCATATATCCCACCGAGACAAGCACTAGAAGCAATAACCCCACTACTATACTCAGCAAGCAAATTATAATCCATTCTAGGATATCGATAAAAATTTCCATCTTTATAACTCTCTGAAACTAGTTTAAATATGTTATTAAGACCTGTTTGGTTCTGTGCCAATAAAATAAGATGATTTCTTTTCTTTAAGATATCTTTCACTTTTTGCTTCGAAGCGGCTTCGTCTTCGATGCTGAGCCCCATATCTTTGTCTAGTCTTTTTTTCTTTTGTTCCCTCGCCTTAGTGTATTCCTCGCGCCACTGGCCCAGGGAGGGGAGGAAATAAGCCTCCACTCCAAAGATAGGCTTAAAGTTCTGCCCATCCGCTTTTAATTGTTTAGCAAACAAAACCTGATACGGAAGACCGTTCATGTGTCCGTGGTCGGTCAGGGCGAGGCCGTCGGAACCATTCTCTAGGGCGAACTTCATATGATCTTGCGGATAGCCCAGTCCGTCGTTTAAGCTCATTCCACTATGTGCATGCAATCCTACGAAAGGTATTTTCTTAGACACTATACTTCTCCAATTATTCTATAGTCTAAGACTACCATAACTTTTGTTATAAGTCAAGTCTTTTTTTAATCAGTGGCCACTGTGTTTGGAAGTGACAAAGCTCGAATAAAAAGATCGGGGTATTCCGTACTGTCAGTGCCTCCATACTTCCAAGTGTGGGCGCTGGCGTTGCGGGCGGCGGTGCCGACGTAATAAGTGTAAGAGGTGCCGGCGGTGAGGCCCGAGATATACCAACTGTGGTTTATAATTTCAGCAGTGGCGGAGGAAGTGTCGTTTGAAGGAACTCTCACTTTCTTTTCATATTGGGTGCCGGCAGAATTGTATGTGTCGGAATCGGAAAGCCCAAGGTATACAAAATCAAAAGCAGCCGATGTATCCGAGTGACAATATCCCTGAAATTGGATTTCAACCTTTCCACTGGCTGGGGCAGTAAACGTAACGACCCAACGGTTGGTCGGCACCACCATGCTGGTTGTTATGTCGTAGTCTGCATTGGTTGCTGCTCCCCCGTTGTCAAGGATTGAAATTCCTAAAATAAGGCCGCCCATTTCATATATATCGAGGGGGTTCTTGGGGGTGCTTGTGCCAATGCCAATGACGTCATTGCCAGCATCGACAAATAACATATGATCGTTATTGTCGGATTCTACTCTGAAATCGTTAGAAGCATGACCATATTGGTTTAAGATAACACCAGAAGCACCAACCCTGATAGCCTCTTCGTTGGTACTTTTGATGATAGTCGTAAATGAGGTGGCGCCCTTATTTATATAAAGAGTGTTGGTCCCGGCATTTAGAAATAATGCTTCGTCCTCGCCATCACTTTCTATTCTGAAGTCATTTGCTGCGGCACCATCTTCATTTAAAACAACTCCAGCGTAGTCTACTGTTATGGCTTCGCCATTTGAGCTATGAATCTTTGTTTTAAAAGCTGACTCACCGTGGTTTATGTGAAAAACCTCATTACCGGCATTTAGATAAAGGGCTAGAGACTCGTCGGGAGACCTTACTATGAAATCTACGTCGTCGCCACTGTCGTTGCAGATAAGTTGGCACTGAGAGGCAGAAGTGAAGCTGATGAAATTTACGGCTCCGGCTTTAATGGTGATATCATCAGATTGAAATCTAATGAATGTGTCATCATCACCTTTATGGTAAATATATTCACTAAGCCCAATATCGCCAGCAACATCTAGTTCATAAGCGGGAGTGCCTACTCCATTAATTCCCAGCCTGTTTGTAGATGCATCAAAGTTCATTCCGGGGTTTCCTGCATTGGAGCCGTTACCCTTAACAACAAAGTCGACATTGTTGGCTCCATCATTAATAGTAACTTCATGAGGAGCAGAGCCTTTTTTCTCAAGAGTAATTAATGCTAGATTACCTGCTTTAAAAACTATTTTATCATCAGTGAGACTAACGAGCGTGTCGGTATCTCCATTATGATAAATGTATTGATCAACACCAATGTCTCCAGCAACGTGCATGGTGTAAGCCGGAGAATCTGTTGCAATGCCGATCCGGTTGTTGCCCGAGTCCACAAAAAGCATGTGGGTTTGACCGTCCGATTCAATACGGAAGTCCACGTCTTTACTCTCTTCGTTAAAAGTGGCGGAACCTGACACTGCCAGCGATCCCGAAATTTCTGCTCCGTCTCCATATTTTGAACCTGCCATTAGTTTTCCTCCGTTGCCATTCTTTTTAATCTTTTACGTTTCAAAATAAAATTAGAAACGGGAATTAAATTTTTACACTGTTGCGAACCAATATAAATAGAATAAAGATCCCAATTGTCTATCTTATTATACCAGGACACCTCTAGTCTTTCATGTCCTGAGGTGTCAAGAAGGGAAAACAGTTCTTTTAATTCTATCTTCTGTACTCCTTTACCTAGCGCGCTATATTGTTCTTTGAAACTATCGCGCAGGTGAAAATAATCCTCTGCGTCGAAGGTGAAGCCCAGATATTCCCCACCCACGATAGAAAGGCCCTCAAAGGACACAAATACTTTATTGGGCCCGGAGATAACGCGCCTGTGGTCACGTAGGGCGGAGGGGTCATATACCCCCCAGGGAAGCGCCGTATAATAGCGATCAGGGACGACCCATTTACTTACTTTTTTAGATACCATATAAGCGGAGTTGGCTCCATAGAGTATGCTCCACGCAATAGAATCTCTTTTAAAACGATCTTTGGGGTGAATGGAAACATAAAAAATAGGTATTTCTTTTTTAAACTCTCCGGGGTGGCGCTTAAAAGAATTGGTGGCGAACACGGGATCTAAAATAAAATCACCTAATCTTTTTTTAACCAAAGGCTGTGTGTCTTCATTACAAACGATCCAAATAGTTTCACACCCGGCATATGCGCATTCAAGCACTGCGCGTTCAATCGCCAAATAACCCTTCCCAATGGGCATCAAGGCGTCCTCCCACGGAAAATCAAAATCCAAAGGCTGACCAGCAATAGGGACTATACCCGCCAGATGAAAGGAATTAAAGTTATTTTCTCCGCTGTGCATTAATCAGTTTTAAAGCTTTATATTGATATGACTTCGGATCCGGCTTAAAGTTATTAATAATAAAGGTGGGATCCAAACCCACAAAGCTCACATTGGGGGCGTCATGGCGGGGGCACATCGCTGTTTTGGTGATCCGTCGATATGATGTGTCGAGCTTAATGCCGTGGTACCGATATTCGTCGGGGTTGTTGGGGGCGTGGCCATTCCGGGGACCCTTTATCCCCGCTTCTTCCATGAGAGATTTAATTTTAAATTTGACCATGGTGTCCGAATAATCAAATGCTATGAGTTGACTGTTCGTCATGTAGGAGCGGCAGATGATATCTTTATCTCGGTTTGGTCGTTTAGACTTCATAAAATAAATATCCTTTACAAAATCATCTTCCGTCGGGATGAGATCTAGACTAATAGGGCCGCATGCCGACACATTAATATAGTCTATAACCTCAAATCGGTCACCAAACTTTTGAGGAGGGTCGAGCCCCCGGACATCAGTATCATTAAATATGTATATCTTCTTGAATGTCGACGCCTTTAAGGCGTTCTGTAGGGTTAGGGTCCACAACTTTGATTGGTCCGCGTCGAGGCGTATGCTTAGGATGCGATCAGAGCCCAACACGAGGCCTGCGGATCCGAGGGCGAACATTATATTCGACCACACCTTTTCTTTCGAGATGCCCACCGTGATGGGATCGTTCGGAGTTGTCAGCACCGTCTCCGTGGGATCAAAGAAAATTTTACTCAGATCTGCATCTGCCGCGAAATGGTCAAAAGCTAAGGGTCTTTCTGCTCGGAGGGATACCAAGGGGATAGACTTGAAAAAAGAAAAAAGGGCCGCGTTGAGCCCACTTCCAATTATAATTTCATCGTAATGATCGTTAATTTTATTCATAACACCCGGGTATATAAGGCCGTTCTTTGTGTTCTCGCCGGGCTCGCCGGGTGCCACGTTTAAGCTTGCGTGTTATACTGAGTACGCGATCTGCGTATCGGTGACCCTTGTGTCGTTTGCGTCCGGGCGTGCATCGGGCGGGGCCCGCATTATATGCACACAGCGCTCGCCTATAATTGCCTCTATATCTCTTCACATAGAAAGCCAAGATGGCGGTCCCCCGCTCTATAGACGTCAAAGGCTCCTGAAGTTCTTTACAGCTTAGCCGTTTGCCAAACCTATTCCGATAGCCTCCCGAAAAACGAGGAAGTACCTGGGTTAAACCACACGCCCCTGACCGACTCACAGCTTCAGGGGTCCAGCGGCTCTCGACGTGAATAAGCGACGTCATCACAAAGGGGTCGACCTGTTCTATTTCGGCCATATCCACCACATAATACATGTGTTCGCATGCGATATCGGCATTAGGGAAGACGAGGTTGACAAAGGCTATACAAAGAAAATCGGCTAACATCATCTCAGTACCTCGTTAGAACCCCTAAAATATAGTTTTCCAAGACAAGGCACGTTTTTTGATCGGCGATTTCTAGCTCCTGAAGCATGTGAGTTTCCACCAAAACTGTGTCACCCTTAGATACCGCAATTGTACAATCGGGCGCTACGTCATGGATCCGGACGTAAGAGTGGGGAGAATCTACGGGCCGATAATCATCGGGGAGTAATATTGTACTAGACACGCTAGTGTCAGGTGTCGGTTCTACAATTTTTTCGACAACCAGGTGTCGATTTCTGGGGCTTAATTTCATCTTTTCTCCGTTTAAATTAGGTCGGCTGTTGAAGGCGCCGCTGCGCTGGGCTGTTGTTAAGGCGTTTACCCACACTTAGAATATCCGCAACCTACGCAAGTGACACAGCCATCTTGATAAACAAGATCGGGTTCTTGGCAACAGGTCGTTGAAAAATCGGTAGATTCTACCTTTTCTCCATTTTGAATATAGTTTTTAAGAATGCGAGACACACACCTCGCAAAGCTGAACATGTTACTATCCTTGTCTTTTTGTAATTGTTCTACGAGAAAGCTGGGCTTTGCGCCATGGCGCAGTGCTAAAGAAAACATTCGAGTAAAAGAAGAGTTGTCGGGGTTATCAAATATTTTAACGATATCTCGAACCACCATGGCATCTCCATTTTTGCCTACTTCTAAATCATAGCGGTTGTTCTTCGTTTTAAATTTAACCTTGGTAAGCAGCCCCTTGGTCAGGCTTTTGGGAATTTCAATCAAGTTGGAGAGACCCCCCATTACTTCATATGGTTTCCCGTCCAACAAGCCGACCAGAATAGTCCACTTTTCCCCTTTAATGGTGGTGTGGTGAATATCACAATCCAGTACCTCGGGCCTAGGGAATGCCTTTGAAGCAGAGAACTGTTCTTTGGCGGCCTGGGTACTCTCCGCTACCAATACGCCCGATCTCGACCCATCCACATAGACAGTTACCCCTTTAAGCCCCATTTTCCACGCTAGGCGGTAGAGGCTCGAAACCGTATCGGGGGATGTTCCCGCGGGCAGGTTTATAGTAGAACTAATAGAATGATCTACGTTCTTTTGAATGGCCGCCTGCAATGCGATGCGGCGAGACCAGTCAATCTTATCGCTTGTTACAAAAAAGTCTGGTAATACAGCATCGGGGGCTTTTTGGAGTGTCCGCCACTCCTGCACATTGTGGTGTAGAACTTCGTACTCGGCCCATTTATCTCCCATTTCATCCACGAAATCAGGCCTTACGTTATTCTCATTGTGTGACAATTTGCGCCGGCGCTTATAAGAGTTGCGGAAAACCGGTTCGAGACCCGAACTTGTCTGAGACAAAATGGATACTGAGCCCGTGGGTGCGTTAGTTAGAATAGATATATTGCGGCGGCCGTGTTGGGCGAGGAGGGTTTTAATATCCTCCGGGAGGCGCTGAATATACTTGTTATCCTTCTCTAGTTCCCAATCAAACGCCGGGAAGGCCCCTCGTTCTGTGGCCAAACTAATACTCTCTGCATACGCACTGTTGCGTAAGGTGCTATAAACTTGTTCCACCAACGACACAGCTTCTTCAGAATCATATGGCAGCTTCATTCTAGCTAAGGCGTCAGCTAGACCATGGGTGCCCAAGCCGGTTCGCCTTCCCTTTTGGCACACCTCTCGCATTTTGGACCACATCTTTTTCTCATCGTCTGTGTCGCATACGGAAATAATATTTTCTAACTTTTCTAACTCTAATTCCACGAGGTCATCAGAAAGGCGCATGGCCACACTGGCAATGTTCGTAAAGTGCTCAAAGTCAAAATTCGCTTCCTCCGAAAATGCATTCTTTACAAAATGTTTCAAGTTAATAGAAATCAGTCTGCAACTATCATATGGCGATAAGGGGACCTCCCCACAAGGGTTGGTGGTTACAGTTTCGAAGCCGACGGAGGAATAAGAGTGAGCGGGTAAATTATTAATAATATTGTCCCACATCATCAGCCCGGGTTCCGCTGTCTTAGTGGCAGAGTCTGTGATGACGTCCCACAACTCCCGAGCTTTAATTTTTTTAGTAAAAGTTGGTTTTTTCGAATCGATGGGAAAACGCAACTCAAAGGTGCCACCTTTCTCCACAGCTTCCATAAAATCGTCACTTATTTTTACCGAAACATTCGCGCCCGTCACCTTAGTTAGATTATGTTTCATTGTTACGAACTGTTCAATATCTGGGTGGCGTACGTCCATGGTAATCATCAGGGCGCCTCTACGGCCGTTTTGGCCGATCATACGGCAGACGTAAGAATAAAAGTCCGCGAAAGACCATGCGCCGGTGGTGGTGCCGGCAGAATTATTCACCGAGGCTCCGTCGGGCCGGAGGTGGGATAGATCAACCCCCACTCCACAGCGGCGCTTAAAAAGATTGGCCAACTCTTTACCGCTATCCATGATAGAAGAAAGACTGTCACTTGGTGGTTTTACGACCACGCAGTTGGATAAAGAAACGTTGACATTGTTATTGCCGATGCCCATCATTGGAGACCCTTGAGGCACCACATACTTAAAGTCTTTTAGTACCTGATAGATAGATTCTTCCGAGAGCGCACGTGGGCCGCCAAATTTGGTTTCCATCCGGGCAAATTCTTGTGCTAGGCGTCGATGCATATCATCGGGTGTTGCTTCTAAAAAGTCACCATCCGAGTCGGTTAATGCGTATTTGGTTACCCATACGTTGGCGGCGAGATCATCGCCCTTGAAATATTCAAGTGTTTCTTTCTGAACTTGCTTTCTTTTAGCCATTATTTAATATTCCTTTGCCATTATACTTTTTATATTTCTTCTCTAGTTCTGTTTTATAGTCCTTTGCTGATTTTACCACATATTCTGAGGGAGTTTCATCTAAATGTCGATGAACTTCAATAAAAACATTACTTGTCCTCATCGTCATCGGAAATACGATGCCATCGGGACCATTTCTATTTTTTGCCACAAATATGCGGCCGCCATCTGTTCTTTTGTCATCAACAGTACGCGACACAGTATAAATGAAATCTGCAACGAAACATTTATTAAAGGCTTCCGATACAGATTCCATTGTGATGATCTCGGCATTTAAGCCGCTTCGATTAGTTTGAGATGCCGTCCAGCACACGCACGTATATTCTTGGGCGATGGCGCGGAGGTCTTCATAGATTGTTTCGAGGTCATGCCTTTTTTCTTTATAGGCTACCGCGGGCTTTAATAGATCGGCATAATCCACAATAATCATTGCTGGCTTTATATTCCGTTGATAGAGTTTTTCAAGGTGATTGCGGATGGTATTCGGTGATGCCGACTTTGTGGGATATTCTTTGATGATTAATTTACCTTTTATATCCTTAATCTGTTCATAAATATCATCTTTACAATTATATGACTGTGATAATGGTATTTTTGTTATACAACTATCATATCGACCCGCGATAGTCGTGCTTGCAAGTTCCAAAGTATAGTGCACAACAGTAAGACCTTTCATCAAAGCCTGAGTGCCTAAGTGCACAAGGTGCATGCTTTTTCCGGCCCCCGTTGCCGCAATCACAACCCCCAGTTCGCTACGTCCCATTCCGCCGCGGCAGATTTCATCGATGTGGGGCCATCCTAGAGTGATGGGGTTGCGGGTTTTAAGTTTGAATCTCTCTTCGAAGTCTTCGATATAATCATACCCGAAATCGTTCTCCGCCCCAAGTTTAAGGGCATCATTAATAATCTTGGAGATTTCATCAAAAGAAGAAGTTTGAATCAGACGGGCTGACTTAATCATCGCTTCCTTGAGCTTTTGTTTTCGACAAAAGTCTAGCGATGTCTGCTTAATATATTCTTCGTCTTCGGGATTTTCCTCGGAAGACATCACTCGCACAAAGAAATCGCGTGTAGTTTTCTGAGTAGCGCTGTCTTCCTCGTCTAACTCGGCCCGTAAAATAGCAATCATGGCATCACTAGAAGGGTGGATTTTGTACTGAGCCTTGTACTCTAGGATCTTGCGTACAAAGACCCTTAAATGTTTAAGCTCTAGAAAATCTATATCTAAGACTTCCATTATCTGATCACAATAAATACGATCTTTTAGGATCAGTTCACACAACTTTTCCTGGAAGTTTTTACCAAATTTGGCGAAACCAACTTTATTGTTTTCCATTTTTACCAGCACTCTACATCAGTGGTTTCCCACCAACATCCACTCATATCATCAAAGCGGCACCACGTTTCTTCGCAGAACCAACCGTCATAATCATAAAAGGACCACGTACAACACAAATCCGGATAACAATAATCAGGATTACCCAAGAGAAAACTAATTTCCTCTTCGTTTTCACATAGGGGTTCAATTAAATAAGGGCCCCCTGGTCCAGGGAGAGTTGTGTCCGGTAACAGACATCCTCCGAGCAGCAGCGCCATGGCGGCCAACATTAATTTCTTTTTTTTCATAATCTTCCTCTTAAAGTATGCTCTCTGGGAGTTGAACCCAGGACTACTCGCTTATAAGACGAGCGCTCTAACCACTGAGCTAAGAGCATATTATAAGTTTCACTATACTATATTTTTAGGATTCTGTCAAGTCATAGTTGCATGCAACTATGTGGACCGCGTTTGAATCTGCTTCAGTCATTCTATCCCTATATTGTACCGCATAACGATAACCATATTCGCATTTAATAAAATCTCCGTAGAGTTCTTCTGTGAATTCGTCTTTATTAATGATAATCATGACCTTAGCGTCGGTGGTTCTAAACCATTCTGCTAGTTCACGATGTTCTTTATCATGAAATGCTCCCGCGGGATGGTAATCCGTAAATACTCGCGTATAGGGAGGATCCAAGAATACAAAGTCGTCAGACGTCGCTTGCGCAACACTATCTTTCCAATGCCCGAGATCGATGCGGGTATTCTCAAACACTTTTTTTATGTCATCGATATCCTGCTCAACCCCCTTAAAGCTTTTATACCACCCATAGGGGATATTAAACTTACCGTTCGAACTAAACCGCAACATCCCAGAAAATGAAAGTTGTCGCATCAAGTAAAACTTTATTGCGCGCATGAAATCACTAGTAAAGTTAGTGTTCCTGTAATAATAGTAATAGCGATCAGCCAGCTTGTACCACTCCGCATTCATTTCTCGCTTGGTTTCTTTAAGCTCGACCTTCTTACGTTTCAGATCGTCTGCACTTGTCGCGCTATTTGCCGCTAGTTGTTCAACTTCGGCCTTCAGAGCCGTCACTTTCGCTTCAAGCTCGGGGTCTTTTTCGATTTCTTTAACGGCTGCACCATACTCCTTACTAAGACGGTTAATCTCTGAGACCAAATCCTCAGGGCTTTCTTCTAAAACCCTATAGAAGTTAATCAACTCTTCATAATTGTCATTGATAACTGCCTTTTCCGGTTGAAGACATAGCCACACGGCTCCGCCGCCAATGAACGGCTCATAGAAAGTATCGTAACTTTCAGGGAGATGGTCTTCTACAACTTTAAGCTCTTTTCTCTTCCCTCCGGAAAATTTAAAGAATGGTTTCATTTTCTTCCTCATATTTTTCAATTATTCGCTTAGCCAGAGTCAAGTAAGCATGCTCGTTAATTGGGCGCTGGTCTTCCCGGCTTTTGTTGAGTGCGTCGAAATCCACCTCCACCAGATCAGCGAACTCCCTCCCCGTCATCAGGTGGCGAGAAGCCCTCTTATCTTTAAAGCTGGCATTCTCCAAATCCTCAGTATTCCACAGTACGATGAGGCCTTTCACCTTTTTGTTCGTCTGTTGCTGGAGGAAGGCTGTGATCATTTCTAGTTTGTCTATCTCTCCAGTGGACTTCTTAGTATCGAAGTTGTTGCCATCTTTTAATTCGACGACGCAGACGGAATCTCGTGTTACAACTATAAAATCTGGGTTCACAGACTTCTCTAATCCGGGAACATCCTTTTCCTTCAGCGTCGTTTTATAATATAAACAGGGGGCTTCTTCAAAATCAATATCTGCATATGCTCGCTTTAAGAGGCCCGGGAGACCGGATCCAAGAAAGACCAGTTCCTCAAGCTCGTTCCCGTTACGGATCACTGTGGACTGTGTTTGTTGACATACTCTCGCAAGGGGGAGATTGCCATAAGTTCGGTAATAGCCGCTGCTCTCAATCTCTTCATCAGTTTTTGGTTTAGCATCTTCTAAAAGTGCCATTTTGCTCTCCTATGCATAACTTAAAAGGGGAGTGGTTTTACCCACCCCCCTATAGTACCAGAATGAAATTAATTTGTCAAGGACTTTTAACAATTTTGATATACAAGGTGCTGACTGATCTGCCACAAAGACGACCAGTCAAAGACTCCGAAGCCGTCGTCGTTCATCATTTTGATCACCTCCGTCTTACTATAGGAACAATCAAAATTGAAAAGGGCTTCGCGAATATTACTCTTGGCGCTGATTGGTAAGTTGGGTGCATATAATTGCATAATTTTATAGTTGTCTCTTACAACATCGATGTTCTCTAAAATGCTCGTGTACAATTTTAGGCGTGAATCCGAGTTGTCGTTGCAAACTTCTATAAGATCATCGATTGTAATAGACGCACTCTCACCAAAAAAATTCATTTTTTTAGCTAAAGTCTTGAGGCCGACACCGGGCACGCCAGGAAGATTATCACTCTTATCTCCAGCTATGGCCCGGGCCAATGCAAAATTGGTAGGGTGGATCCTGTGGCGTTCGATTATAACGTTCTTGTTAAGAACCTCTTTTTGTACGGGGCGAAAAAGAACCGTGGTATTGTCACACAACTGATAAAAGTCTTTGTCACTGGATACAATGATCTTCTGATACTCTCGCAAGTTAGGTTCTTGTACAATGTGGGCGATTACGTCGTCGGCTTCAATGCCGGGAATCATAATCTGGATGATGGGGAGGTTGTTAATATATTCCACGGCGCGGGTTTGTTGCCAGATTTTATTCTCCAGTTCTTGGTTCTCGTCTAAAAGGCCCTGAATGCCCCTATTTAAGCGAATAGGGCTCCGACCCTCCTTGTAGTCCTTATTGACGATTCTTTTGCGCTTAGAGCCTCCTGGGCCGTCCCACACCACCACCACTTGATCGGGCTTAGTCTCGCGCATTAACTTCTGGAGGATTTTAAGAAATCCTTTAGTGCCGCCAATTGGCTGGCCGTTCGAAGATAATGAGGGGTCTACAATATATGCCCTGAAGTACATGTTCAGGGCATCAATTACTAGGTATCTCTTTTGTTTCTTCAATGAATTGCTTTATTTTGGGTAATATGGCCTTTATAAAGGCCTTGTAGGTTAGAGGGGTGTCGTTCTCATCGTAAGTCTTTAATTCAATATTCCAGGAATAGTAAAACTGTTTTCCATCAATCAATAAAGACTGTTGTCGCCCATGGGCATCGATGTGAGTATAACATAGTTGAAAGGCCACGCCGGGGAAACGGGAAAGAAGTTTCTTTTGGAAAGCTTCTTCCATTATTGTTTTTCTCTGGTACCAGCCACATAATCAGTTAGAGGAAATAAAACGCACCAGTTAGCATCCTGATTGCGACCCATATGATGATCCCAATGCCATCGCATATGCTTCTTACCCCAAGCGGGGTTCAGGTGTGAATACTTGTGCAGATAATAATACATCATACCATAAATAGCCATCGATGTCAAGATAATTGGTTGAGACCACAGAATAGGCACGTGAATCAGGAATAGCGTGGCGATGCCCACCGCCTCAAAATTGTAGAAGCCCTGCAAATATGTTAAATCAAATCCGTTAGTTTTGCGCGCATTCGCGTGGTGGTCGTGCCAGTGAAAACTCCAGATACTATTTTTATTTTTTCCTAGGCCATGGAGCAAATATTTATGAATGAGCCATTCGTACATGTTAGTAAGAAGAATTCCCACCACTATTTTTAGAAGCACCATCATTTTAAGAATATAGACCAGTCAGGGTGCCGGGTATTGGAAGGAAAAAGGCCATAATATATATCATATCGTGGTGCTCTCGGCACTGTTATTAAAGACATCGATGTGTCGGAAAGTAGATGATTATTTTTTTTATTATTGCAAGTGTAGCATGCACAGACACAATTTTCAAACGTGCTTTCCCCCCCGCGAGAAACTGGTATAATATGGTCGATGGTAAGTTGGGTGCGATCTGAACGCTTGCCACAATACTGACATCTAAAATTATCTCTTTTTTTAATAATCTTCTTAGAAAATTTTACTTTGCCGCGATAATACTTAACATGCGTTTTTAACCGCAGCGTGGAAGGTAGCGCAATTGCCCGGGTACAAGACCTAATGTTAATCCCCTCCCACTGAGAGACTACATCTACTTTTTCTCGGTGCATTAGCTTAAGGCCTCTCTGCCATGTTACAAATCGTAAAGGGCGATAATCAGAATTGAGAAGAAGTATTTTTTGATCGACCGCCATCTACTATAACTATGCACTCGCTGCATTATCGGTGGCGGCGGTGGCGTCTAGGGCGGCGCTGGTGGCGCCGTTGTTGGCGGTTGGGGCGCTGGTGGGGTCGGTAATGTGGGCGCTGGTAGTTATATCGATAACTGTGGCCACGGTAAGAGCGCCTATAGGTGCTGTAAGGGGTGTAGTCATAGTGGCACGACTGATCGTGATACTCTACTGTAGAAGAATCGTACGTGTGGCGGCGTGCGCGGTCACATCGTTCTACGCGGTATTCCCACGCATCATAGCGATAATCGTACTCCCACACCTTGCAATAATCGACACAAATTAGTTGAGCATTAGCTTGTGACGTTGCAAAAGTAAAGAGGAGAAAGGCTGTGAGGAAGTGAAAGACACACCTCATTTGCTTTCCTCAGACTCAATGTCATAAAAGTCGGCGGCGGTACCTTCGCGCTTATCAAACTTCAGAATAACCTCTTCGTCCATGATGTTTAACACACGTTTCCGGAAGGCTTCTTCTTGGATTTTTTCTTTCCACCTCGAAGGCTGGAATTTTATCTCCGTTCCGTCTCCCATCGCCATTGTATACCAAGATCCCGCACTTTTTAGATGTTTGGACCCACGAATGGCCTCAAACCAGCTTTCTTCGTCCTGGATGCCAATATCGTCACCCCATAGAATTTTAAAAGTACATTGGCGGCCCTGAGTTCCAAAACGGCTCTTCTTAAGAGTGGCCTTAACTTCTGAACCTACCCTAAACCCGCGGTCGTCCGTGATAAACGATGCTTTCGCTTTTCTACCTGTTAGCCAGATCCGAAGGGAATAAGCATAAATCATTGCTTTGCCTCCGGGTGTCATATATGGTTCGACCATCGCTTCCGATGGGCTTCGGGTAATATTTGTCTTTAATTGATTTAAGACCAGGAATGTGGATTTGCTATTTGCGATCGGAACAGTAAGTTTACTCATACCTTTCGCCAGAATACGGGCTTTCACGGCCATCGAAGAGAGGGGATTAAAGTCTCCTTCAACATCGCTAATGGCGGGTGTGAGAGCCAGACTGTCCCAAATAAAAAGCATCTGAGTGTCATTGCTGCCCAGTAAATCCTCAATGGTCTCCAGAACGAACTCAACGCTCTGCGCTTGCACATATAACATTCGGGCGACGTCGCAGCCTGCACGTTCTAAGAAAGTGGGGTCGATCGCCGATTCCGAATCAAAATAAATTACATCAATGCCCATTTTTTGAGCATTAGCGGCAACTTGAGCGGCCATATAACTTTTTCCGGAAGCTTCGAGGCCGGCGATTTCCACCACTTTACCTACCGGAATGCCCGAGAGCCTGCCACGAGAAACAATTGAATCTAGCCATCTTGACCCCGTGGGAATCCACTCTGTTACGGCCGTCGGGTTTTCTTCAGTTAAATCATGGGCAAGTAAGACACCTGCTTTTTTATTAATCATTGTGCGCATATCATCGATTGATAGACGCCCTGCTTTATCTTTCTTCTTTGCCATAATTTTTCCTCAGATGTGTATAAGTTGAGGCATCTGTAAACCCATGCCTCCCTGCGGTTTGAGGGCGGGAATTAACTTCCCGCAAGATCCTGGAAGGCAGCCTCGACATCGGAAACTTCAGTCCCCGCGTTGGTGGTCGTCCCGTACTTCTGGGTTTCGTTCGAGCGGCTTTCGGCACTTTGATTACCGGAAAGGAACTCGTCCAAAATTACTTCCACCTCGGCGGGTGTCTTACGCTCGAACAAGGAATTAAACTCTGGAATGTTTTCCAAAAGTTCCTTGCATCGATCTGGACCATCATCGCACAAGACAGAGGTTTGGCGACGCGGAGTGATGGTAGTCTGAGGGAACTGTGCCCCTGCTGGCTTACCATACTTAATCACTAGATCAGTACCCGTCTCGGTATCGGTGATATCACCATATTCCGGGTTGAGTACCAGATTCAGCAACTCCTCATAGGCCATTCTACCGTATCCCCAGATACGGATGCCTAGATGCTCCTCTCCACGCACTAGAACCGGGGAAAAGAAGCGCTGGCGAGGTAACAGGCTTTTAGCGAGCTTAACGCTATCATCTGTACCTTCGTCAAATAGCTCTCGAACAAAAGCGCTCAGAGCATCTTCTTCACCAAAGTTCTTCTTTGGGCTAAGAAAGGGAGGCGTATTGCCTACGTTATAGTGAAACCAGAAGTCGCGGAATGGGTCGCCGTCGGCATTAGTCACAATGCGTACGACGCTTTCGCCATCCTTCGGTTTCCAGAAGACCTGGGAGTTATTTCCTCCCCTGCTCTGAAGGGTTGTCAAGCGATGCTTGATCTTTTCCATATTAATAGCCATATAATTCTCCTTACAAGTTAAGCTATAGTCAGAGTGACAAATCTTTCACTCTGCTGATTTAAAGTTACTCCTACTATACCAAATTAAATCAGTTTTGTCAAGTAAAAAATTAATCTGATACCAGATTATTTATTTTTTGTCGCTGAATTGTAGGGGTACTATAAACGACATAGATATAGTCGTCTTCGTAATTCGTGGAAAATACACCATAACTTGTCTTTAGTTCCTCTGTGCCTGTGTCTTTTACTTGAGACTTCAAGCGCGCAAATAATTTGCCGTCGCTCTCGAGTCTTTTTTTATTAATAGCATAATAATAACGTAAATCGCGGGGTTTGTAGAGAGAAAAGAAGGTTTTGGTTTCTTTTGCCTTTTCATCAAAGAAACCAAAAGTGGAGATACGGTGTGTTTCGTAGGGATCTCCAAAGGTGTCGGTAACGGGGTCGATGTGGTTGTAAACATTTAACATGTGAAAAGTAGAGACAATCATTTCATTAAGCCGCTGAAAATACCCGATGACGGGTACCTCACCTATAATGTCTTCCACGGACGTGTTATCCACAAGCCATAAACGTTCGAGCGTAGCCGAACGAGCGTACTCCTGCAAAATATTAAAAACCAGCCACTCTTGCATTCGACGGCGCTCGGGAAGTAATTTTACATCTGGACGGATGTACATAACACTCACGCGGCAGTGCCTTAAATGTTGTAACGTTTGAAGAAGACATCCTGAGATATCTCCGGATCCGCCGACCACAAACAGTACTTCTCCGGTACAGTTCTTGAAGAAGCTCTTCAAGCTTGGACACTTCTTTTCATAGCGCTCGGGATTGCACTGCCATGGCATGTCGTATATGCCGTTCTTTTTCAAGCCAGTTAAGCCAACATCAATTTTATAAATGTTGTATTGTTTGTATTTTGCAAAACCATCCGCAATATTACAACCCGCTGCTCCTAGCCCGACAACAATATCCATCTTATTTCCTCGGGCGTGTGTTTACACATTCCAAAATTATGCGATTGTTGAAGGCACCGCGGGCTTCTCTTTTAGCCAGCATCACCTTTTCTAATTCGTCTATATCGATTTTCATGGCGTCAAGCAGTGCACCGAAGACCTCCGCAATATCGGCCATCTCTTCAATAGAGGGATCTTCTAAGAATTCTTGGGCTTCCTCTACCAACTTCTCTTGGAGCTTTTGCTGGTATTGTTTCTTGGTTGCCACACGGGTGTAAAACTCTTTGCCCGCTTCCGACATAATCTGTGGGATTTTATCGCGGACCAACTTATCATATACTATAATACTTCTTGACTTCATAGGCTTAACTCTTGCATCTCTCCATAATTTTTACCGGCTGACAAGTTTACTTTAAACTTGCCTAAATCGGTATCTCCGAAGGTTTCTTTAATGAGGGGTACTAAATGTTTGTCGTCACTATGCAAATCAATAACCAAACTGTCGTGCACGCAAAAAGCAATATGTGATTGTTTTGTCTTCAGCAGTTCGTTGACTGCCACCATTCGACGCAAAAACAAATCACTAGTTGTGCTTTGAATTATATAGTTAACGGCGTGGTGATCGTCGGATTCAATTTCTCTTCCAAATTCCGTGCGCACCATCTCGCCGTCCCAATATTGTTTTTTAATTTTATCTCGATCATAAAATTTTGTCGCCGGGCTTTCTGCCGCAGGATTGTATAACCAAGCAAAAATATTCTTTTTGGCCTCATCGCGGCTCATATCCGTTTTAAAGACATGTTTGATGTTCCACTCATGAATGTCCTCTTTCGGCTGTTCATTGCCAGCTAGGGCTAAAAGCGTGCGAATTTCGGCCGAATTAAAGTCTAACTCTAAAAACCACTCATTGGTCGGCCTTACGATACCTCGATATTCTTTAGGCATCGTCAATGCCGGAAAACTCCCTCTCTTGGTAGTGAGGCGCCCAGTCTTGGTTCCAAACAGATTATAACTAATGTAGGGGTCAGCTTTTTTGATTTTCTCGTGCCAGTTACGTGTCTTATATTGGTGCAGCTTGCTCCGGAGTGCTGAAAATTCCAAATTTAAAGGGCGTACCTGAATTTCTGACAAGATCTTCTGCACTTCTAAAAGAAGATCATAATTTGGAGGCTTTTCGTAGTTCTCAAATACGTGCTCGGTTATCTTATTTTTGATCTCGCAGAAATCACGCAAGAAGCTCTCGGGGACCAAATCATAAAAGCAGTTCTCGTTTAAATCAACGCGAGCTTCATGAATCGCTCTGTAAAACGCCAGCATTCTCCCATAAACATCGTCCCAGGTATCCTTGATGCTATCGGGGCATACATCTCCTAGGCTTTTACCACCACAATAGAGCGCCGCATATTCTATGGATCGATCCTCCAAGAAATTCGCATAATTCCACGTCCTCATGAGGTTCTCTGGGAACATATGATAATATAATTGTCCGCTGGCATATATGCCGACGCACTCGTTCTTTATGTCAAGTGTCTGGAAATACAAATAGGGTTCTAGTAGGTTGTGGGTTGACCCGGTATACTAGTTATAACAGAATTAAAGGCCTTTGTCAAGGCTTCTTTTGGATTTTCCGTATCACATTTAATAAAGCTTTGGCATGTCGTAGGGTTAACTAAGTTTCCAACGTAATGCTTGATCTTTTCTTTTACGTATACTTGGGCCTTTGTAAACCCATAAAAGTTATTAAACATCACAATGTTTTTGACCATTGCGTCATAGTCGCTTTGTGAAATTCGCAAATTATGTTCGAGAATTTTAGAATCCATGATAAATTTTAACATATACATATCACTGTATTGAAGATTAAAATTCTCATGAGTAGCCAACTCTCTTTTTAATAATGCAAAAGTGCCGGCACAACTTTTCGGTGTTGACAACCCCGTCCTCTTGGTATAATAGGAAAAATGGGGATCAAAGTCCTTACTAGTTGCAACCAAATTAGTTAACTTAACATCTTTATTTCTATAATCTGATAATTTTACTTTGACATAATTCTCAAACTTCGCGAGGCGATTAAACCCTTCTACAATGTGATGGCGAACCAGGGCTATGTCGCTCAAATACGCGGGGATAAAGTATTCACTAAATAAATTAGTAGAGGTGCCCGGGTCGTAGCGCAAATCATAATCCTTAGAATCTATAAAGTCGCCGGTGGCCGTATTAACAAATCTCGTTAATGGCACCATCCATTGTTGCATGGGAATGGAAGAAACATTGGCGACCAGGCGCCATGGAGCGTATCTATCTATATAAAAGCCGTGTTTGACCGCTGCGTTTTTATAAAAGAGAAAAGCCGGATCTCGTAGAAATAATTGTTTTTGTTGATAGGTGCCATCAAAGTTCGCCTTAGCGGTATCCAAGATAAGTCCGCTAGCTTTTGGAGAACACCAACCGGATTTTATAAACGAACTCAGAGAGAGGGGTGTCATCGCAGCAAAAATACGAATGTAGCCAATTAATTGGTTAACGTAGTCTTCGACACTTATCACCTTTTGGGATAAACGAGAACCCAATAAATATTTGTTAAATACATCAAAATATTTGGTGGCGTAGAAGTCATAGAGGTCGTTGGGGTCTGACCATCCTTGAACAGCATGGAGATCTGCGAAACGCGAAAGATTATCAACTCTGCGTGCTGCAGTTGCCTTAAGAATATGAGTTTGGAGTGCGTTGAATGAGTCAATGACAAAGTTGAGTGCTTGGGTAGATTGGTCGTTGTACAACGTTTCTTTTATACGAATCTCGGCCTGGTGAGCGGGGATGTATACCGCATCCTGTATTTTATTAACTTTGCCATATAAAGTCTTTTCATTCCGCATGTCAATAAACTCTGGGGAAGGAGGTACCACTAATCTATCGTAGAATTTAGCATCCCGATATCTAGTGTAGGAATCGCGTGTTGGGGCCATCAGAATGGGCCTCCTTCATCCGTACTCTCATCGGGCTTTTCATAATCAAATCCGATTGTCCGGTCAGTAAACACCGATAACTCTCGCCCCTCCACTTGCCGAAACAGATCATTTTCAGCGCTAGATTGTTGCGGGCCTGCTCCGGTTTGTGCGCCCTCTTCAGCGCGTTCAAGCGTTCCGATGACTTCAATACGATCTTGAATACTTTTTTCAAGTTCCTTTTGAGAGGCCGGGCCAAAGGCAGACCCAAAAGAATTCCAAAAGGATTCAATGGTGCTGGTCCACTCGGGTTTGTTGGCAGCATTTACTTTCAGTTGGTGTCGTGTTTTGGTAACAAAATAATATCCCCCTAGTCCCATGAGGCGCGCTCGTGAAATTGCACCTTGCTGTTCCGCAGCTAAAGACCCTAACGCGTCGACATCGTGGCCCGTGTTGGCGATCCTTCGGCGGAAATTCTGAATGTCCTTATTAACGTCTCCCATGCCCCATGGCATGCGCAAATAAAAATATCTACCTGCTTTAAAAGCAATATTGCCTATTGTTGTAAAATTGCAATTATAGACCTCGCTTAACTGGGTTGAGTTTCCGAGAAGGCCTTTTTCGGCCCGGGCTTCCATCAAGAATGGCTGATCTGCGCGATTAAGTTGTATATTCTTAATAGGCACCCCCTCGCGCCCTAATTCTACATAAATAACCCCCTTGCTTGTGTCTAATGTTTTATCGTTTTTTAAAAAAGACGGGTCGGAAGTTTCCACTGCGATGACACACAAATTTTGGTCGATGCCCAAAGGAGCGGCATCTAAAAAGCTTGTGAGATCCTCATCATTAGTTGTTCCCGTCGTCCGATTATTGCTTAGGGACGCGTCGCGACCTAAAGATTGACGGACCTCGGGGCCCAGGAAGAAGCCGTCGCTGTCATCGTGCGTGGAATGGGCGAGTCGGGAAGTTGCCTTTACTCCGATCGGCTGATTTTTTGTAATATCCTGATATTGTACAAACGGTCTATATGCTTTGGAAATTTTCTCTCCGGTTGGACCTGTTGCTCGGCCCGAATAATTATTGAGAGGCTTGATTACCAAATCTATTAAAGCATCTTTTAAAAAAGCCTTGAAAGAATAAGTTTCTTTCATGGGATCCAATACCTTTCTCACCCAAAAGTCTGCAAAGCTGCTGTACGCAATGGGAAAAGAAGCTAAATTAATCACATGGGTCGTTTCATCACTCAAGTAGGCTGTCCACTCAAAATTGCTGAGAATATGGGTTGCAGTTTTGAACGTCTGGGCCTCTTCCAGGCTTACCAAACCCTGATAGCCCTCGATGGCGTTTGCGCGTCTTTCGTCACCAACCAAGATCCTCCCGTCGACGTCTGTAAATATATTTAAGGCATCTTCAATAAGATCTCCGAAATGGACCCATCGGAGTGTCGCCCCCACAAAAAGTTCCTGCTCCTTGTCGTCGAACATCGCTTCGAAGCCGGTCTTCCCAGTCGCTTTTTGATATTCTTTCCAGTAAGCCTGATCGATCTTAGGATTCAGCTTAAGGGGCCCTGTTAGCGTCTCCTTGCGATCAATTGTCTTTGGTGTCTCCCCCTTACGCTCACTTTTTAGTCGCTCGGTCTGTGCCCTTTCGACGTTGTTCATGGCTTCGCCTATCTCCTCTTGGTCGTCGCCAGTAGTAGAAACCCCTTCGACCCCGGAATCGGTCATTTGGGCGGCAATTGCCTCTCTTATGTCCGAAGCGGCGGAGCGAGCTTGCGAAACTCTTTTAGTCCGGGCGGACTGAGCCGTTTGATAGTCCCTTTGTGTTTGGGCATCCGGGGGCGCGCCGCCATCAGATGAGCGTTCATGGTTTTTGACCGCTGTGCGCTCATCTTTCGTGTAAGACGTACCTACTTGAGTTGAAAACACGTAGTTCTCTAGGAGAGACTTGGGGAGAAAGATGCTATTTATCCGAGGTGTATTATTGTTGTAGTGGCCGGTCCCCAAGGCGCGAATAAGATGACCCTGTGTGTGGGCTAGAACTCTTTCTTTTGTCATCTTAGTTTCTTTACGATACAGTTCCATGAAATTCTTGGCTAGCCAATACCGGTATACTCGCACAGCCTGTACGCTAAGTCGACCTTGGATCCGCTCTCGGCGGTCATGCTCTGTGAAGTGTACGATGACCGTTCCTTCTTCTAATACGTCCTGGTTTGCAATCGAGATAGAGGGCGCGTGACGTCCAAAGTTTTCACCCGGATTGACGCCAAAGAGATCGTGATAATCATATGCGGAGAATCGGGCTCCTTTGGTTATGCCATTGGTGCTGAACAACGAATCAAATTCTTTGGGGTGGCTATCGACAATACCCACAGTCTTAGCAGAAAGCTTTGCCTTTTCTTCCATGGCACTCCCCAAATTAATTCCCGACCTTTCTATGAGTGTGGTGCGGACGGAAGTAGCGAATTGCTCCTCTATGTGCCCAACTCGAATCAGATTTGTGCGAACGGGATCTGCGGCTATGGCCTCTTGGGATCCATTAAACTCAAACTCTATCTCAAAAGGGCCGCCGGGGATTTCAGGTTTAAAGAATATTTGATGTTGTTTCAGCGTTAAGAACATGGACAGGCGCTGGGCTTTTATCGCATTAAAAATATATTCCGGGTTACTCCCTGGAATGGCTTTTGTGGCTTGCCTAAGAAATTCTTTGTCCGGAAGGTCGTACCCTACCTCAACTAAAATACGGAAATAAGCATCATTGAAGACCCTATCTTCTATGGCATCCTCTCCGGCTAGCTTCACCATCTTTTTTGGTCGCAAAATAAGGTCCGAAAATGCCACCTTTTGTTCCCCATCAGTGTACTCATGGAAAAAGGCATCCGTGCTTGAAAAATAAAGACGCAACTTACAATTAATAAAGTAGTCCACTTCAGCCGGGTTAGTTCCTAAAAAATCAAACGTAAAATCCTTCAAACCCACTGCTAAATGTCCCGGCATAACGTTTGCATATGAATCGGCCGGTAGGGGCGATGTTTGCTGTAAAGTCCTAGGGTCCCCAAAATTATTAAGAGGCAATAACACTCGGGGCGGATTTTCATCTCGTTCATTGCGGGGCTTAATTTTATAAATCTTTAATTTAGGATTAAGGGACGAAAGTAACTCTTTGGGAAGTTTTTCCATTAAAGAAAAGTTTCGTATTTTATCTCCACTCAAAACACCGTTGTCGAGGAGGGCTAAATATTGAGAATGGTGCTCAAAATTATTAGGCATAAAAAGAAACCTTTTATAACCCCCATTTTGAGGGGGCGCATGATACATCGCAAAAAGATCCAAGTTATCAGTTAAAAAAGCCTGTTCATTAAAAGTATCTAGCTCATTGGCTTCGGTGATATCTTTAGGTAGCTGCTGGGTGTCTTGTGTTTGATCCGATCCCATCTTTTCTCCTAGGTCAATGCCAGCACGTCATCGAGGGGAAGAGGTATATATATAACATCTCCCAGACTCACCTCTGCCTCCATAGGGCGCTTATTAAACCAGGCAATAACCCACCAGTATTGAGTAGTACCATAATATTGTTCAGATAATTTATAAAAACGATCGCCCATTTTCCATGTATGATTAATAATATTTAATTTTTGTATCTGAGCGGGGCTAGGATAATTAATCATTGGTGTTGTAAAGTGGCGGATAAACTTTTTTCCTCGATCACGGATAAAAGAGCGATAAATTTTTTGGGCATTGTTAATAACCCCATATGAATAATTTCTTGACATTGTTTTGTTCCTTGTGTAATGACTGCGGGGCTACAAGTTATCCCAGAAAGAGCCGTCATCATCGAGCATTTCGTTTACTTGAGCCTCTTTTACAGCCCGGGTTGTATCGGGGGGTCTACTGAGCGGATCCACGTAAGCCCTCTGATCCAACTCTTGTTGAGCGGCGTTTAATTCTTCGTCGATGCCCTGTGTCGCCCCTGGTGAAGTGACGCTAGCTTCTGGAGTTCCGGTTGGGGTGGGCCTCGCCGTTTGATTTCCCTTGGAATTTAAAGCATACGGCACGTGGCGGTGGGAAAATTCTGGTGCACCGTCTTCTCCGATAAACCAGCCGGGAGTTACATCGTTGAAGGGATGGTAATTAAATTGAAGACTAATATTAGAAGGATAAAAAATTCCTTCCTTACCCTGATCCCAGAAGAAGCCCGCATCCATATTAAAACTATAACTGAGGCCATCAATATATCCTTTAAGGCCGCTTTCTTTTGCACTTGGACTTTTTACGCCCGCAGAGTTCCCATCGACTATAAAATTAAGAAATTTAATTTTGAAAAGCGGGTCTCCGCCAGATTTAACATATTTCTGAGGGATTCCGGCTGACATTTCTTTTTCTGATACGGGGTGAAGCATTTTCACAAGCATGGAAAGTGCTTCGAGGTTTCGTTTGGCTTCGGCAGTGCTTCCGGCGACGACATCTAACCCAATAGAAATAATCCTTTCAATCGTCTTAACCTTTTTGAGTGGCTCGGGATGTCCTACCAAAACTTCCGAAGCTAAATCACTCCGAAATTGGTCGTCCCACGCATTTAACATTGCCTTAAGGCGAATTGTTTTCTTAGCGTGCACGCCATAAATCTCGATGAATAAATCGTGGTTGTTAGCCATGCTGTCGGTGCCGTCAGTAGAATACCCCTGAAACAAAGCCGGTGCCACCGTTTGGCTTGGGGACCCGGGGACATCCGACGGACACACAGTTTCTTCGCTTTGTCCAAAAGCTTGCATGTATTCGGGCGAATCCAAGAAACTCGGGTTTGCTACCGATTGTTGTGGTGTGGTGGGGTCTATGGGGGAAGTGGCCATTGAATGATTAACCTTTATATACTATTAATTATTAAGCTCTTCGAAAATCTCGTGGAACATCGATACTAATAATCTTTTCTTGGGTGTCGATCACGGCAATTTGGCCTCGATTGTGTAAGCTGTCTGATTTATTTGCTTGTTTCATGCCTTGAGCGACTGCGTTAGCCAATTGACGTCCTGAAGCGGGGCCCTGGGTCATCATATTACGATTTAACGCTAGCATTCCGGCTGTTAGTCCTTGGATATTTCTATTGTTAATAACAGACGAGGCCGGAGGTGCTGCGATAATTTCGCCCCCTAGACCTTCGTTAACTCCAATGGCTGGTACTGCCGGAGTGTTATCGGTGCCATTCTCAAATAGACTACCGATCCACCCGGCCGCGGCTCCTACGCCGGCGCCGATGAAGGTGCCAACACCAGGGATGACACTGCCTATGGTAGCGCCTAGTGCTGCCCCTCCGGCGATCATACTACCGGTGCTGTCTTCTTTAATACCATGGTGCAGCAGGGCCCCTCCACCGATTGCACCCGCTCCGCGCATTGCCCATTTGCCCAGTCCGCCGACTTTTCCCATGAAACCACCACCGCCGGCCGGCCTTCTTGGGCCGATAAAGCCGCCGGATCCGCCCATTCGGGCAGCATTGAGCATATGATATTCCGATGTTAGGAGGGCGACGGCAACGCCTTCAGCCTCCAACGCAGCGATATTTTTGGCTGTCATTGGTATCATAAAGGCCGCGGCTGTACGTAGGGCTTTCATAAATTTGATCACCATCATCAGCGCGGCGGCTACACCCATTATTTTACCGGGCCAACCGCCAAGTGCGGCATTAAATGTGGCGAAACCTGCCAGTATGCCAGAAATTACGGTGAAGAAGCCCTCAAAAGATATGGCGAAACTCATCATTGTCATTTTCAGTTCTTCAAAAATAGACATCGAGCGGCGTGCCAAATCGGCATGCCTTTCTTGTTGTTCGGCTGCAGCCTCCATCTCGGCGCGGTTCACGTGCATGCTTTGATTGAAGAACTGAGCCGCATCAGCTACATTGTTAAAACCGGCTGCTGTGGCCAAAGCTTGTTTCTCATGGTGCCCCATTGCCTCAAAGGATTTTCCAGACAACTCAATGGTTTGGTGAAGCAATTCCATTCTTTCAGATTCGGTAGCGTAGACCATATCGATGGAATTAAGGTAGGCGCCCCCCAATATTCCATTTAAGCGTCCGACACTTTCGGCTGCACCGGCAAAAGTATCAAACTTTTTAGCGACGGCAACAAGCTTGTTCATTGAAACACCCGTTTGTTCGGACATAATCCCCAAGTCTTTAACAATATTTGTCGCTTGAGCCCCGCGGGACGCTAGTGCTTCGAGAGCTTGGGCTGTGTCCCCTAGGAATTTATTAACATCCATATTGAGAGCTTTTGCAAAATCTACAAACTCTCCTGTCATTTCTTTTGCTTGTGCAGTCCCCAAATTTAATGTTCGGCTTAGGGATTGAAAAACTGCACTGGTTTGTGCGGAGCCCACTCCCGCTCGTTCCAACGTAGCCACGAATACGGTGAGTTCTTGTTGGGCGGAAGCAGTCATATTCCTAAAGTCGGTTGTGTTTTTGTAAAGGGCGTTAAAAGCGGTGCTAGCAGTATCGATGCCTAAACCCATTCCTCGTAGTTCGGTCGCAGAGTCACTAAGTGTATCAACAAAATCACTATTAGCACCTGTGCTTTTCACTGTTCCAGCAGTCAACGCATCCATTTGCCCCGTTAACTCATACGTCCACGTTGCAAACCCTCCGGCAAATCTACTTAAACCTTGTTCAGCCATGTCTTTAAAGTTTAGTTTGGCCTCATTAAGACCGCCGACGAGCTTGCCCAGGCCCATGGCTACGCCGCCGAGTAGTGTCTTCTCGAATTCTTTCCCCATCGATACCATACTTAAGAGGTGACCGCCGGCCGCCTTTACAGAACGATTAACTTGATCATTCTGGTCATTTATTTTTTTGAGAATTCGTTCTTGTTTGACATACTCTTCATTCTGTTTTTGAATGGCAACGCGTTGTGCGTCCGTGAGATTGACAAACTCCTGAAGAATTGCGGCCTTTTCCTCTAAAGCAAGCTTCTCTTTTATTTGATCATTAGTTAGATCCGCACCGATATCTTTCTTTGCTTCCAGGAATCCTAGTTCATCCTGTACATCTTTTAGGCGCCTACGATTTGCGTCAGCGCCTTCCTTGGCGAGATCTATATTTTTTTGAGCGGCTGCAGCGAGCGCCTCTGCGTTTTCAACGGCCTGCTTAAGATAATTAAAGGTGTCCCCTGTCGCCTTGGCCATGTCACGAGATTGTTTGGTTACGAGAGCGAGTGCATCTGCCAGAGCTTTTACATCGGAAACTTGAGGAAGATTAGGATCATCAGCCATTTATATACCCCCTGATTAAGAAAATGGCCAAGGCACTCCGGTTTTTATATAAAATTCTTTTGCCGCTTTGTCTGTCAATGTTTTAAGATTTTGGGAGGTGGGGTGTGCCCCTCCATATGTAACAAGAGCTTGAACATAATTCTTTTCCAATCCTAGTGTTCTGGAAAGAATTTCAATCTGATCAGGGGTGCCGGTGATAGAAAGGGCTGGTGCCGCTCCGGCCATCATCTGAGATATTGCCCACCCAAGGCGAGCGCCCATTTGTTGGAGACTGCTTTCATCGAGCTTTCCTGATTTTGAAACAGTAAAGTCAATGCTCTGTTTTATCTTATCTTCATTAACGGTCGACATAATAAATTCCTTAGCATATTAAATAGTTTGCATTAACTATTTTTCTTCATTGCTTCTTGTTCATCCTTCAAGTACTTAACAAGTCTTTGGACAAACCAATCTCGAATTTGGATGGGGAGGGCGTACGCTTCGGCAAAACTCCAATGGCCACGATGCTTTAGGAAGAAGAACTGTTCGTAGACGTTTTCCATGTATTTGCTATTGAGGCCAAAAAAACTCCGCCGTGAGCGGCAGAGAGACCTCCTCGTCAGCAAAGCAAGTGGGGCACTCAAACGGTACGTTCATATTTAAGTCGGGAGTTATCTCCTGATACAACTTGCGAAAGTATCGTGAATCGGCAGCCGGCATGCTATCAACATAACGGCTAATCGTAAGGCGCTCGTCATTTCCGTTAACTGAATTTAACACCAACTTAATAGTGTCGGTCAGTGTAGTTTCGGGAAGATTCTTTTTCTTTTTTGCCTCCAACAACTGAGCAAGTCGTTTTTCATCTGCTCCTGTGGTGAGCCGGAAGGTAATTTCCCAGCCAGACTTTGGAAGTGTGGTGGAAAATGTCCCGTTGTTGTGGTCGGTAACCTCTGAAGGTGTAAGCGCTTCCTGATCTATAGACTGATTAAAAACAGTCTGGAGATCCGTGGTTTGTTTAGATCGCGAGGAGCACTGTGGGCACTGCATTGCATATGTATAACTGTCTCCGTAACCACTAATACGGGCGGCGAGGATAAGGGCGTTCTTATCTCCAATCAAAAGCGCGTTGGTTTCTACCGCGGGATTGACAATAAGGTTTTTAAGCATCCGATCTACAGCTAACCCTTTTCGAAGCAGCGAAGGGGACGTCAACGTATCCTCGTCCCTAGCGGTCATATAGCGAATTTCTAGAGTTTCAGCGTTATGAAGTGGGTGATCTTCCGCGTAATATCGCCCCTTCGATGGGAGGGGCACCAACTCTGTAGGTACGGGAATGGAAATCCCCATTCCGGCCGGTGGCCCGGGAGTGGCTGTAGGAGCATCAGTTGTCATTGTTCACCTCGATAAAGTAATAAGGTAATTATAACACATAGTTATTTTTTGTTAACACTAAAATTTTTTAAGATTGGCCCGGGCCGAGGTGTCGAGCCCAGTCATATGCTAAAGTAAGTGTTACGGTGACCATCGCATCGCTTTCATAATTTAGTTCACCGAATTGGAAAGTTTGGATCCAAGGATTCCACAACTCCCAAGTTTCAATAACTTGATTTGGCATCCCGTTAAGGTCACCAATTTGTTGAAGTCGTACAATTTCACCGAGGGCGCGGACTGACTGTTCCTTTGATAGAGTAAACAATCCGTTACTATTAACGCCTAGGCGACGATTGGGATCTTGATAGCCGGCCTCATTAAGTGTGTCCATTAACATACCGGCGGTATCAGGCTCAATGGGATCGACCAAGGTAACTTGGATGTTTTGCCACTCAGTGCCACCTGGATACTTAAATGTGTGACCAAAATATTTATGAGTAGTGGTATTAACCTGGAGATTTGGCTTTCCAACGGACTTGACTGTATAAGCAGGGATATCGCCCATGAGCAAGATCCATCTATGCTGCCTTTTAGGCTCTAAACTTGCCTGTGCCCAAAATTTGTCTGAATTTGATACCATTTATTTAAATCTCCTGTGTGTAATAAATAGATGTCGATTAAAATTAATCATCGAAGGATGCACCACTATCTGTAATAACAAAGTCGACCGCTACAAATTCAATGGCCTGTGCCGGTTTCAAGAATACCTTCGCATACATGATATTACGATCAATCATCTCCGGTGTAGTTGTAGTGTCATCTAAGATAACTTTATAGTCTGTGAGCCCCTGGCCAGCTTGAATGCCGCTCAGAAGCGATTCTGCCTTACCTTTGAACTTGGACCAAGTAGCTTGGACGTTTTGTTCGAAAAGCATCGTGGCAGAAATACGGGAAATCTCTCTCTTGACAAGAAGCAATAGACGACGTACATTGATACGATCCAATGCGGATGTCGTCATCTGCAATGTCTTCTGCCCAAAGATTACAATACCTTCCGCGGGGAAAGTCGCAATTGGATTGACATTTGCTTCATAAAGATTATCACGATCCCGAGAACTCAGTCGTGATTTTGTTGCTACCACCGGGAGGCCAGCGGCGCCTTGAGTAAGTCCACCGCGAGTAAATCCTGCGGGGGCAAACCAGGCGGCGCGTTTCTTCTCACTGGAAGAAATAGTTCCAAGAGCAACAACCGAAGGAGGTACATTGACCAAGGCATTATTAATATTGTCTCGGATTTGTACCCATGGGAAGTAAGCGCATCCATAACTGGAGTTAAGGTTTCTCTCTTTAAGAGAATTAACCGCATTCTCGACGTTTGGTCGACGAGCGGCGGCGCTTGTTGTGCCAGCGGTCGTAGGAACATAGTCGTTCTCCAGATCAATAATCGCCAATGCATCGCCGCGGTCCTCACAGGCTTCAATAAGTCCTGCGGTGAGCCCGGGTGTATTGATACCTGGCATCAGCGCAAGGTTCATCTCTACACTTTCTGGATCGCGGATGGTGTCCACGCAACGCTTAATGGTGTTGAACGGGGAGCTTGTGCGCTCGTTAGCACCGTCGACGTTCGTAAGCGTGTTACGAAGAGGGTCTAACTCGGTAATATCGAAACCATCGAAACCGCCATGGAAGACAGTTGTGAAACGATTAAAGCGATAATTAGATCCAGTCAATAGTAGTGCATAATCGTTTATAGCACTAATCGAACGCTGAGCTAACGTACTATCTGCGCGGGAGCCTGATACGTATACCGCATCTTTAACGGTGCCGTCCGGGGAGGTAGACGCTGACAGGTCATCAAGCGTAAATACCCACGAGGAGGACTGATAGGTGGCGTTTCCTACAGAAAGGTTACTAGAGATGCGTTTAATAACGTCTGAGACGCTCGCGTCATAAGTATTGTAGGAAGTGGGTCGACCTACTTTGGCGCCGAAATACGCCTGACGAGGTGACGTGTCACCATCACTTCCAGATTCGCGCAATCCGATGGTTGGGAAAATATAAGAAGCGGATAGAGAACTAGTCGCTTGTTGGGTAGCGGGGGCCAGAGCGGCATATGGGCTAAAATCACAACCTACAAATGGCTGGGGGCCTAAGGTGCCGGTAATAACTGCTGGAAGAATAAGCTGTGACGAATCTCCCGTGCCGGCTGTTTCCCCTTTAAGGGCGTAGTAGCCCTGCGCTGGGCCAACTCCACCGGTAATGAGTGAGGTCGTCTGATAGCGAGGAGGTCCGAATACACCGAAAGGCAAGAGACGAGCATCTGTTGCTGCATCTGCGACGTCTGTGTTCATTTCAACACGAATAAACTTTGAAACGTTGGGATAGTCCCCTTCGATACGATAACGCTTGTCCACATCATCCCAGGTATAGCTATAATCACCGATAACTCGGGCAATATAATTTTCTGAGTTTGGATTAAGTGTAAGCCCTGTAAATCTCTCGAATACAACAGGTGCCTTATCGCTATCTTTAAGGGAACGTAAAACGACAGAAAATGTTCCGTAGTCCGTAGTGTTGGTGGAAGACGGGCGGACGTCCTCAATGGAGATCTTTAGGTGGTTTTGAAGCCATTCACCATGGTTCAACCCGTGAAGTTTGAACAACTGCTGCATTTTTTCCGCGTTGAAAGTGGTCCGATCACCTAAGTCTTGTCCAATAAACCAGCCTGTGCGGCCATCGCCAAAACTAGATTGGTGGTTGGCCCATTCAAGATTGTCGTCCTGTGACGCAAGACCTAAAAGAACTCCATGTGTAATTTGCCCTTGACCACTAAGATAGGTATCATCATAAAGACCTACGTTACTTTGATTGGGCTTGTTACCGGCACTACCCGTTTGGAGCATACAATCGAATGTTTCGCCCAGGAAATAAGACTTAGCTGATCCAACTACTTGATCATTGACCAGTGTAGGATTTGTATTAAAGACTTTACGGATATAACGTGCAGAATTTCTATTTAAATTAAAGCGCACATTTTCGGCGGTTCCCGCTGCAATTGCGGCCTGTGTGCCGATGCTCATAATAAAGCCGCCACCACTTTGAGTCGCGATCATCTGAGCCTGGGAAGCTGTTGGGTGACCACTACCGATACCGCCCTGGTTACCCGAAAGGGCGAGCGTAATAACGGCTGTGGAGGCGCCCGAAGAAGCCGTGGTATAAAAAACAGCCGCCAAAGATCCAGACTGGGTTTCGAGAGCGGAACTCGAATTAAAGAGGAAAAGTCCGTATGCGCCGCCTCCCGTAGTTGGGCTAACTGTTCCAAAGTCAACGCCGTTCGGGGCATCAGCAGATGCTCCCCAACCGGCGCGACCGGCGGTAGTGCGTTCTGCATTTTCAGCGCCAAGTGTTCTCATAATAGTGCAAGGAGAGTTGTTTTTCAGCCATGCTTGTGCTGCGTATGCCGCGTATGTGGGGGAGGTATAATTCCCTTCTCGCCACACATCGCCACCTTGCCCGCCGGCGATTGGGTTACCAAATACCTGAATAAATTCAGAAAAAGACCGTACGGTGATGGGACGCATTGCTGGTCCTCTTTCGGTGCGTCCAATAATAACTGGACCGGGGGGTGTTGGGGCTCCGGGGAGCCCTGAGTTGTCGATCTCCTCTAATAGGATACCTGGCGAAACAAATTTAAATTTCTTCTCGGCCATAGTTGCATATCTCCTTTGCAAAGTAATTCTTTAATAAATAGTAGTACTTCACGGTAAAAGAACTTTTAGTCTCGATAAAATCCTCTTTTATCAATTTGGTCTGGTAGATCCTTCCCTATCACTCTTTCGCGGGGTATTTTTACCTCGACTGCGTTCTCCCGAATTACGATCTTTGGCTTCTCTTGATTTTTGCCTTCTCCGATAACATATCCAAGTACTTTTATTTGTACCGTTGTTTGGTATGCGCGCTCGTCTTCACCCATCGAAGTAACATTATTTTTCTGAGTAAAGTTCTCCTGAACAAAAGATTCAAAGGTATGTTCGTCTTTTTCCAAAAGAAAATAATTGATACCGCCTGGTTTAGCAATAAAGGGTTCCACCATCTGATTCATTTGTTGTTGATATTGAGATGTCAAAAACACATTATAAGTAATGTCAACATAAACCGGCATTGGAATAGAAATAGTCTGATATACTACTTTAGAATTTTTTCCCGGGAAAGTGAGTTGGTGTCGACCTCCCTTGGCATAACGAAAGGTGTCAGCATCAGCAAAATTCTTAGTCTTCGTTTGGTTAATTCGTCTTGCCACAGTAATCGATCCGCCTTGTGCATCGTTTATAGGGGGGATGTTACCAAAGAATATTCCTTTGCGGGAAGGGCTTTTATTAACAGTCGCCCTCTCGATTGTAATACTCGGAAAAATAAGGGCGTCGCTATCGGTTCGTGAATGTTTGTTGAGTTTTATTTGAAAAGCTCTTTCTGCCGAGAGCCACATTACAGGAACTTTTCTGAACCCTTTATTGGTATCGCAGAAAATGTCAAAATTCCGGTCCATATGATCATAGAATGCTTCGTCAATAGTTTCTAGCGTTGAGGGGGAAATGAGCCTCTCTTCCAGAATACCGGGTTTGTCGACACCCGTATAGTTGTTATCATCATTCGGCATTAAAGAGCCCCTCTCTAGCATACACACATTTTGCACTTATTTCCATTTTATGATTGATCTGACCATAAATCTGCATTGGCTCATCAGTTGTTACAATTTCGTAGTGGTTATCACCATATTGAACAAAATCGCCTACTCGGACAAACAAGTCTTGGTCTTCCGTTAAGCGCCGTTTGTGGAAGTGGATTGTTAAACTCGTCCACTTGTCTACACCGACATTATCTTTGAATTTGGTCGGATTGCCATCCCAGTCGACCAAAGCATAAACGCGGATGGGGGGTAAAAATGTTTTATATATTGCTTCACCGTAGATGCGGTGAAAATTAGTATCTATATCACTAATAGGGTAATATAAAACCTGTTGCCCGATAACATCTTCGATCAGTTCATCATTAACCTGTTTTATAAGATTTCTTTCTTTCTGCCCCACAAAAAGCGGTGGTGGGGGAGCGGCCGGCTGCGACCATTTATTTTTATCGTTCGACATCTACCTACCCCTGGAATATCGGCAGGGGCATGCGTTCTTGAACCTTCACAACCGCTTCTGACTTGACCGCGGCCTCTTGAGCCATCTTTGTATATGTCAGTTCGTCCAGAATGGCTTTGAGTTCATCACGTAAAGAAGTTTGCTCATCCTTTGCCTGACCTAATAGGGCGTCACCGTTTAAACTCAGATTGCTTCCGGGAATTGGTATCTGTCCAAACTTACTCCGGATTTGACCCAACATCCCTTTACAGATAGAAAGGGCGAACCGGCGGATCCATTGTTTACCAATAGAATTGATTTCTTCATATTTAAGATTTTTAAATGGCAAGTTGTTCATATTATTGACGCCGTTTACGTTGTTAAGCCGATTGGCGTCTTCTTCCCATGGCTCGTTCTCATTTGAAATAACAAATTCAACCCACATTTTCTTGGGACCCACTGTCGTAGTTAAGGGGAAAATTCTCAATTTATTATTTTTCAATTCATAGGAATACTGTGAGTTGCGTGTGTATATTGCGTCTTCAAAGGCCGCGGCTTGGAGTTTATTTTGCCAGACAGGAACGATTTGAAATTGAGAATCATCAGCCCACTGGCCGTAGTTCTGTAGGTTTCCTACGGTGTTAAGCCCTCCATAGTATCCAAAAAACCTCCACATTGCTTGAGGGGTTTTATAATAAACTTTACGAATGAGCAATCGATTATCGCCTACCTTATTATAATAAGGAAGTGTGCTATCAGAATCGGCACTAGAAGATATAATACTTTGAAGATCGTAATCTTGAACCGATGCCGTAGTATTAAATGAGGCGGAATAAACTGTCTCATAGCCGTTTAGATTCACCTCATTAGAAGTTGCTTGTCCGTATTTTCTTTCGTAGGCAAATGTAATGTTTGGAAACTTCGCACCTACATTGGACCCCATATAGTTGTCGTCTCCGAGACTTAAGCTCGAAGAAAGGCTTCCTGATTTATATTCACCTTTGCTATCGAAACTTCCTGTCTGAGAGCCTAATAAATCTGACAACGAATTCTTAGATTGGTGAAGATTCATCAAATAAGAATATTCGAGAACTGCCTCTTCGTAGGCCGCATAAACCTGGTTTTCGGTGATCTCAATATCTAAAATCTCCCCACCCAATTTTTTATAAACATATGCAACCTGGTCTTGGGCTCCTGTAATAAAGTCCAAACTTCCAGTGTACATCCCGAAAACTATTCCGTTTTCGACTTGCGTGCCGCCGGTGGCTTGACCGACGAAGGTGCCGCTTGCAGGAAGCGTAATAGAGCTAGTAACGCTCGATGGGGATAAGTTGACTGTCGACATACATGTGTTCCTCTAGTGTAAATAGTTTTATCAAAAAGAAACCCCCCCTCTCACGAATGAAAAGGGGGGCCATAATTAAGAAATTATTATTGAGAACCTAACTTAGGCTATCGTTGGGGTGTCGTTAAGCCATCCCTTGACGTACCATTTGGCTCCATCGCACCAAAATGACAGACTATCGCCTACGGCAGCATTAGCTAGTGTAATACTGTCTGCAGCGTTAACCGCTAAGCGGTCGACGGGCGAAGCTGTTGAGTCATTCGCGTTATCGTAGATAGCACCGTTGCCAGTACCAGTAGGGAAGTTGATAACATGAGCAAATGCGGTTTCAGCGAAAACCTCAAAGTACAATCCCGATTCAACAGCCGGCAATGTAATAGTAGAAGCATTGCTCCCTCCCAGCACAATGAGTGCGCCGGATTGGGATGGTGTTAAAGTTTCCGATGCTCCAGCGCCACTTAAGGTGACGACTTGCATCGAAGTTCGCTGTGTAGTTACGCCGGTACCCATTGTCATACCGGACATCCTTCTCAATAAATTAACTGATCTTTTAGACATAATAAAAAACCCTCCTTTTGTTTGTTTCTTTAATTGAATGCATTCACAACCTGTAAAAGGGTGTGCATAGTAAATAGGTCGCAGTACAATGTTTATCACAAAAAAAAGGCCCCTCAAGGACGAATCCATGAGGGGCCTGCTCTTTGAGAAGCATATTAAGTTATTACTTAGACAAGATCTTGAATAACAACAAGGCCGTACATATCAGGACGTACCATCTTCTTCGCGTAACGGGTCATTACACCCTTACGAGGAACAAAGTCCTCGACACCGAAGATAGTTGGGGTCACCTGAAGTGGTACATATGGAGCATAAACATAACCGCTCTCAAGGAACGAGTTACCCTTACGTCCAACAAGGACCACATTACGGGGGAAGTACGGATCTACATGTACATCCCACTTCTTGCTAAGAGAACCAACTCTTACAGCACCAACGGAACCGCGGTCGCCGTCACCAGTGACGTCGGCACGGAAGCCCGAAGTGAACTCAAGAATGCTAGCAACCTCTGGGGAGCAAACAATGAAGTTTGCACCACCACGAAGTGTCTTGCGGTGGATACGTGCGGAGACGTCATTAACTGTCTCACACAGCGTTTCATACCATTCAGACACTGTACCGGTGAAGTCAGGAGCGACAGTGGTTGCTCCAATTTCTGCACCAGTCTCGCGGTTAACGAACTTGCCAGCAGCACGGGACCAGTAGAGAGTTCCACCAGTTGCGCCCTTAATGAGGTCCTCAAGGATCTCACGGTCGATCTCCAAAGCGATCTGCTCTGAGAGAATACCAGTAAGTTCAACCTCTGCGTCGAGGTTGTGATAAGCGTTGAGGTCCTGGCCAAGCTCGGGGGTCCACTTTGCCTTCAGCTTCTTGGTCATCGCAGTAACGGATACCGAATCAACTTTAATGTCGATCTCTGGAATTTGAGCGCTATTCTCCAATCCCCAAGTATTAGTACCAACTACAGCACCAATCGCCTCGGCAGAGCCAGCAGCAGGTGTGCCAGCAAAGTTGTCGTCAATTGGGAAACCAAGGACGAAATTGAGGCCACTAGCTGAAAGACACGACAGGAGGTTTGTGGTCGCCGCCGCGCCGTTGGACAGGACCTGAGAACCAGTAGCTTCCCAAACCATCTTAATCTTGAAGACCGCATTTCCGGCGTTAGCACCGGTCGAGCCGGTAGAAACCGTTGTCAGGCGTCGTACGAGACGCCCTGGTCCAGTACCTGCCTGACTCAGTGAGGAATTTTGGTCCACGTTGATTGCAACCATATCGCGGATATTCAACTGGGCGAGCCCAGCAGCACCGGTCAACTCAGTAATAGCAACTTGAGAGCCAGAAAGATCTGGATCAAACTGACACAACCTGTCCAAGATATCTTGATTAGCTTGAGAGAGTGGGTAGTCTCCACCACCGCCGCCCACACCAACGGTACCGGAAGCGATGTGTCCCATTCCGCCGGCCCCGCGAGTGTCGCCCTGGAGGACGAAGGATGCGGTTGGGGATGCATAACCTTGATTAAGGTTATAGAAACTGTCACTAGCCGTATCGCCGGTGAGTGTTACACCACCAGTGATTTCCTGACCAACAACTCCACCACCATAAAGTGATTCATCGACAGACGCCCACAAACGTGGGGTAGCGCTATCGATTGTGAAATCGAGGAAGAATACGAGACCAGATGGAAGGCTCATTGGTTGAACACTAACAAGGTCATTCGCGATGAGGCTACCGAAAACACGGCGGACGAGAGGGAATGCTACTGCAGCAAATCCTTCTACATCACCCTGTGCCATGGTAGACGCTTCGCGGAGAAGCTCTTTAGCTTGGTTCTCAAGCAAGCGAGCCATACAGTTTTTGTGACTATCGTTACCGACACCTTCAAGAAGACCGGTCTTTTCCCATTTTGAAATGAGAGCAGCACCTTCCTTTTGTAAGTCGCGGTTAACGATGCCTTCAGTAAGTTTTTCTAAAACAGACATTTTAATACTCCTTTTGTATATCGTTTAAGATTTGTTAATCCCGGCTAAAGTTTTCCAGCGATTAGACACTGTATCTTTAACGGGTTTTTCCTCGCGACGAGGAATTGTTGTTGAAGGGCGGCTGACAGCCTCGCTCAGTGATTGTGGCTTCGATTTTGTTTCTTGGCCCACGGCGCTTTGAAGTGTGTCATAAATAACCTTTGTTTCTTCAACGGACGAAGTGCTGGATAAGGACTCGACAATTTTTGATTTTTGTCGCTCATTCAAGGAGGTGCTACCCAAAACTTTGTTTGTGTAATAAAGCTGAGCGTTGGTTAAATTAACCTCTTCTAGCTTTACTTTAATTTTTGATAACAAAGAGGTGAGATTATTATTGTTCTCAATAATTTCATCTTTCTTTGCTGTCAAAGTTTTAATTTGCTCTTCTAACTCAAGCTTCTCTGTGGAAGCGAGTTGAACAGCGTGTCTCAATTCTTCTGCATCATATGGATTGGTTTCGACTGCATCAGATCCGTCTTCCCACTCTGTAGCATCTACAGCAAGACGAGCTTTGAGCGCATCCTCTAAATATCTCTCGCGTGTTGTATTGGTGCCACCACCAGGGGTGCCACTCGGTACAGGATTTAGATTTAAAGTTACCTTTTCCATAATTTGCGCAATCAGTTCTTCGGGAATATCCAAGTCAACGTCTTCTTGGAGAGAGAGGTTAAGATCTATCTCTTCCTCATCTTCTTCTTCGTCTTCGTCTTCGAGGCCGGCCTCAATTTCACCAGCTAAAGCCTCAGGGTCTTGCATTTGGTTATCCAGATCGGCTGCGATAGCGTCAAGGTCAATCGTAACCTTACCACCTTCTTCAGGGCACGCACACAGATTTTCACCATCCGTATCTGCGCGGGGTACGTCAGCAAAGTCTGCTGCGACATCAACTTCAGCGTCGCCAATATCTGTCATGCCAGCTTCGTCTTCGGGTTGTTCAAGCAGGCTTTGTACGGCCGTTTTCACTTCCTCAGAATATTTTTCAATTATATTCTGTTCTGCATTTTTAAGTGCAGCTTCGCGTAGAGCCTCTGCGTCGACGATGGCTTGTTCTAGCATTTTTGACATGTCACATTCTCCATAAACTGATTGCAATCAAAGATAAATAGTCATTATTAAAGTAAAACACCCATTCTTAAAAAGAAGAACAACCGGCTTTTAGATCATCGTCGACGTGAAGGGCTGCGTCAACTTGAAAATAAATCTTGTCGCAGCCGGCGATTTCAAAGATCTCGTAGTTGTTTCCATTGGAGGTCATAGTCACCGGGTTGTTGTTACTCGCCGTAAGAGGCGCCCACTGTGCGAAGGCATGGTTATACCCCCAAACAGTTAAGGTACGGGGGTCACTATCCCCCTTAGCTCGGAACAATATATGTAAGAATCGCTGGTTGTCCGTGGTATACCCCTGATTTAAACCAATTGGTTTACCACCCGCACCGCTGGGGTCACTGTGTGAAGATGTTACCTCGGCACCAAAAGGACCTGCCAAATTAGTTATTTGCCGTGTTCTTTGTCCTTTAGGCCTATAGTTCTTATCATATGCATCACCCATTGTATTCTCCTAAGTCAATGATATCTCTTTTTAAATAGTATCTCTTTCTCGTTTTAGCTTATCTAAAACTTTTTTTCGTTGCTTCTGCGCTCTTTTCTTTTTTACTGAAGGTTTCTCGTAGCGCATTCGGTCTCGGACATGCTGCAATATGCCCTCTTTTTTGACCTTGCGCGAAAACCTTTTCAGTGTTCTTTCAATAGCTTCGTTGTGTCGTGGTCGAATTTCAACATTAACCGGGCGGTTGCTCATTTTTTACCTTCTAGCAAAGCGTTCCACACTCTTTTGTTGTCACCCATCAAGCTTGAGATGTCGACGCCGGCGTCGCTGGGGTCTGTTCCTGTCATGGACCCGTGCTGAGCGCCCGTATCTCCCCTCATCGGAGTGGTTCCTTCAAAGAGGTCGACGCCGTTATAAGCGGAATTTCCGATAGCATCCAACATTTGTTTGCGTGTTTCTTCAATTTTGGTTCGCCGGCGAGTTTGTTCCTCGGATATAAGTGTTTCGTCCACCGGGGCGGCTTTGGGTTTTTGAGGAGCCTCAACTATAGGCTGTGTGCCTAGACCTTTTACCACTTCCGAGACGACGGTGGATAAAAACCCCTCTTCGATGAGGGCTTCTTGAATACATTCTTTAACGAGGGGCTTAAGAATATTTTTTAATTCTGATTTTTTCATGTGCTTCGTAATATATCGTTTAAGGCGCGGTTAATTCGGTCTGCTTTTGTAAACACTTTATCTAAATTTAGATCCTTCCCCTCGGTCATCATAAATGCCCCGGGGGTCGATGGCTCAGAAACAAAATCAAAACATATTAATTGGAAGTCATCTTCCACGATTGTTTGCCCTTGCGATTCAGACACCGATCCTAATCCACGGGAAGAAATACCAAGTTTCACCCCTGACTGGACTAGTGAACTGAGAATTTGGCCCGATGGGGTGTCAAGCACTTGTACTTTTCCCATGAGCGCATTTTCCTGCCACCAAACTTCTGTAATAAGGTGGGACGCGTTCGCTAGGTTAATAATTTCATTGTCCGGATGGTCTAGTTCGCCTAGGGCGCGTCGTTCATCTACGAGTTTGGAATAAAGATCTGCTTCTCGGCGAAGCACGCCCTCAGGGTATACGCGGCGGTTGCCGTTTTCAACTCCGTAACGTTGCATTACGCCTGTTAAAAAGGTAGCCTTTCCTTCTTTGACGAGCTTTTTCTCAGCTTCGGTAAGAAAGTCTTGACAGACGCCTCCATCGCAAAGCTCATAAAATTCTCTTAATAAATATTTACTCATCGTCACGAACCTTTGCAGCAACGTCTAACTGGCTGTAACATCCACTTGTGTGTATATGCGCTTGTTTTCATTCGTATGATCTCCCAATTTTAATTCCACTATCGTCTATAATCATGTTGAGAGCATAGGAAGTTCCGGCGCTCAAAGACCCTAAAAGTAAAAAATTAACAAAATTATAGTCAAAATTAAATAGTTCCGTGAACTTGTTTATACCACACAGAAATACGCCCACCCAAAATCCGGTGCACATACAACAGTGCAAAAGCTCGCAGATCCAATCTGATTTGGCTGAGAGATATTCTCTTGTGGGCTGCATAATACGACTATACACGATTATAGACGTCATACCATAAGAGCATAAAACAAAATATAGAAGAGCCATCTATTCCTCGTAACGATAGAAAGAAGTCATTCCATAGGGGCCACGAATATATCCTGGGCGTAAGGAACCCTGTCTCTCTCTTTCTGGGACTTCTCCTAAGTCAGTAGAATCCATGTCATCAGGGTCGGTAAGATCATCCACCCATTCCTCTTCTAGGTCATGATATTTACGGAAATACGGCTTCTCTTCTTTAATAAATTCAGTTATCATTGAGAGGACCACCTGGGGAGCACTTACCCCCTCTTCGTTTGGTGTGGCAATCGTCCCTTCGATCGATCCGTATACGGCGCCGCCTCTTACAGTTTCGGGCATAATAACCCCTTTCTTGCGAAGAAAATAAAAGAAACGGTCTTGAGTGGCATAAATTCTATCTTCCATCAAATCTTTAGGAAAAGTTATAACCGTATTAGAAGAGGGGACAATTACAATATCAATATCCTGGTGGTCAAAAACCATCAGGTTACCATCCAGTGTGCGGCGAGCATCTAAGCGTACGCGTGCTTGTATTTCCTTTTCCGGCGTTTCTCCGGAAGGTGGAGCCTCATCGGCCGGCTTTCCTACGGTGATATTAATTGCCATCAGATGTTATCTCGCGTGCTAGACTTTGAATTTTAAGCACCTTCTCTACTAAAGGTTTCCCAATTCGCTCATTTTTAAAATTATTAAGCATTTCCAAAACTTTTTGAGTTTTTTCTACCATACCTTTATCTGTACTAATTTCGTCCGTTTTAAGTGAATCGTTTACTAACTGCTTCAGGCGGGAGATCTCTTCATTAAGGTATACCTTCAAATCAATGCCGTTGTCGGCAAACGATGCGATATACTTGGAGAGAAGTGCTGTTTGCTCTTTGAACAATGTCTGTGTGTATTCCGTATTGAACTTCTCTACGAAAGTTTTAAAAGTCAAATTATCGATGGGCTGAAGGATATCCTCGTTACCGGGCTTAGAGGCCAACTTCTGTATCAATGTTTCTTCTAGAAGAACGCGCTTCTTGATCGAAGTTTCGGAATTAAAAAGTTGGCTAATTGTTGCCAGAGTTTTATAATTGGGGAGAAAACCCGAGAAAAAAGATTTACCCAAAGATTTATTAATCTTATCAATAATATGACTTTGTTCGGTATAAAGTTTTTTATGATCTAACTTTTCATGCAATTTACGAATTTCAAAAACCATTTTTTCTGCCACGTGTGGCTGTAAGTCATATGTCTCACAGAGGGTCTCGTAGAGCTTAAGCTCTTTGGCCATCACAGTATTTCTAGAGAAGTGCTCTTTAACAATAGTAAGAACAGTGTTCTTCATCTCCTTGTTTTTATTTACAACAGCTTTTGTCAACTCTCTCATAAGCGCCTCATAAATTAAGGCGGTATTGCGTTTTTTATTATGCTTCGATTTCAATTCTTTTTCTCCTCTAATTCCCTGATAAGTTTTTTCACTTCGAAGTTCGTCTTAAGAATATTCTTCTCCCCATCGTCATAACTAGTTTCATCACCTTCGGAAATCCCCTTAGTTAATTGGCTCACGTCGGTGGTGCCAGGGAAGAGGGTGTTAATGGTAGTCGGCGTCTTGCCCCCTAAACTACGCATATTTTTAAGTCTAGGTGCGGAGGTCGACCTTCTATCACCCCCTCGTTGGCTTGCTGGTGTGTAAGTCTTGCCGTGGGAAGACCTTGTGGAAGTCAGTTTCTTGCCGTCGGGCCCGCGAACCACTATTTTGTCAGACCTGTTGCCAGGTGACGCCAGGAGTGGTGAATCTTCGTCGGGCTCTTCGGCATCAGGTTCGGGCGTTTCGGCTCCGGGTGTCTCGGATTCGCCGCCTCCGCCCAAGTCGGCGCCAAGATCTGCGCCGAAGTCTCCACCAAGATCGCCGCCTAGATCAGCGCCTAAGCCACCACCGCCAGTGGCGTCGACAGAAATTTCCGTTTCAGACTGAAGGAGCGCTTCAAACTTTCTATCATGGAACAGTTCTCTTTGATTTCGTAAAAATTCCTCATGAGATACATTAAAAATGTTTTGGGCAATCCATCGTTTACTAAAATACCCTTCGGTTGCGGCAGAGGCTATAGTAAATTTTTGATTGAGGTGTTCTAGTTCTTGCATCTCCGCGATTTTCGAAGGGTTGTTTAATTGTAGGGAAAAAGATAGCAAATCTTCATGTCGATAGCCCAAAGTGTATAAATGAATAATGCCCATTTTTTCCAATTCGGCGACAACGGCGCGTTGTAGTCTTTGCACCGTGCGAGAGAAACGCACATCTTTTTGAGAGAGAGTTGTCTTATCTTCATCGCCCCCTTCCCCTCTAAACAAATAAGATTGAGGAATTTTCAAGGCTGCAAAGAGCTTGTCTTTAAGATATTTGATGTCGTCAATATCTCCAGTGTAAGTTCCGCCGGGCAAAGTTTCAACCTTCGAACTGACTGTTCCGCGGACGGGTATGAAGTAGTCTTCTTCGATGCTCATCGGGTTATATCGTAGATCTACGCGGCCTGTATTGGAATCCACAACTTGATTTCTTTTCATCTGGGTCATGACTTTTTGCATATATTGTTCAACGTCATCGGGCTGCACCGCACCAACATCAATATAAAATACTCGACGCTCGGGGGAGCGAACAATGCGATAAGCCATTACCGCATCTTCCAACAAATTAAGTTGTCGGAATATTCGTCGTGACGCTTCTAAAACAGAAGTTCCGTATGGGGTATATTTATTGTTGCCTAAAACACGAAAATGGGCGATCTGCCAATTCTCAAAAGTAAGGCCGCCTGAATTCCATTGAAATTGGACATAGCTAGGGTTTGTCTTATCTAAGCCCTCTAAGCGCTCAATTTCACTGGCTGGTAGACTAATAACATTTGAGATGCCCTCTTTCTCATCTATATCCATATAAAGAAAGTGATCCCCAAATTTGCACATTGCGCGGCACCAGCCAAACAGATTAAACTCAATATTTAATATGTCGTCGTAAAGATGTACTAATATTGCTTTGAGTTCCTCATTGGGGCAATTAACGTTAAGAACTTTATTAAACGCGTTGGAAGTAGACATCTCATCCGCATAAATATCAATCGCAGACGCAATAATGGGCTCGTACTCCATTTGGTCAAAGTCGCCATATCTCTCAACACGATTTTGATTGGCAAGAATATTCGAAGTAAGATTCTCGAAAGGATCATATGACGCCTTTTTAAATTGCTGACCAGTAGCGGACTGGAAGTAATACTTATCTAGCTGTCGCCTCTTTTCTCTTCGGGGGGTTTGGCGCCTATAATTTGTAAGCGGCCCCGAAAAAATTCGCGTCAACCTTTTATATAAGGATGATTTAGGGTTTCTGTTAGTCTTTTCGCCTGGTCTTGCCATCGTTTATCCTTTGAGGACCCATATAAAGTCCTTTAATTTATCTACTTCTTGCCTAGCTTTTCGTATATCTTGAGTTGGATTTTTATATCCGTGCATTCCGGGGATTGCTGTCGATAATGTGCTTTCTGTTCTGAACATTGATTCTAACATAGCTTGCTGATATTTTAAATCTTTTTCTATTTCCACAAACACCGTGTCCCGAATCCAGCACCCTATGGCAAAAGACATAATCAGATCGTCATGGTAACTTCGCATTGCTTGGGGGCGCCCATTGATCCATACAAAGGTTTTCAGTTCATTCCATAAACGAGAAGAATATGTGGTTACCATCTTGTTCCGTACGAATTCTTCCATTTTGGCTATAATCATAGGGCGCGTCTTTAAAGAGGTCGTAAACCCTGCAATAGCGGAATTGTTATATTCTGCCTGGCTCTGCTCAATAAATTCATGAGTGGATTTGATAGAGTGATATATGTTTGGATACTCGTGCTCTTTGAGTTTTTCTAAAACAGAAAACCCTACCGTGTTATTTTCGACGACGATCATACATTCGCCGTACTCTTTTCCTGCGTCAAAAAGGATATTAGAAAAAACGTCCGGGGTTACCTTTCCTTGATATTCTCCGACGATCTCCATTGTGTTTAACTTAAAAACTTGGAAGACAGAATAATCTTTGCCATCTCCTCTTGCAACGTCTGCCGAAATTAAATATTTAGAGGCCGCATCATAGTTCTCCCAAATCCAAAAATTGCGGTCGAAGCCGGTTCGATACTTAGGCTTTTGAATCAATTTTTGAATACGTCCAATATCATCCGGATGAATAACTGTTTCGCCCGAAGTATTAAAATTGCACTTTAACTCTTGTGCGATTTGTCTCCGGGACATATTTTTTGTTTCTTTTTCAAACCATTCCATATCACGATCAGGGTGGGTGTCCCACATGAGAGTGGTTGGAAAAAAATCATTAGCCCCTTGGTCAGCTTCCGAAAACGTTTTATGAAACCAATTTCCCACTCCATTTGGGGTGGACAAAGCAATACAGCGCCCACCAGTAGACAAAGTGGGGTAAAGACCGGTCCACAGAGCATCTAGACCTTCCACGTGGGCAGCCTCGTCAATTACTAAAAGCGACAGCGCTTCGGAACGACCGGCGTCCCCCGATGTGGTCGATGCTTTAATTTGAGAACCGTTGGAGAGTTCAAAACTATTTCTATTATCTATAGAAACATTGGCAATCTGGATCCAGTCTGGTAAGTTTTTAACAATGGCTTTTACCTTTTTTACAAGGTTGGCGGCTGTGGTATACTTGGTTGCCATCACTAGAATATTTTTATCGCGGTGGAACATCATCAGCCAGGCGACATAAGCTGCTGTTATTGTTGATATCCCCAATTGTCGAGCTTTCAGAATAACATTAAAACGGTGAGCCTCATAGTTTTCGATTAGGTCTTCCTGATAATTATAAAGTTTAAAAGGAATGAGGCCTTGCATCGGGTGGGATATCTTGGCGTAACTATTTATAAAATACGAAGGATCCTTCCCGCATTTAATAATTTCTTTGGTAATCTGTTGTTTTGTTAACTGAAAAGACATACACTTTCTTATTCTCTTCTACACCAAGCGATCATTTTTGCCCAAAGACAGCCAATCTCTGATCGCCTGGTCCAGGCGATCTTTATCGGAAGAGGCGTTGACTTCTGCAACCCCGGTTAACCCACCAATAGTATAATTTTGTTTCGCGACAACCCAAGTTCGAAAGGTGTTCAGGTGTTCTACTTGAATGTCCGCTTCGCCATCACGCGTTAAAGTTAACGCGTCTCCAGTAATCTTTTTATACTCTCTTTTAAGATAGTTTACAATATCGGCTAGGTGTTGATCGATGTCGCCCTCGAACTTGTTGACCTTATGTACGTCCTTAAGTTTTGATTCGGAATGGTAGGTGAGCATCAAGGTTTTACCTTGGACGCGCACGTTATACCCATCCATAATCCTATAGTCTAAATTAATGTTTCCTTTGTCCCTTTCCAGTCCGGCGTCTTTTGTTTCACCGTCGACTACTAAGTTGGGATCTTGAGAGCCATCGTAATTGAGTGCGGCGGCTTGTGAGATGCCTTTAATAACATCCATAATGTGTGCCATGAGAATTCTCCTAAATAACGTTACTTTGTAAGTAGTTGTCTCAATCTAATTCAGTCTTAGATCTTATAAAATCAATAGTATAACACCGGGCGCGACCCAGTAAGCATAAAATTTCTTTTTTATTAAATCCCACAATTATGGTATTTTTAATAATAAAAAGTGGGACTGCGTTGAGTTCGCCCTTATACCCAATTTTTTTTGCCAAATCAAGAAGTTCTTGATATTGTTCGGGATTATTCATATTTTTCTCGATATACGAAATTCCGAGTTCATCGAGGAAGTGCTTAGCTACTTTACAAAACGTGCACCACGAAGTTGAATACATAATTACACTCACCGATTTTTGGTCGGTCGTTACTAATATGGGTTTTTCTATTTGGTACAGGTCGATCTCGCCCATTTCCTCTTCGGCCGCGGCCATATCATCAAGACCCTGCATTAGGACGGAACAAGATACGGGAACAATGATGAGGGCTAGAATTAAAACAAACAGTCGCCAACTACTAAGAATTGTTTTCATTTTTTCGTTTTTCCTCTATTTCTAAATCGAAGACCCTTTTAGTTACCTCTTCAAGGTGGGTGTAATCAATACTCTGGTACATCTCGCGAAGATTTGTTATTGCTTCTTTGAAGGTCAGTTTTTCTCTTTCTATATCAATACAAATTATGCACATTTACTCGCCCTCCGAATGAGATATACTGCTTGCCTCTTTGGAGAGACCTAACAAAATTCGAATTTCCTCTATAATATCCCCAAGATGCCCCACTTTATCAATAGATATATCTAAGACACCAGTTCCATGCATGGCTTCTAACTTTTCTCCCAAACTTTTGTCTAGAGCGGCAACATAAGAGTCTAGCGCGGGGTCTTGGCGGGGTGCGCCAAAGTCCACATCTACAACATCACCTTCTAGCGCTAAAGCTATTTCTTCCTTAATAATTTCTTTTAATCTTTTTGGATCTAATTTCATTCTTGATTTTCTCCTTGGTAACCCTTTTCGGCGGTGCGTTCAAGGACGTCCGCCAATTTCGGACCTTGATTAAGCATCTGCAGCCACGCTTGCTGTTGTACGTCTGTTAATTCTTGATAATGAACGACTGCTGAAGCTAGGGTTTCTTTAAAAACCTGATTAACTGTAGCTTCATCTATCTCCGCCAACAAGTCCTCTTTGAGTTCTCCCATATTGCGGAGGGCTGTGGCTACGTAAGCTTTTGGTTTTTTAATTCCTGCTTTTTTAGCCTTTTTGACTTTCGCATCAAATGTAGGCGCATTCAAGATACCGGCTTTTTTACTTACCTCTTCTCGAATTATTCTTTTTAGATCTTCTATTTTTAACTTCATCTTGTTCTGGTCTCCACCCTGTCTCCCACCGCGCTTCTCGGCCCTCGACATATTCCATATAACATTTATAACAACATCCGTATCTATTATTATACACATCGTCCTTTAAAGAAAAAGAGTAGACATCACACACAAGGCATGTTCTTTCTACTCGTTTATTAAGTAGTCTTTTGTCAACAAGAATATCATTTTCTTTGACTTTTTGATTTTTGTCTTTGTGGTGGTCTTCGCGACTTTGTTGGTCACTAAGCTGTTCTAAATAATCTTTTTCTTTATCTTCATCCCAGTTCTTTCTAGGATGCTGGATTGTTTCCTCCCCGTATTTTTTAGATATCGCCTGTTCTACCTGGGCTATATATTTTTCATCTCGCTTCATAAAAGTAATTATAACATCTTTTTCTTTATTATTAAAGCAAGATGCCCCATCCAAGCCGAAACCTGAACGGGGCATCTTTTTATCGGTTAGCCGGAACTAATCGACTTGTAATTAAATAGAAATTACTTAGTGTTGTTCTCAACTTTGGCGGCCAATTCCTTGACAGCTTCTACGAGAACAGCGGTAAGACGGGCATAGTCAAGACCGAAGTGATCGCCTTCGCCATTGCTGGCGCGGACAACCTCAGGAATAACCTGGTTTACTTCCTGCGCGATAAATCCGATATCGGACTTACCATCATTCTTCCAGTCGTAGCTTACGCCACGAAGGGACTTAACTGTATCAAGAGCGTTATCAAGCGAGTTGATATTAGTCTTGAGAGTCTCGTCGGAGTAAGTAATGTAGGAATGTGCTTTAACGGTACCATTGGTAGAATCGTTTGGAAGCACGAGGCCAGCAGCATTACCCCAAGTCATGGTTTTGAGCGAACCAGCCACTCTAACCTTGAAGTCTATTTTGGCATCTTCTTCTGTAGCCGTGACGTCAGTCTGAGTTACAAGAATCTTAGCGAGAAGATCCGAGGCACCACCAGAGTCATCAGCGTAGAAATCAATCTCGCCAACTTCATCGTTATCAGCAGGAGAAGCGCTGTTCTTGTTGAACTTAAGTGTAGCTGGATTTGCATCAGCGTTGGTGTTCTGAAGTTCAAGAACTGGCTTGTCGCTTGTGCCGCTATCAATCACAACGCTTGGCGAAGTAATTGCAACAGCGGTAGTTGCGTCAATGTCCAAAGTAGCTGTGGAGATCTCAACCTCGACGTCAGCGTCGATGTCAAGTTGTCCGTCAGCACTAGAGTTAACGAAAGTCGCAGTATCCTGGAAGCAAAGCTTGTTGGTACTATTCAGAGTGAGGCCTGTGCCATCAGTATGAGTAAGAGTTGTGTCTTGGTCATTACCAAACTGGATAGTAGAACTATCAGCAAGATAAAGGTCAGAGAACTCAAGAGCAGTGCTACCCAAAGTTCCGCCATCAGCGGCGTTTGGGAGAACGTTACCGTCAACCTTAACGTCACCGCCGGCTGGATCGAGAACGATGTCAGCAGCAGCAACCATCTTAAAGTCAGTATCAACATCAAGGTAGTCAGCGGCGCTGTCTACTTCAAGGCGGATTGCTCGAAGGTTACCACCAGCAACGCTAAGAAGGTCGCCAGTTTGAGTCATGGTGACATCACCACTATCCCAGTTGATTACTCCACCTTCAGCAAGGAAGAGGTCGGAGAAGGCTGTGCCTGCTTGACCTAAGTAAGCGCCATCATCGGCGTCAGGCACCATTCCAGTTTGGAAAACTGCTTGGCCGGATACGTTCATAGCCGCGTTAACATCCAAAGTAGTACAATCAATGTTTACGTCCGTAGTGGCAGCGATGTCAAGATCTGCTCCCGAAGAGCCGTTGATGTACTGAGTAGCATCATTGAACTCGATTTTGTTGGTCGAAGCCATGAGAAGCGACGTTGCCGAAGCATCAAAGCGGGCGATTTCGCCAACTGGGTTACATTCAAAGAGAATGTCATCGCCACTTACTGAAGACGAAATGGACTGCCCGGAAGCATGAGCCATGTTAAACTTCATTTGCAAAGTGCCGCCATCCTTTAAAAGAACAGCACCACCGTCGGCGTCAAGGATAACCTTGTCCGAAGCGTCGAGGTTGATGTCAGCGGCGTCACCACCAACAAGGTCTAAGTCAGCAGCAAGGGAAGCCGAAACTACCATCTTGCTAGAAGATTGACTGATTGCACCAAATTGTACCCCATCATCTTTGAAAAGAACATCAGCGCCACCAGCATCAAGAATGATGTCGGTGCTGCAATCCAAGGTAAGATTACCTGTGGAAGTGATGGAAATGGGTGTAGCCGCGATTGTGAGACCGGTTGTGCCATCGTGAGTGAGTGTGGCGTCGCCACCATCACCTAAAGAAAGAACAGCAGAGTCGGAACTCAAGGTTACGTCGTCAGCGACGTCGAGGTCGCCAGCGCATACGACTTGACCACCACCACCAAGTGTGATGGTGTTGGTTGCTGTTGTGGTCGCAGCGAAAATGATTTTATTTTCATCTGCGTCACCGATGATGTTGCCACCAAGAGTGAGGTTACCTGCGATAGTAACATTGGTTGGAAGACCGAAAGTCATTGTGGTTCCCGCGAATGAGGTTTCAACCTCAAGCGAGGTACCAGCAAGAGTAAAGGTATCCGAACTCAAGTCAATATCGCCACTGCCGGAGTCACCAGCTACGGTAAGACTATTACCACCAGCTAAGTCGACAATACCGGTCGATTGAGAAATATATAGTTTTGGAACTGTAGCAGAACCCGACGCGAAAATGCGCGGATGTGTGTTACCCACACCACCCGAAACATTTGCGATGTTTTCGTACTCAGAAAAAACTTGATAAGTTGTAGACATAAAAAACCCTCCTATGTTTTGTTTTTTATATGTTTTGGCTAGAGATGTACCTCTGCACCCCTAATCACTTAGGAAGTAGTCGGCAAACCCTCGCCACTACTAAATAGAGCACTGCGCTCTATTAAGAACAAAAAAACCATAGTTTTTTATTTTTTTAATTTATTAATTTCTCGCTGCAATAAATCTATTTGTTTTTGTTGATCTTTTATAGCTTCTATCAATATCGGCGTTAAGCGAGAATAATCAATTCCCAATAGCTCGCTCTGAGAGTCTACAATTTCTGGAAGAATTATCTGCATTTCCTGGGCGATAAGTCCCACCTCGGGAGACCCGCCCGTTTTTAAATTATAAGTTACACCCTGCATCGAGCGTACCTTTTCAATCGCACCATCAATGGGTTTAATATTAGTTTTAATTCGTTCATCTGAATAAGTAACATATGCCGAAGCCTTGATCTGGCCCGTCTGCGCGTTGTTCGGAAGAATAAGCCCATAGCTAGAATTTGGAGCTATCCCAATACCCACTGAACCTGCGAAATAACCTCCTTGAGAACCCGTCAATTGTGCCGTGATGGTCGTAGTGTCGGCTGCCGCGTTCCCCAAGGTCACGCTTCCAGAGACACCCAGAGTGCCGCCGACGCCAAGAGACCCCGTTGTGTCGATATAACCATTTCCGCTAGCTATCCAGCCGACATCATCCTCAAGGCCCGCTGCAGCTATAGTTATGGTGCCGGCACCATCGTCTGTTATCGTTATGTTCGAGCCGGTCGCAAGACTTTTAAATTGTAATTCTGTGCCAGACTTTTGATAAAAAACGCCGTCGGCTCCAGGATCCCCTACGTTTGCGGCAGTGTTGACTTCACCACCACTAGACGCGTCCGAATACTGGATGATCTTTTTACGTAATTTCCCTTCGGTATAATCGGCAATGTTGCCGACACCGGGACGAAAAGATTTAGCCATGACAATATAGTCTCCTACTTAAGAGCGTATGAGGCTCCTATAGTAATTAGTAGGCCGGTGCCAATGCCGCCTAGAAACCACCACGTAGTATTGTCTCTTTCTAATGCTAAGTCTTGTAAGCTCTCAATTTGACCATTCTTTATGGAGAGCATGGAATCATATTTTTTGTTAGCTGCATCCAGATCAGCTTGCAAATTGTCGATCGTAAGGCCTAATTCGGCTCGCAGTCGCTCTTCTAGAATTTCTAAGTTCAAACTATGTTGAGCAATCAAAGCTTCTCTCTGCGCAATCGTCTCGGCAACTGCGGCAGCATTATATAATATCCCACTATATGGTGCTGTATCACCCTCACTCAAAGGGGCAATCTGTGGGAGTTCTGCCATAGCCTGAAAAGGAAACAGCATTAATAAAAATATTGAAACTAGTTTAGTCATTATCTATATATTTTTTAAAATATCTTGTACTGCTTCTTGTGTTTGTGCTTTAAAAATCTTAAGGGCATCTTCTTTTTCAATTTTATGCTTTTTTAAAACTTTTATGAGATTTTTGACAGCCTTTTGTCTTTTCGCGTCTTCGCGAGGAGCAGAACGACGCATATGATAGCCTCCCCAAGCATTAATAATTTGTAAATCTCTATTTCCAATCGTATATTTACGTGTTTGAGTTGTCTGGACGGGAACTTCTCGTTCTGGAGTTTGAGCGGCTACATCCTGGGGTGCCATGGCGCCAAAGCCAGATAGTGTCCCCATTCCTAAAGCCAACTTCTGTTTCCAATTCAATTCATTAAGTTCCTCTGTAAGAAGCCCTTGTTCGAACTTTTTCCAATTCTCTAATATTAGTTTCATATCACTCATTAGGTTTCTCCCATATTTCAAATCCGAACTCTTCTTTAATTAGTTCGGCTAATTTATTTGGGTCATCCTTTGTTTCTTCAATAATTTCTTTAACCCGTTGTTTTTGTTGAGATGTAATTTTCTGGCTTTCCTCCTCCAGCTTCCTCTCTATAAGTTTCAAAGTGAGTTGATATTTTTTAAGATTATCCTCACGCTCTTTAATCGCTTGTGCGTGAGCCTCTTCTAGCGCGGAGACTTCTGCTTTGTGGGCGGCCCGGGCGTCTGCTAACATCTTTTTGGCGTTGCGGGTGTTTTTGCTAAAAATTGCATAAAGGAGAATGGTGTACACTAAAAGTGCAACAATCTTCCAATTATGTTTACACCACAACCACGCTTTAGCTAGGCCGGTTTTGAAAGCCAACCATGTCATCACCTGTTATCACCATGTTTCCAGCGACTGGCAATATCAGCCAAACCTTCAATGCCAATATAAGCTAGCGCAACGGCAACCCATTCGTCTGAACCTAATTTATCCATTGCCAAAAAAGCTGTTGCTGTCGCCCATACAACAAGCTTTCGTGAGGCCCAACGCTCCAGCCAGCGGTCCATGCGTGCTCTCGTTTTATCACTCATGATTTTCTCCTTGAGTTAATGGGATAAATAGCTTCTATTCTCCAAAAAACACTCATATTCTTCACAAGCTTCATTTAATTTTTCAAAGGCTATAAGGCGCTCTCCATAGGAAGCTTGATCATCATTTACAACTTGTCTATATTCATCTATTTCCTCTTTTAGCCTTTTAAACTTACGGACTTGTTTCAGTAACTGGTCCAGCTTCTGCTCGTACTTTTCGCGCAAGATTTGGTATTTGTAATCGTTGAGTTGTGCTGTGGTCATATATATTTTCTCCTTATTGGTTAATATATGCTAGGCCGTCGACTTTTTCAATTTCGATAGTGGTGTCGACGCAATCTTTGAGGGAATCAAGGTGAGAAATAAGAAAAACCGTTTTAAATTGGGTTTTGATCATATCAGTTAATATTCGGATGAACCCCTCCATGTTGTCTTCGTCAAGGGACGTCCCCGGTTCGTCCAAGATAAATAAATCTGGCTTGGGGAGATTTGATACACTAAGTAGCGCAAGCCTAATGGCCATAGCAGCAATTGTCTTTTCAGCACCGGAACCCAACTCGATGGGCCGGGGTTCGTACTTAGAGTGCTTAATATTGATCTCAAGTTTTTTATCATTAGTCTCAAAGAAGACCTCAAAATCAACAATGTTAGATAAAATCTTGGCAATCTCCTCATTAATGACCGGTAACTTGTTTTTAATGATATCATAGGGAATTCCATCTTTGGAGCGCATGCACTTCTCATAAAGGTCGTAGGCCGCATAGTCTAGACGTAGTATCGCAAGTTCTTGTCGCTGGTCTCCGAGATTTTGTAATCGCTGTTCAAGGGAGCCATGGTTCTTATGAAGTTGTAGAAGTTCTTCTTCGCATATACCGAGCAGTTGCTCTTTCTCTTTTATTTGTGCGCATGTTGTTTTTTTCTGACTTAAGAGTTTTTCCAGATTTTCAATAGCTTCGCGATTGTTTTCATATTCAAGCAATTCCATATTAAGTCTCTCAACAGCCAATTGATTTGTGATAATCATATTATTATTTTTTTCGACAATTAGTTGGAGGTCTGAAATTACACGTTGTGTCTTATTTTCTTTATCAGCGATCTCTTCGTAACGTTCAACATATTGTTGCACCTTGTCGGGCTGTAGAAACTGAATTTTAGTTTCGGTCTCCGTTGAATATGTGCCTATTCTCTTGATCGCCTCTTCAATAATGTTAACGGTATTCGCCGATTTGTGGGCGTCCTTAATAAACTTACAGTGAGAGTACTCGCTGCCGCATGGAACTTCATCTAACAACGTAGATTTCTTCTTAGCTGCTAATAAGTCTTTGTCTTTATGACGTTTTTCGTTGTAAAGGTTATCCAGTTCTTGACGGTGTTCTTTGATAATCTGTTGAGTTTGTACGAATTCATCAATATCAAATACTGATTTAAGCTTGCGGACTTTTTCCAAATAAGCCTGGTGATCTTTAACCTGAGTATCACTAGCGAGATTTGCGCGAATAAGTTCTTGCACTTCGCGCTGTTTCGCCTCTAAAGAATTTTTAACTTCTTCATAATTTATAATTTCTGCGGGGATGGAACTAATTTTATTTTTTATTTCCGCGAGGATATTTTGTTTCTTGCTGATTGTGCGCTTTACAGATCCGCAATATTTCTTCTTTTCCTTAGTAACTTTTTCGCTCTCTGCGATATCGGCTTTTATCTCTTCAACTTCACTATCAAACTCTTTCTCTTCCAAACGTTTGATCGCCGACCTAATATCGGTGCATTCCTCTTTGGCCAATTTATATTTTTTATCGAAAATTTCTAAATCCAAAAATTTAGCCAAGATCTCTTTGCGTTTTACAGACCCTTCTTTAATATAGGAAAGGGAATCAGTCTGAGATGCCATAGATGTCAGCAAGAAATCGTCGAAGGTCCCGAAAATCTTACGGATTTTCTTGTCCGTATCTTGCCGACTTAAACCGTTTAGTTCTTGTTCGTCCCCTGTCACACCATCCTTTCGGGAAAACCCTACGTTAGTTTTTGCTTCTTTCGTGGTTTTGCCGTGCAACGTTCTTAGATATTTTTCTGAGTTTCTATCGATAGAGTAGAGTTTATCCCCCACCCATATATTAACTCTGCCCTGACAGTATTCTTTATTCTGATTGATCACATCAAGATTTTTTCTGTTGTTCTTGGACGTTTTATCAAACATCGTGTACAGAATACTGTCGACCACGCTCGATTTACCAGAATAGTTTTTTCCGAATATGCCAACGATGCCCTCAAGGTTCCGAAAGTTGATTTTGTTGCCTTCCCCGTAGTTAAAAAGATTATCCCACTCTATAGAATCAATCCTCCAGCTTGTATTGCGAATAACATCCTCTTCTTCCTCAACGACGGTGTTAAATCGCTTGTTCAAATCAAGAACTTTATCCAGAATTTCCTCCGAGGGGTCGTAATCCTTCAAGTATTCGCGAATGAACTTTTCTTGGACACCAATATCGCGAAGGTCTTCTTGAAGCAAATTACTTGTCAAATTTTCTACATTCCCTCTATTGCCAGTCGCCTTGTTCACAAAGGTTACCACCTCGGGCTTGAACTTCGTCTTGGCTACCTCCACAGCTTTTTTAAGAACATTTAAAGAGAGATTATTGCGCGATACAACACGCAGCCGGGCGTTCGGAGGCACCACAGCCTTTTTAGGGATTTTGCCCTTGGGGGTAAGTTCTACAGTAACGAAGGGTTTGGGATTGGGAACAGCAACATGTTCGCAAGTATAGTTGTCTTTATCTTGAATATCCCAAACCAGATATCCTTTATCATTAGTTTCTCCATGGTTTTGTTGGACTGTCGAACCACAATAACGCACTCGGCCGTCGTCGTCCAAGATCTGATTAGTCTTGTGAATATCCCCGAGAAACACATAATCGTAATTCTTAAAAATAGAGATATCATTTTCCCCGTATTCCATAACCCAATTTTGGTCCGTCTTGCAGCCGCTAATTGAGCCATGGTGAAGTGCAATGTTTATTCGATCTAGATCAGCCGGTTCTTTCCAATTTTCTTCATCAAATACGGATAAGACATTTAAAGAAAAGATATCATCGATGTGCGTCTCCCCGGATTGTTTTAAGAAATGAAGCTGCGGGTGGTTGAGCGCTTCTACAATGGGGGTGATGGCGTCTTGCCGGCTACTATTTTTTAAATTTCCGTCATGATTGCCGGGAATTACATACGTCGGGGCGATGTCTGCTAAATTCTTCAAAAACCATTGGGCCATGTCAAAATATTCAGGGCTTAATTGGGTCTTGGTATGGGCGAGGTCACCGCAATGGATAATGCAATCCACTTTTTCTTTCTTAAGATTTTCGAATATTTGTGTGAAGACCTTACGATATTCATGGTGGTACTTCAGATTCCGGATGTGGGTATCTGCAATGTGGGCGAACTTCAAAATTTCTCCTAAATTTTTATTGAATCCAGCGCGTGGTCTATCATAAATGTATCAGGGCTCATGAAAATAGCGTTTTGTTTTCTCTCAGAGAATTCTTCTTTCGACATTTCTCCGATGTCCTGATACCCGGATGTATCGATTTTGTAAACCTCTGCCCCGTAAGACAGAAGTTTATGGATAATATTAATAGATTTTTTCTTTGCATCCTCATCCAGAGCGACGAAAACTGACGCATCATTTTTAATGATTTCTTGAAATAGCAAGCTGTTAACTCGTAGTGTTGATCCCAGCATGGGAATTGAATTAGGGCCGGCGACGATCGCATCAAAGGCCCCTTCGACTAAAACGACGTCTTTATTCCAATCCACAAAGAGATGGTTAAAAATAATGTCCCGGGAGGCCGAAGGGTTTAAATATTTTCTCCAGTCGTCAGTGAAGCTACGAGCGATGAAGTAGTTCACGCGACCTTCCATATCAAAAGAAGGTACAATTATTCTCCCTTCGAACTGACCGCGAAGACAATAGCCTATTTTCCATTTTACTATATCTTCCTGTGTAATATTACGATTTTTAAGATAATTGAGGGCTCTCATAGACGAGAGTTCTTTGTTCCCTCCAGTTAGTGTAACAAATTCTTCCGGAAGAGTCAAGTAGTTTTTTATATTTTTTTTAACAATATCGTCAAAAAGCTTATCGAACTCTGTAATATCCTCTTTACCCGATAAGCGGTCCCAATCCTTAAGTTGGGCATAACTACCAAATCTTTTGATGACGCGGCGGATTTTACGCCCATGTACATCACAGATCCAGCACTTGTATACATCACGCTCAGTATTTACTGACATCTTCCTTTTATGGTGACGGCAATAAGGACAATAATATAGACGTTCCTCGTTAGAAACAAAAGGTTTCCCGAGGATATCTTTTAAGATTTTATACTTTTCCATCCGGCCTTTGCAATAATATAAGCATCTGCTCTATCATAAGATCCTGGTTTAGGATTTCCGTGTCTCGTATATTCTATATTAAACTTATTTTCTTTGTCGAGTACAAAATTCAAAACAACTTCTTTTGCCTTTTTTCCTTTTTCTACTTTTATACCACAAGATTTTCTCGCAGTTGGCGCAGAAATATAGTGGGGAGGTTTAAGATATTCCCCTTGACATATATATGATACAATACCATTAAATTTAGCTAATGTCAACAATGTTTTTGCTGATGAAAAGCCTGGTCTAAAAGACAAAAGAGGTTGTTCGATAAAAACCTCTGTAATATCATATCGTTTTACTTGATACAGCCAGTGTATCATGTTTTGTATTTCTTTCCCTTTTTCGTATAAAGTGGGGAAATGGTTTTTGTTTCTTAGATCCCAGGCTTCGCAATAAACCAGTTCGCCGTCATCATTCAGAACCGTCGCTCCAACAATAGACGTAGATACATCTAAGCCCAAAATCATAATATGATTATATCAGATATCGATCTTTAATTTAAATGTAAAATCTCGAGTCGCCGTTTTTTTAATTGGGTTGGCCAATTTCGCAATTCCAATCAAATTTTTATTTCTATCGTAAACACCCACTTTAGAAATGTAAGTGGTTTTTGCGAAGCTCCCGGTTCCATTGGGAAAAGAACTGCTCACGATATTCTTAATTTCAAAGGTGGGGTCTTGGGTATACCCGGCTGAGCCACTCATAACGCCGTGCATAGAGCCCGAAAAGGAAGCGTTGGTATCTCCGGCTGCTGAAGCGGTGTTTGCGACCGTAAAGGTGGGGTTATTAGAGAAATTCAACTGCCCGCGGGGTGCATGTGCGAACATAGTCACAACGGGAGTATGGTTGGTGCCCTCGAATTCCATGCTATAACTAGAAGAGGGTATATTAAGAGAACCTGAACCATCGTTGGGAATTCCGGTGCCCCAATAAGTCCACGTGGGGTTCGTGGCGGCGGTTGTAGCATTATAAGTTTCAGTATGGGGACTTAGAGCCCATGAACCAGTCAATAATACGATGCCTTCATTGTAAAGTACGACGCCTGCGACGCTCCCACTCTCGAAACCGGCGTAGGTTCCGCTTACCTCAATTAAATTACCGTTTTTATAGATATCTTTACATTGTGCTGCGAGTGTCCCACTCACATAAAATTTAATATCCATTGACCCCTTTTTAACTCCGGATCCACAAAAAATAGAAGGGATGTTAATAAAGTTTAGTTCTTGTGTTCCCTTATCCCACTGTGCAGTTCCATCGGAAACATTTGCAGAAGCAGTATAAGCATATTGATCACTTAAATACGTATAATAATTTAATGTATTTTTCAAGGCATCAATGTGAGAACTGCTGACAGTCAGGATTTGGGTCTTGTTTAGTTCGGGTAAAAAGACTTCTTTATTAGCCAAAATGAAGCGAGACTGATTCGTCCCAAAATATTGTCTAGCAATACTTGCTGAGAGCGGGTAACTGGAGGTCATCCTTGTGCCGTAGTCAGTTGTGTTATAAGACCCCGTAGTTATAGTGGAAAAGCCCATGCCTGAGGACCCCTTTACTATGAAGGGGCGGATTAAGGAAATATTGCCGGTGCCGGTTTCCCAATTATAAGTATCTAAATCTTCTGCTCTATCAACATTGAGTTCATACAAACTCACACTACCAACAGGGTTTAACGTTACGTTAGTGGGGGTGATACTTCCGCTTTCATAAGGGGTGTTATTAAAAAAGACACTGCCACTATAAACCGTAAAGGAATTTCGTGGATAAGTCTTAATTCTGTTTACTAAGACGTCATCTCTTCCAAACTTATAGTACGACATCGCATGACACCGCGGCTAATAATCCAACCTTACTCTTAACGTAAGCTCGGTTTCTGGGGATTTCTTTAATGGTTCAGATATTTTGGCTGTCGCTAATAGTTCGTTATCAGCAGAATAGAGGCCTACAGCCGTAATATAAGACTGTGGCTGATCTAGTGTCGATTCCTTGACACGGATTTTACTGGCTGAAAGATATGTGGGGTTTGAACTATAGTTAAATTCATTATGATTTGCTCGGCAAAAATATACCGTCGAGTTTAACTCTGTAGTGTTGTTCCAATCATTGTTGTTCCAAATGTGTCGGAAAGCATCACAAGAGGCGCTAATAGCAGAGCCTGTCAACACGGCAACCAATCGCTCGGCGTCGGAGTTTGCGATACATTGAGCAAAAGAGGACGTGTGAAGAACCGCTATACCAGCTTGATAGAACAGAAGTCCGACGTTGCCCGAGAGTGAGCTAGACAGAATAGAATATTCACCAGCCGGAGAATCAGTATAAAAATCAGTAATGTTATTAGTAGTGGGGCAAGTGATTGTATCATTAGTTCCACTCATTGCTGATGGCCATTGGCGAGCGATATCCTTGTCTAGACTAAGTGTGAAGCTTCCTTTCTTAACTTCGTCTTTGCAGAGAAGTCTCGCAAAACTAACAAAGAAAACTTCTTTAAGTTTGCCACCACCAGGAATTTGAAATTCTTTAATGGCACCGGTCACGTCGTGGCCCATAAGTACTTGAGCCATTTGATTATAAATGTTAATCTTCTTGTCTTGCTGAGTTACATTAGAAGATGCACTCAAAGCCGAATTAGCTGAATATCCAAACGAGACATCAAATATATGATTTGCCGAAGAACTCAAATAAGGATAATCGTAGGTCGATTGGAACATGCCGTGAGAATAATTCTTTATGTTGGTCGTCGCAGTAGCGAGTTCACTATAAGTTCCGGAAACGATTGACCCCGTGAGAGGAATTGCTTCGTGCAACAAAGTCTTTGTTGCCGTAACGTCGTCGCTAGTTAATGGTTTGAAAGTAGTTGCCATGTTTTAATCACCTTATGAGTTTATCTTCAGGAATCTTACTGGGATGTCAATTCTATATCCCGTGGTTACACCTGTTACTTTAATCGTTGTATCAATATAATTCGTAATCGCTGTGTCACCGTTAACTCTTGTAAAGTTTGCGGTGGTCGAGACCGTTCCCATCTTTTCAAATAAAGTGTCACTGCGTTGGAGTTCTATAGTTGCTAAAAGTTTGAATTCCAACTTGGTTCCGCGGGGGCCGCGGATTGTTTCAGTGGCCTCGCTTGTGGTATCTGTGCTACTAATTCGAGAAACAAAGTTACCATCGGAACCGAGCGAAACATAATAAGTTGCGATCTGGTCGTCGTCCACAAATGATTTGCGGGCGGGTGTTCCAGTCGTGGATACAACCGTTCCCAAACGATCATCGATCTCCAGGAGATATTGTGTCTCTACCAAGTCTCTGTCAAGGGGGATTTTGGGATCAATGTCGGCGGTGTCCAAGCCCTGGTCCAATCGGATATGTGATCCGACCCTAGGGTTAATTCCGTTCATCATCCCGTTACCACTTGTAAATAGGCCCGGGTTTGATGTCGCATCCTCTAAGCGAGAGGTTGTCTCGTCGGAAAGAATAATGAACTTTTCATTAGCTTGTGCTGTGCGCTCGTTACGCTGTGTGTCTTTCATTGTCTCGTTCAATTTAGTAATTGGCAGATACAACAAGTCAGTGCGGGGGATAGAAACAAGTTTAGATTTCAAAAAAGAAGTGTTATTTGTGAAAGCTTCCAATATAGGGGTTTGCAAAATCTCCAAATCATAATAAGCGGAGCCACTTGGGTGGGCGCCCTTTGAATTGTTTGAATTGCGGAAAAGTTCATAATTAATTTCGTCATCTCCCAGTGCAAATTTTGTAATGGCGAAAGTACCATCCCCCTTCGCTAAGCGAAAGCGGCCCGTGTCGGTTAAAACTGCATCCAGAATGATGTCTCCTGAGTTATCTAAAAATCCCATATTTATTCTCCCGTGAATTCAAAATAATTAGTTATTCCTTTTAAATAGTCCATATTTTATAAAAAAACTAAAGGGTTACTAACATGTCTCCGTTATTTGTGATTGTTGCGTAGTCTCAACATTTTTCAAAGTGCACGACAAGTTGATGTCTAATTTTTTACAACTGTTTTTTGACGTCAATCTTATCTTAAATTTCTTGCTGTTGTCAAAGATACTTTCATCGGCCACCCCTAGTTTAATTTGTCCAGATTTTCCGCCAATAGTAATCTCCCCATTTTCGTTGGGTGTCACGCCAGAATCTTCCAAGTTCAACATTACTTGTTGCAGAGCCGGCTTTATTAATAATAATTTTCTTGCAGGGATAGATGTCTTCGGTTGGAGTTTTTTAAAGTCATAAAGTTTCATATCGAGGTAAGTGATTCCATCCGTCGAAACTAATTGTACCTCATGAATTGCAGTAGGATTGGAGATATTTCCGTGGATATCGGCCATCCTAAAAATATAATAATATTTTGTGTTAGGTTTAAGAGTATCACGAAATCCATCAGATGTTATGTCTTCTAATAATATTTTTTTATAAAATTCTGCATTTCTGAAATCTCCATAACTCTCGGGAGGCACTTCGGTCCTGAATATTTCAAAAGCTGATGGGGGATCATCGGACACATATTGGATTTTGTCTGTGGCTTTAAGAGTAAGTTCATCGAAAATTGTTTTTTGATTTTCGTAATATTTTTGAATTACTGGACCGTCGCTCTCTAAAATAGCAATCGGCGTTTGATAAACAGGGCCGCCCACTGTAGAACGGAAATTGATGAGCAATTTATTGTTGACACTCTTATAGGGGACCAATTCCACCTCGGGTGCCATCGGTGGTTTATTCCTAACAAGCATCTCCGTCGTATAATAAGGAAGTTCAAATATTTTCATGCATGGGTAAGAATCAGCAATAATTTTAAGGGAGGTGGTGATATCCCAATTTATGCCCCCTTCAGATGCGTTAGGCTGATCGGACTGGGCTACGGGGGACATGTTGTCGGTAGAAAAGCCAAAGGCGGATCCGCCTAACTGAGTTAATATTTTGTCGACTGCTTGTTCCATTTGAGCCGCGGTCCCACAGGTATACGTGTCACCAGTAAGACCATTTAATTCGAAACCTCTATAGTAATACTTGGTACCAAAAACCATCCGCTGAGCATATATATTATACGTATACATTTTAGATTGCTTCACGCGAGTATCTATATAATGTAAAAACTCCATTTCAGAATCGACCGCGCAATAAAAGTTACCTTCGACTTCGCCCGTTTTTTTATCAATCTTCTCAATTCTATAACCTATGGTTTCGGAAGTCGCTTTCGAGGGTTTTTTTAAAATTTCCCCTAAAGTGCGCGTAGATGTCACAAATTTTTCAAAGACATCACTATAACGTGAGTTAGTATAAAGTTTCTGGATTTCCGATTTGGAAAACGTATCGCTTGCATTGTCTCCGAGATCCCCAGTTGCAACAATAGGCAGGTTACGCGGATATTTACTTTGGTAAGCCGGGTTCGGACTCTCTCTTACCCCATAATAGTCTTCACCAAACAAAGACCCGTAAAGTAAAAATTTCATGAAATCTAAACTATCATAGTCCAGAGCGTTTCCCGTTGCGGCCGCATATCCCGGAGAGCCGGGATTTAATATAATCAAGCTGTATTTATCCCAATCATTCGAAATGAGGCCTTCTTCCTCTTCCGGAAAGCCTTCTAAATACGACGGATTAAAATTATGAGTAGGGACTTTGTACCCGGCAGCACGCTGGAGATATTTATTGTAAACTTTTAACAACGCTAGTTGCAAGGAGCCGCCCATTTTGTTAGGGCCCCGTCCGAGAAAATCTGCAAAGGGGACCGGCGTGTGGTCGCCTGTGGCATTGTCCCCCATTCCATTAATGACCTTATATGGGGACGCCTTAGGATCTTCCAACTTTATAACAAGCGCGTTGTACATGGGGAAAAGGCTCTTCTTCTGTTTGGCGGTGCTTAAAATGTCTTTTATTCCCGAAGCGGGAGTTAACAACAAATCGCGAGTATTATATAAAGTAGCATTTAATGCCGCAGGGCCGAAACCTGGTTCATCAACATCCGTTAGATATTTGGAACTTAAAATACAAGCCCACCGTTCAAAATATTGCCCGAAATCTCTTTCTCTTGTTTCCCCGATAGCATTCCGATTAATTTTTTGTACGGACCCAGGAACGTTGGGCTTGCCAGTAAGAATGTCCGTAAACACTCCCTCGACATTTCCATTAAGGGTTAAGAAGTTGTGGTAGACGTCAGTCAACCATTCCCGACTCGGGTTTTGCTCATCAAAGTCAAAAACCCCATTTTGCATATTGAGTTGTCCAGTGGATGGGGATGGGGAGTATTCCTCTGCGATGGCGATATTGATGTCTGGTAATACCCTTTCTGGAACGATTGGTGAGTTGATGGCCTCCTCATAACTCTTAATAAATCCATTATATTGTGCCGTCTCTTCTATGGGAAGGGCCGATGCGCCAAATCCGTCTTTGGAAGAATTGGGCGTAGGGAAATTGGTAGTAAAGTCATAAAAAGGCTTATTAAGTTGTGGCAAGAGATTAAAATAAAGTTTCCGGAGAGGTTCCTTAAGTTGTTCTTTGAGTTCCTCTATATTGGGATTATCCGCAGATGTTGTGCGTTGGTTAATCACATAAATCTCTTCTCGGACTGCCAGTGAGTTTAAATTAAAAGAACCTGTTCCTACAGTATTCAGGTTGTCCTCGTAGATTTGCAAAGTTTTGTTAAACACTCCAAACTGTGCTAGCTCTGGACCCCAAGCGTGTTGGAGCCACTCAGCCTCCGCCTGTGCATAAACCTCATCATACTGTTCTTGAGTATTTTCCCACGTTCCTGCATCTTGCAGACTTACTATCTTTTGGAGGACTATTTTTTGTATATGACCGCCTGATAGGCCATTTTCGACGCCCGAACCGTAGACATCTGTAACAATTGGGCTAAGCTTGGTGACGCCGGTTGGGAGCGGCAAGGACTGGTTAACACTATTGATACGTGTGTTTTTAGTAGTAAAATTACTATTAGGATTGTTTTGAAGCAGTTGTTCGCAATTGGCCATGCGCGTTTTTAAATTATAGAGGAGATCATCCCATGATTTATTTTTTTCGTATATTTTTTCCCCCGTTGACCAAGGCGTGTCTAATGGAGAGGGTAAGGTTGCAGGTCCCCCACCAGCTTTATATGCGGCCCATTCTTGATCAAAAGCTTCTGTTTTGACGATGGTTTCATTAGCGTGTGGTACCTCAGTATAATCTCCGGGTTGAACCGTAACGAATTCCATGTCGGGGTGCCAGTCTTTAGGAAATAAAAATCGTGTAGGGCACATAACAATACTATCATCAGTAATTGCGCCGGGTGGGAGCGGGGTGCCTTGCAAATTGGGACCATTTAAAACCGCTATTTGGTACCAATCATATTCGTTGGGAGAAAAAACCAACTTGTCTCCGGTGGTCAACACATAAGATGTTTTGTTTTCGAGCGATTGAAATTCAGGCGGTCTCGAAGTTGCGCGATATTGAAAGTCTGCGGCTAGATCCTCATCAATATCATTAACATAGTCGGTGTAGGCTATAGCATCATTTGAAGTCACACTCGACCAAAAAGCTCCAGTGAACATTCGAACGGGGTCAGATGGCAAATAAGCGCCGCCGGCGGCGCCCTTTACTTGCATAAGAAACTCTAGAAAATTTACGCCAGTCGGAGTTTCTTGTTTAAACCACTTTAAGAGATCTAGTCGACTATAAGTCCCATTCCAAAATACATCCTTACCAGGAGTGGCGGGAGCTTTTTCTGCCTCCGCGGTCACGTACTGAATATACATGTCTAGCATATCTTTATCTAGGACTAGGGCCTTGCTGTTAGGTGCATCATAGGCGTTCTGAGTTAACACTGTTGTTTTATCTGCGGGAATGGGGTTCCCGGGAGCCCCTATTCCACCTTCGCCGACAACCTTAGCGGAACCGCCGGGGCCACTGAGGTCTAAACCTGCCGGATTAGCTACATTTTTGCCCGGGCCGGGTGTTGTTTCTGGTACTTTAGGTACTTTGTTGGCTTCATTAAAAGCATCCTCTATAGCTTTTGCTGCTGCCGCGGCTGCAGCGGCAGCTTGCATTCCCTCTTCTTGTGCTTTGACTTTTTGGCTTTCGGCTTCCGAAACCGCTGTCGCTGTTGTAGTTCCGTCCGTTGTATTGGTTTTAGCCGGGGCGGCCGCACCAGAACCCAGGCCTGCCGCTTGATTTCCTTTGGTGTCGCCGTTAAGGTCAAGGTTACCTCGTTTATTGCCACCGCGCGGCGCCGGTGTTTTAGGAAGCGGCTGCGGTGGAAATGGTGGAAATGTTGGTGGGAGATTAGCCATTATTAATCCTCCACCGTAAATACGGTATCGATTTGCATGTTTTTATCAAAGGGGTCATCGAATATTCCTGCTTTTTTGTCTACCAGCGGTCTCAAGCGGCAAAGGTCACCCGGAATTAATTCCATCGGAGAACTCACTTGTTTATAAATAGCCTTCTTTGCTTTTTGCAAATCTCCAGCGACTGTTGCATATCGAACAAACTTTTCAATTACCACAGGCTTCATCTGTTCTGAGGCCTGTTTCCGGGGATTATAATTATCAAACAATTTTTGCAAAACTATATGTGGATTTTTACCTTTGTTTTTAGCCCGGCTCAATGCGGCATCCAATTGAAGTTGATCTCCATAATTTAAAGATCCTGTCATATCGGTGGTTTCGTCGAGAACCGAAACATATTCGTCGGCTTCTCGTTTAGAATCGTATTGATAAATATTATCAACAGTTATACTATTTTTGCTTCCCCACTCTATTAATTTTAACGTTGCCGTATTGTCGTTAGTTCCGATATTCTCGACGCTACGGATTTTTGTAGCAACCTTGCTGTCTTCTTTGATCAAGGCAATATCAATATTAAGCGACGGGGGAATCGGGTTTTCTCCCAGTTCTTGTTGTAAAGAGCCCGGGCCCAATGGGATAGCCTGCGGGAGCAGGAATGACCCGGGGATGGTAGTACTAGGGCCGCGGGTGCTTTGGGCCACTAGAGGTGGTGTCAAGGCCGTCAGAGTGCTAAGGCTTACCGTCGACGGGCCAACATTCTTTGTTGAAACGTCCATATATTTTCTTCCGAAATTTTTGGGGGCGTTAAGACTTATTTTGTCTTCTTTAAACCACTTTTCCCTAACAATTGTTCTGGAACCCCTAGAGCCCTCAACATTGGTCGCCACCAAGTCACCTTTAAGAAACTTTTTATTTTGGCCGGCATTGTTCTTGCCCAAAATCTGTCCGACCCGGGTTAACAATTGTCGATTAAATTCAATGAGTTTGCTCATATTGGCCGGCGTCGTGCAGGAAATGTTAAGCAGTTGAGACATTTTAGTCACATTGATTGGATTAGAAGAAAACATGTTCAAAACTTCTACATGTGCTAACAGCGCGTTGGTGATTTTCTGTTGGTCTGACCGGTAGACCTCCTCGGCTGTGGAACTATATCTCCCCTGTTCCTTATTAAACATTCCTTTCTGTGTGGTTCGATCATAAAAAGAAGTAAACACATCATCGATCTCGTTTAATTGGCGATATTTTGGTTCTAAGACTGGAGCGAGAGGGTCTGTTACCTCTATTTTGAAAGAGTATGTATATGTGCCGGCAGTTTTAGTAGCCGCTTCATAATCGGTTCCGGAGAACATGCGAATTTTAGTTGTTTCAGTATTTCTTCGTGTTTCTTTTATTCCGCCAATCTGTTGCCGAACTCCGTTAACTCCTTCTGTTTCCATTATTTCTGTGTTTCGGCCTATTAAATCCGAAAATGTAGCCACCAGATGTGGTTCTTCATCAGGACTATTGCGAAAAATGCTTAATTGTTTTATTTGAAAGCCGCGCAATAGCTGCTCCTGCGTCGTATCAAAGTGTTGTAGAGTTGCGCCGCGGCTTATTTGAGAAAGCAGCGTTTCCATATCCAATGAAAAGACAAAATTTACTTGTTTTTCCAAGTCTCTCGTTAATTGAAAATCTATAAATATTGGGGCGTTTTTAGCGTGGAGTGTGTGATTATCTGTGCGCACCTCATCAGATTGGTACCACGCAGGTTTCCCGATATTATTTTGCGCGGCTGTGCGGGGAGTTTTAGCCTGTGAGGCCGCCTTAGGGGTCATCCATAAAGGTTGAATTGGTGGCATATAATACAACATATCCAACACACGTAGGTCTTGTACTAAAGGGTCCATAACGGCCAGGCCCCCTTGAATCACACTTTTATAAGCAGGGAAGCCGGCCGAAACCTTGTTCATCGTCGGAGAAGAGGACATGTCCAAAAACGGAACTACAATGAACATCATAAAGCTTGTGGAGGCCGGGGCGGTAAATAACGTAGAGGCCGTAAATGGGAGATCAATAACAATTTTCCCGTTAGTTGTGTTAGTCCGCCGTTGGAGGCGCGCGAGTTTTTGTTTTAAAACAGAGGAATCAACGCTAATAATTTCATGTTCATACCCGGTAGATTTCCCATTTTGGCGCGGACCTACGGCGCCAATGGTTGTAGCCGTTGTGGCTGTAGTTACGCTAGTGGGTGTGATCAGTTGATCTAAACTTCTGTAATGATTTAAAATATATTGGGCCGAGTGAGGTGACGAACTTTTAGGAAGGGCCCGATAAAGTTTTTCGTCTGTTATCTTCAGGACCAAATAATTCATGCTCTCGGCAATACCTTTTTTGTATAACCAACCAGTTGTTACCTTCTCTTTATTATTCCTACCAATAACCATTTCGCTAAAAAAGCTGACGCGGGCTTTAATATCATTAGCCCCTTTGCCTGCAATGGTAACCATTATATCTTTAACATTAGGTATGCTAGTTTCGCGATTTCCGGTGCGTGATAAATCAGTTCTACGCAAACCTTCGGGAGGAATAATTCGATTCACACGGTTTCTGTCGTTCGGTGGTGTCATCAGCAAACGTCTCCGGGATCTTCAGGATCAATGTCATAAATATCTTTAGGTGATGTATCCCCTGATAAATCCTGTTGTGTATCATCGCAAGCGATGATTTTGTCCGAGAGAGCATTTTGTTTTTTACTAAACTCATGTTTCTCGGGAAGTTGACACAAAATTGTATTAGGAACTTGTTCATCGGTCATAATATCAAAATAATATTCCACAGTGTCGGGATTGTCGGTATCTAATTCTCCAGAAAAATAGAGTTGTTTTAAAACCGTCTTACTGTTTTGAGTTTCTTCTACAAAAACTTCAATATCAAAATTTTCTGTCAAGAAATCTGTGTTCTTTTCTAAAATAGATAAAATGAGGCCGTCATCTTTAATTTGAATGGTGCCTCCGTCATCGAACTCCAAAGTCTCCTCAAGATCACCTAAAAGTGGATCCCAATCATCATCGTTAGGAAATGTCTGTTTGTTGGCGAGTGGGTTTTCAATGAGATTTCCCTGAGCATTATATTGTGTAACATAAGTTTCGAAAGCAATTGTAGAGTTAAGTTGTGGAATATTTAAATTTCTGCCGCCTGCACCGGTAATATAATTTTCAGAAGTATTCAATTCCCCGAACAAATATTGTACGTCCCACGCTGGTGCAAAGTTGCCTGATAATGCGCAGTTTCCTAGCGGCACCCCCAGAGCGTATTCCTTCTCACTTAAGTTTTGTGTCTTAATTTGCATATTCATACCGGCAGTATTATTAAAGTCGCTGTCGCGGAGGTTTTCCTCGATGCCTCTAAAAACATGTTGAGTATGTAATCGGGGAGTTTTAGTTTTAATTCGCGTCTCCGCCCCATTCTGGGATTCCGTAATCCCGCCGGCGTTCCCATCATATAAAATGTCATCATCAAAAAATGCATAATAAACCGGTTGCATTTTTCCTTGGGCCAACAGGCGCTTGCCAAATTGGGTAAGCTGAATATCGAGGACATCTTCTTGAGGGTTAAAAAATTTCATAGTCTTTCAATAATTACTCGGAATTATCCTTTTTTGTGAACTCTATTTCGGTATCAACCTTGGCTAGTTCCACCAATGAGAAGAAGTCATAAGGCCAGTTATAACTGTAATTTGGAGTTTTCTTTTCTCCGCCAACTTCGAATTGGAAAGCAAAACGGTCATCGTCGGTAGAATCTGCTGTCGCTGCATAGTAGTTAGAAGCGGCTCGGCGTTTAACCTTAAATATCATCCACTGAGTTTCCGCGGGGGGCGCTTTGCCTCCGAAGAACTCATTAGAAGTCATCTCGTGGGATATCGAAACTGATTGTTTTTCTGCTGTCTTGGCGATTTTGGGCATTAGATTTTGCCAAATATCAGAGAGATCCTCACGGTCCAAATCATGTGTAAATTCAAACATATACATTGCAAATGGGGAAATTTTAGTATCTGTCAAGAAATCTAAATGTGGGGGGATCACATATTTTTCCATCGTTTCGACCATATGAACAATGGAATCGCCCGGGATACGATTAGTTGTTTCTAATCTTTCAATTTCCCGTTTATTAGCAATACCTCGAACATACTTGATTTGTGATTTCAAAAGAGGAAAGAATTTTCTTTTTCCTTTCTTTTGCACAAAAGGAATAGCAACAACACATTCTCCAATCTCTTTTTTGCTCGCGAGTTCCCCAACTCGTTTTTTTGTACCTTCAAATCCGCACACGTCTAGAAGAGACCCCGTATTTGTACTTTCTAGCGTGTTGACCTTATCCGGAAAACTTTCTTTAATGCCTAAGAAAATGCCTGCGGATCCGCTTGGAACATAACCGTATTGTCCCCAAATAGTGGTGGCTTGGCTTCCTGACGAGTATGGAGTTTCTCCGGTTTCTGCTATATATTGTGATAGGTTATTGTTGGCCGATTGAGTGAAATTTAGAGTTGGGCATTCGAATTTTGGACTGATTGTCCACACATCGTATGAAGAATCCGACGCATCTTCGGCTGTGGATGCCACAAACTCATCGCCGGAGGTTTCGCCGGCCTCGTATGTAACTTTTTTGACACTCGTTTTGCCAAATAAATTTACTGAAGATGTCAACCTCATTTGTGACAGACCCGCGGTGTGGCCGTTGTCGGTAGCTCGTCGCAACCACTCCGTATCGTCATTAGCACTAGATGTAAATATAGTTTCTATTTTGCACCCTGCTAATATCTCGTCTAAAGTAAAAAATTTAGTTTCATTTTCTAGGAGAGCCTCATGTTGGTGTGGGGTAAAGGCCACGCGTGCTACCGCAGAACCATAAAAATAAGGGGGAGTAAAGGGGGCAAAAGCAGGGTCGGTGACATTTATAGATTCTGCATAATATCCTGGAGGTTTAAGTGGGTGAGACACTTCGCTGGAACTCACAAACTGGCATGGGGGGCCAAAAAATGTCCCACGATAGTTTCTGCTGCCCGTTACATAAGTGCGCATATCATCCGAACCAGTAGTTTCCAAAACAACAATATCGGTTAGCCCCTCGCTCATTACAAAATCCGAACTCTTACGTAGCTCTACATCCATATAATAAGTGGATCCCGATTGCATACTTTTAAAAGTTCTTTCAGGTTTAGAGGTGAGGTTTACAAACCTTGAATTATTTAAGAAAAATTGTGGAATTTCGGCTAAAAAGTTATTCATCGCCAGGGGATAGTTAAGCTTATTTTCTCCGTTCCAGTCAAAAAAGGAGTTATCTGTGGTTGGCCCGTATAGCGATGCAGTGGGTCTGTGTGGATATTGCATGTATATCGCGCTGGAGCCATCTGATGCCGAGGGTGGTAGATAACGACTTGGGTCTACCAAAGCTTCGAATGGAAGTCGATAATTGAATAAACCGCCCGCTCCAGACAAATATCCTAGTCCGGTGGAGGCGTTGGCGTCATCAACATTCGGGCCTAAAGTTCCAGAACCCAGTGATCCGGTTACGGTAGGCCAATCTACTGCAATACCACTCTTTATTGAGTTGTACAGGATGCCCGGAGCGAAAAATGGTTGCATTAAAGATATAAGACGTTCTGCGTCGTAAGATCCCGTTTTAGTCAATGATGATCCCGATATGTTCTCCCCAAACGACCGAGAGAGTTCACTGCCCAATTGTACGCTGCGGAGAACCGGATAAAAACCATTATAGGGCAATAATTTTTTAACCCCTTCGCACGTCAAAGTAATTTTATTAACTTTGTTATTTTCTTCTTTGAATTCTCCAAAATGTTTCATAAAGTCTGTATTACTATAAATTTGGAAAAAGTTTTCATTATAACTAGATGTCGGAGTGTCTGCGCTGGCTGATACCGCGGTTCCGTTAAGCGTTAGAAATCGATTATTAAAAGAAAAACCATTATCAATATAGTGATCCATATGTTCTGATATGCGGAATTCTGGTACCACACTATAGTTTTTACCGAATGTCCGGATGTCCGATGCGTAGTCCTCATAGGTATCGTGCCATGGCGCATTGTCAGACATCACATCAGCATTCCAAAACCCGCCGCTGGGGATAGTGGAGGAAACACTAGGGTTGGTGATACCTTGTTTGAGAAAAAGCCCGGGGTATTTTATAGTGTTGAACGCTGGGTCACCACGGAGCGCGCCGGCGCTGGAAGAGTATAATATTGCCCAATTATTAAAGTAAATATACGATTGAGAGGCCGTCAGGGGACCTTGCCAGCCGCCGTCCGCATATTGCCCCGAAGCTCCATAAGTATAGGGAAAGCTACTTGTGGCTGTAGCTCTCAACCATTGTCGCCACATAGAGTTATATAATTCACCATTTGGATATTGCCGTAAAATATACGGGAAACTACCGGTTCCGGTGAACCATTGGTTTGAATCCAAAGGCCATGCAGATAGGCCGAGCTTCCACATAGCCATTCTGTCATTCTTGGGTACATCCCCCGAGAGAAAATAGTTAAGCGAGGCTGAACCCACATACTGAGACAGTGTGGTGCCCATAGAGTTTTTAGCCATATTATTATTACGTACACGATAGGAAGGCGCGTTTGGAAAGAGCGGTGCGAGAAGGGGGAGATCGGTGACCCCACGAGACCGCCAAAAAGTATTCTGCGTTCCCAGAGTTCTATTAAAAGCTGCCGAACCACTTTCCTCTACGAATTCTAGACGGCCTCGAACTTTGGCTAAGTATGTGTTTTCTTCACGAGGGTAAACTGTTTCTCTATAAGTAAAGCTATTAAGAGTAACGTCTGTATTGTTTGCCACGCGATCTACAATGACATCATGTACTTGTTCCTGATTAGTTGGAACTCCTAAGCGTAAATCCATTTCCGCATTAGTCATGAAGTCCAAATTGTTGCCGTAAGTATCTCGCAACTCTACGATATTATTCATATTATCTTGAAGTTGGTGTGTCATTGGCTTAAACTTAGACGAAGCAGGAGGTACAGTGAACTTTTTGATGTCTCTAGCATACTTTAAAGTATTTTCTTTTAACTCTCCGGCATAATAACTTCCCTGCGGCCGAGGGCCTGATGGGAGTGGGCGAGTAACAAGTATATCAATAGTGTTATTCTTTCTTTGCTCTCGGACAATTGGATTATCATGACCGCGAATCTGTTTCCACGTAGGCCACCCATAAGGACCTTGGCGATGGTGAATAAGACCGTTAAGGAGTTTGGATCCCGAAATAGCTGTATACGAAGGATTAGAAGAGAGGGAATAAAGAAGTCCGCCTCTATAATTAAAGTCCGTTGACGAAGCAATGTTTTGAGAGGGGTAACCCCTCGTATTTGTACTCGAAGTAATGGGCTCATAGATGTTGGAGTTAAGTCCTACGAAATCATTGGCTAAAAAGCCTGTTAAGCCGGAGTTAACATCTGGCCCATACACACGCCCGGGAGTAAAAAGGGCGCTTCCGAGAGAACTTGCGGTGAGGAATTTAATGGGACTAGACCATCCTGCAATTCCGGCTGCACCAGAAACCGTTCCGTCATAATATCGACTATTAGATGTGTACCCTACTAATGGGTGGGTACCTACGTTTGCCCCACTGATTGAAGAAGTGATCCAGGCATATTGTAATTCGCTTCGGGGGATGGACACATTCATAAATAAATTATCATACACAGATGCCGTCACATAACGATTAGGATTAAATTCACTCAGCACATCCATGGCAGCGTTGCCAAATTTCATGATACGGTGTGTGTTACGGTTGACTTGCTGCCAAGAAGCTGTAGTATCGTAGTTGTCAGCTTGGATTGAGCCAAATTCGCTATCGATACCAAATTTGCCACAGTGTCGTGCTGTCAACACATTCAGGCCGTCATCGCGAGTATGAATTTCCGTATGAACATCGATGGCCATTTTATTATTGTCGTTGGCGCCGTCGGATCCAGAACTAGCAATTACAGTCTGATTCTTATAAGGTAACGCATTATAAACTGAATATTCTTCGGACGGTGTGTTCATATACCCTCGCGAACTAATTTCAAAGCCGCCGGGTGAGGCACAGCGATTAACGATAATCGACTCTGTTTTAGGTCGCGAGGGTAATTCGAAGTTAAGGTTTCCTGTCAAGAACGCAACTTCCGGCGTTTGAGAGGCTAAGTCTTCGGAATTATGAACAAACCATCGGTTATTTGCCGTACGGCTATTGGAGGATACCACGTCGGTGTTGCGAGAGAAGTTTCCAATTACAGTGGTTTTTTGTTGGGCAGACCCCGTAGCTGTCTTAAGATTTTTAATAACAACCGGGCGTTTCGTGCCAAGATTAATATCAGATCTTGCAAGATCCAGATTAAGTGTTCCGGATTTTGTTTTACGGGGCTCATAAATACTGACATCTGCGCCAATGCCGCCGGCTAACGTTGCCGGGGAAGCGCCTGTGCCGCCGGCAACAAAAGTTCCGACAACATCTGTGAACGTAATATCATTTCCCGCGGCGCCCGGAGCGGTCGCGGTCACCTTGAATTTATTCGTAGTGCTGCCTGCTTCGGCAGTGATCCCAGCAACACCATTGGTTGCGTCACCTGATCCTGCTCCATACGCAACAGAGTTTGATGGAGATGGAGTGCCGCCGCCAATAGCGATGATTATGCGGGCGCGGATGGCTGCAGCGGTTCCCGCTGAGCTAAATTCTACTTGGTTTGCGGTACCGGCAGATGGTGTTCCAGCCACCATTTTGATAGTTATGTCGGTTCCGGCGCCTCCAACTGCAGATGGAACATTAACTGTGAATTTGTCATTGTCGCTGGAGCCAGCCAGGCTCAAAACGTCGTCGCGGGAAGCTGCCACGGATGCGCTCAAAAAACTTGCAGGCCCGGATATTCTAAATCTTTCAGGACGAGAGTAGTTATTTTGGCTTCCGGAGGCGACAGGTTGTTTGCGATTTAAGAACCCTCCCTCGTTTTGTCGAGCGAATGGGCCTTGGAGGGGTGTTTCAATAGTGGCGGCGACGTCTTGTTGAATGTTGGTAAAAATTAGTCCCTGACTACTGCTATAAAGCGATGGGAAACTATTTGGCATCCGACTTCGTTTACTTCCCCACAGCCGGCTGTCGACAGATGGGAACACCTGCACCTTTGGAATAAGATTAATCGGAGTCCAACCGGGTGTTTCTTCGTCTGGTTCGGGGGTTGAATCGGGCTCTTGGTAATCAATCAAATTAATAGAATTGACTGAAAGGGTGGCATCCCTAACTGATGGGGCCTCTAGCGTCTGCTCCTTTTTTAAATTGGTCGCGCCGGCGTGGAGTACCACGTCTTTGTTCAGGGCAGACAGGCCGCCTCGTTTAGACAATAAGTTTTCCGCTTCTTGATTAGAGCTTTTCTTGGGAATATTAGATGAATGTCTTCCTCCCATGGGGTTAAACATCACTCGTCGAAGGGCTTCGCGGGTTTCGTCGACTGAAGTATTACCTGAACTAATAGCTGAGATCTTTGTGGGGTCCGCTGCTGTCTTCCACCAAACTGGGTTGGTGTTTTGACTGCCTTCTGTTGGGGACGCTTCTACAGTGGCGTGGTTCTCTCCCCAAGCAGTGCCATTATTCGAGGCCTCGCTTATGTTGTCAGGCTGTTTTGTTTCGAGTTTGGCCGCGGAACCCTTACCTCCGATATAGTAATCCAACATGGGGTATTTATTCCAGTATTTGTTCCTTTCTAGAACATGGCTCTCGACAATAGTGCGCAGACCAGAGGATTTTCCGGCGGAAGCGGGAAAAAGTTGTTCCACCATATATCCGATCGCATTATCGATCCAGCGATAATAGCTGAGATATTTATCAATGTCCGGGTCGTTATCAATCTTTTCGAAGAAAAGCTGTCTTAGCTTCCCAAGAGTTTTATAATCTTGACGGTAGCGGTTTACCCCATGACCAATCAGGCTATTAAAATCTTTTAGCGTCGCAAAGAAATTAATCATTTCTTCGGAAATAGCCCTATACATACTTTTTTCTAGAGAAAATTGATAGGTCGTCGGGCGAGTTTCCCGAGTAAATTCAATGTCGTCGCGCTCTAAAATTGTCACCATATCTGAGCTATCAATCTCTTCTGGAAGGGATTGTTTAGCATTAGAAATATATTGATTTCCCACCACATTTGAGTTCGATGTGGCGAAGAAGCCTCCCCGGCCAGTTTGGTTGTAGCCAAGAACGTTTCCGAGCCAGCGATATCGTTTGGTCATCGGAATGGAGCCAGATGAAAAATCCTCGATTTGGAAACGCCCTGAAGCGTTGGAACTCGTTACCGTACTAAAGTCCCAGTTTAAAAGCAGTGTCGCGCTCTTGGGGACATATTGATTATTACCCTGAAAGACGGGAGCAATAGGCACAGCCGACGATGAATTTTCAAACAAATAAGCACTTTCATAGGGATAAAAGCGTCCAAAGTTAGTAATGTCAGACGCATGCGCATCAATTTCATCGTTTTGAACATAGTCAAACCAAGCTCGGGTAGACCCTATCTTAAGGTCGGTATGATTTAGGAGGGAGCCCGTAAAGTCGGTACGATACGCGCCGGTATAGAGACGCTTAGGATTTTTTAAAAATTCGTCTCCATAACTCTCTGCTACTGATGCAGTTAAATAAAAGCTATTTGTTTTTACATAACCGTCGTATGATACTCCATAAAATTCATATTTGTAACCATTAGCATCTTCGCTGCCATCGACTGTATCTCTGTAAGGGTACGACTTAGGTACAACACGTACAGCGATATTCCATTTTTGATTCTCATACTGATCCTTGAAATAAGAGCTTGTCAGGGTAGTGAGGCCGGGCATCGCGGCATTAGACGCAGATAAGATAAATTTTACATTTTGAGAATTTTCTTTTTCTCTTGCAACATACACCTGGAAATTGGCGTAGTCAGTGGTCGCGTAACCTGTAGGCCACCGTGTTTCGGTGCCGTCGGATGTATCACCAACTTGATGAATTCCAAAAACCGAAGAAGACAGGTAGGGATAAAGCGCGTTAGCTGAGGAACCAGAATAATAAATCGACAGTTGATTTGGGAGAAGGAACTCGCACTCATAAGTTTGAGCCATTCCATTTTCCAAAAATGTTTCCGCGGGATATTGAGAGGCTGAGATGAAGCCTGTAGTCGTCGCAGACGATAATTTATATTGGTACATGGTTGCGCCCCAATTATCTTGGGTGCTAAAATCTACAAATTTCTTTTTCTTGGTACGTAAATTAACATTCTTATCAAATTCGTGAGTATTGTTGTGAGTATAAACGTTCAACTTTACAATTTCTTCATCGATTCCGAAACAACGAATAAGATTACGAATTGACTTTTCAGTTCCTTTAGCCTTATAAATGTCTGTGAGGTTGTTATAAATGTTTTTATAAATCAGATTTTTAACATTAGACAACTTATCCGAAAAACGAATGAAATCATTTTGATTCATAAATTGTTCTAATACTGATGCGTCTGCGAACATCTCTGTGGTCAGGAACCCTTTGCCTTGCAAAACCTTCTCATTATATGGGAATGCCTTTTGTTGACTTCCGCTTATACTTGCGCTAACATATGTTTTATCTTGTAAACGTGGGAGATATTTAATTTGTGCAGATACGTCATCAAAATAATTTGCCATAATCTGAGTTAATTTGAGGAGGTTTTTCCCAGTTTCATCATCTTCTGAAATAATCCACTCGGGCAGCGAATTATAAAGGGAGGCGGCATTTTCAAAGTCATAAACCTGTCCCTCTCCCGTCTTGGCCGTTATAAGATTACCCACCTCGGGATGGGCACGATACATAATAGGGTCTTTAAATTCTGTTATCGAGGCAGAAGATTCTACAATCGCGGATCCCGTATTCCTGGCTGTGGCTGTATAGCCAGTCCAAGTTCCGTTCGAAACACGGCCAGAAAAGTCCAATACAATGGAATCTAAACTGGTTGCTCCGGTGATACCCTCATTAAATTTAAAATATACTCCGAGATCTGTGTTGGCTAAATCGACATTTGTACCTGCGCCGATGGCGCCATTGTAATTGAGGCCCACTTGTTTAGCATCCCTGCTCGACTTCCAGAATCTAAGTTCGTCTAGGGAGCCTGAGAGCTTACCATAGCCTCTCATAAGCTCCATGTCCTCTCCAACGGCTGTGTTGTAGGTCCCGCCTTCTGTACCCGAAGGAGAGGCCACTAAGGCCCCTACATTCGCCACCATGGCCCCACTCACATAATCAATAGTGGAGCCGGTGAAGAGTGACTGATTATAACGGCCGTCGACATAAAGAGAAACTTCTACGGCCTTCATATCCGGCTGGAGGCCGCCGCCGCTGGCCTGCGTCGTATCCACCGGTGGGAAAGTTTGTAAACTGCCGAGTGAGCCGGTATTTTTAATAGTAACGGCGTAGTGCTGCCATGTGTTATCGGCCATACTAGTGGTAGTAATACTTCCAATTGGTACTCGCCAGAACCCATTGGTACCTGACATGCACGTGACATACAACGGGCTGCTATTCGTATTTCCTGAAACTTCAACTCGGAGGCGCCCATAATTTACACTGGACGAGATGCTGCTGGTTGTAAAACAATCAAAAATGGTTTCAAACCCGCCACCATTAATACTTGATAAGAACTCTGACTTCTTCAACCAAAATTCGACAGTATTTCCTGTAGCGCCGTTTATTTCTAGATTCGAGCCCCGCTTATCACTGAGATTAAAAAAGTTGGCGCCCTTTCGTGTTGAAGTTCTGTCTTGTATCTCGATAAAACTATTGCGAACAGCGTTATTGTCTGCATCCGCATTGGGACCGCCTTTTACTAAAATATATTCTAAATCGGAGGATTTATCGTAATCTCCAATAGTTGCAGCTTTGGTCCCCCAGCCGTCGCCCTCATTGTCCGGTGAAAATATAGCGTATCCAGTAGTTCGAGGATATAACTCATTGAAAATATAGAGATCTAAGTAAGAAGAAGAATTGAGCCATGCCTGCTTTTCATATAAAGATCCGTCATACGGATAATCCTCGTACACTCTCCGAATAGAAGCTTCGTAGTATTCTTCAGCCGAACCAAATTTAACAAAGTTCGCCGGAGAAGAATAATCAATAGGGGGAACATACCGGTGTTGAGCCTGCGCAACTGCATAAGCATTTCTATCCGACTCTGCGTTGTCTCCAATTTCTTTGGTAGATTTCGCAACAAATATTTTTTTTTGGCCTTGGCCTTTAAATAAGTCTTTTAGATCGCTCATGATTTTTCTTCAACTCTGAATTTGAATATCTCTGGCTGTTCCAGATAACCTTCTCCTGTATAGTATGCAAACTTAATGCCGTACGCATAGTCTCGTTCTAAGAGTGATATGTCAAAATCAAAATAGTTGCCAGAAACATCAAAGGATAACCTGGTATAATCAGATTTAGATCCTGTAGCGCCTGGTGCGCTTCCTGTTCCAAACACCACTGCGTCGGTATTGTCTGCTAATCTATAAACTCTATAATAGGCATTATCAATAATCGTATTTTGTACGTCTGCCGTGGCTTTTGTGTAAATATTTTTTGTGTCGCCTATTTCCCGGATAAATACTCGGAACCGGGGCTTTTCTGTTTTGCCATATAAATCTTTTAAATTAGTAATTTTAGTGGTATAAGTTGGCGTTGAATAAATGGGGGAAGTACTAAGAGTGGTGGGAACGAAGCTTCCTGTGCTGAACTGAGCTATAACGTTCGAACCGGCTGCATTGTTTGTGTCCTCACTTCCCGTAAACCATACATCATATATGCGCGTTAATGGCGTAGACGCGCCTGTAAGAGCGACAGAGGCCGAATATATCCCCGTAGATACATAACCCCCTGTAACGGCGAAAACGTTAGTGCTTCGTACGTGTTGGCCGTCCGCTACACTTTCTAAAGCATCACCCGTAGGGGCTGTGTTGTCAAGGTTTCCAGAGAAAAAAGAAACATAGATTTCACCGGTGTAATCCGTAGCGATGTTGGGGATATCAGTGAGTTGTCCCCGGACATAGTTGTACAGGTAGAGAGTATTCAAGTTTTCTAAAGCGGTAGAAAGAGAACTGCTATAAAAGAAATTTCCCCTGTCATCTTTTTCGGTGTTGTCGTAACGAGCCTCAACACAAGGGCGTTTGAAAAAAAACTCACTCCCGCGGGCAAAGAATTTTTTAGTATAATAGGATTCCTTAGATCCTGTGGTATTAAGCACGAGGGCTGTCGACGTACCGGCGGAAGAATAAGCTTCTTGAGACCCTGTTAATTTTACCATAACACCGTAGTTGGGAATGCCCCCTCCTGAAGCTCCCTTTATCCATTGTTCAACCAATTCGGAGATATCCACTTCCATACTCTCAGTACCATCTGGAAACGTCACAGTATAAGTCGTCGCGGGGCTTTGTTGACCGTAAAAGTCTCCCCCTACATTGTCCCAGCTAAGGAGACCTGCTGATGATGTAGCTCGGCGGAGCCAATTGGAACCCGAACCGTCATAGGTGGAATCCGAATATTCATCATTATCTAGGCCGTTTCCCTCTTCCCACTCTTGACGCATAGGCGCTACTACCAATTGGATGTTTTTAGGCACCGTAAAGGCATGTGCGGCATTGAAAAGGCGAAGATAGAAAGAAACATTTCCCGATGCAGGAAGAGTGCCCGCGGTTCGATCGGAACTAATATCTGAAATAGGAAATCGTACCATGGAGCGTGCTAGCTCCTGGGAATATCCATAGGTGCTGCCAGAATTTTGTCCGTAAATCGAAAATACTTCCATAATATCCGATTCGCCTGTATTGGAGCCGGTTCCGCGGGTGGTTAAATTAGCCTTAAACGCATTTGTGATGGTATTATCGGCATCGGCAGTATATCTTTTTATAGGCATTATTTAATAACCCCTATAATGTCCTCTTGCGTGTCTTTTAGTTCAAGCACAAAACTGTCCGGTACCAAAAGCATCTGGCCATCATACGATGTATTGGCTTCAACATCAAAGAATATATCCGAATACCCCGTACCCGTTTTCTGGAAGATTGTGACGTCTAAAGTATCAACAACTCCGTCTGTAGAGTTCAGGGTCCGATATATCTGTGCTATTGATAAGGCCTCACCTACATTCATTTTGGTATTGAATAGTTGAGCCACTCGTCTTTTTAGGTCCAACATCAAATCAATGGAATTCACGTTTCTCTGTGCTATTACCGAAAATCTCACACCTATATTAATTACATTTGCATCGAGTATATCTATTGTATCGTTTAGCATCTTGTAATCATTTATCCAAACTTTCAAATTATTTTTAACCGTGGGGGTGCTCTGCACCAAATTGCCATTATACTCGGAAACAACATAAATGTTTAAGTTTCTCTTAAAAGAATCTTTGTCTTGCGCGATGGAGCATCTCTTAACTGCACCAAATTTAGGGGGCATGCTGTAAATCATACTTATATAATCTTGTGTGGTAACGGCCCTGTTTTGTGCAGCAAAATAATTTTTAGCCAATAATTTAAGTTCTGTTGTATTCGGAGTGTCGATGTCTCCTACAATACGCCGTTCATTGTCAACCTGGAGGCTTGTTCTTACGTCGGACACTTTAGAGGATACAAGAGACGCCTCATCGGAAAACTGCATTTCATAGCCTCCCATTTGTACAAGTGTTCCGACGCCGGCGTTAACATCATTGCTGGTGTTTGCTCTGTAAGAGATATATAGGGTGGTGTTCGAGGGACCTACACCAAATTTATCATTAGCCACCAATTTTCCAGGATCAAGAGACATGGCGGTGGTATAGTCTTTAGCGTGGCGTTTTAAAACAACCGCAGAGGGGTCCGCTACGGCATTATTAGTTACATCCAGATCCGATCCATGGCCGAATTGTAGGGTCGTTGAGCTACGATTATAAGCGGTCGAAAACCGACGCGTTACAATGTGGGGGGTAAGAATATAGGGTACCCTGTTGCTATCACTGCCTCTATTTTTTACATTACGATATATTACGTTCTGAGCTAAAGACGGCACCTCATAATATATATTTCCATTACTATCGGCTACTGATAATATTTCCGTCAAGAATGGATCAGGGATAGTCACTGAGCGGAATTTGCGAAAGCCGCCTATATTGGCTGTGTGGACGCGTCGGGTCCCAGATATAACTTCGGCGTCGATTTTAATGGCGTAGTGCGTTGGTACGCCCGTAGTTGCATTTGTGGTCGCGACAACAACCTCTGCGTCTGCTCTAGTAAAATCTACATCATCTATTAAAGTATATGGGTTTCCCCCGGTTGAAGTCACGATGGCTCCGCGTTTGAGGAGAGGAAGATAATCACTATCCACACCAATCCCATTAGCGTTGGCGGGTACTAAGACATAAAAGGAAACCGTGCCGGTGGCCGTTGCAGTCGGCTTATAATTATAACCAAGCTGCTTCGCGAGACGAACAATATTTTGATATTCCGTAGCTGTATCTAGAAAAGATTCGTTGGCCTGATAATCCAGGTAAAACGAGAGTACGTCGCCGACATAGGCCACGGCATCGAACATTAACGATCCAAAGGATGCTTTGGAAAAATCTTTATACTGATCTGGATAATAACGCTTTGTGTGTTCTACCAAATCGCTTTTAATATCGTTAAAGGTCCTGCTCGTGTATTTAATTGGAATGTCTTGGTCTGCCATAGCTTAAAGCCCCTTAAATGTCAAAAATAATTAGTGTTATTTCACAATTATGTCAAGAACATCCGACTCATTTAAATTGGCGATGCGGTAGACAACACGGACAACCAGAACATTGGGAGAGATCTGTTCATATGCCGATACTAGATTGCCCGTTGTCGTTCTGGTAAAAACTCCTACAGAAATTAGTTCAACATAAGGCAAATAAATGGCGACCTGTGAGTTGATTCTACCCTGAATTGCCCCTTCGGTGGCTAGCGTCCCATTCTCAAATAAGAAGTTTCTTAACCCAACTCCAAATCCGGTTTCCATGATCTTCTCCCCGGGACTAGTCAAAATTAAATTTTTAAAATTTTGTTTAACATTGTCTTTTATATTCTGAATTGCGGTGTACGCGCCATTGGTTTCGTCCATGGTGAGGGGCAGTTGTGGTTGGATATTGGGCATTTATGTTTGTTCTCCTAATTTGATAATTTCTTTTTTTAGCTGATCTAAAAATGGGATAATTGCATTATTATATTCCGCGTTGTCGGATGATTGCATCGCCAACGTGTGTAATAAATATGTTGTATACAAAGAATATATATCTTTTATAGGCAATATCTCATTAAACAAGGTGTCCCACGCGGTTCCCTCTTGTAATAGACATGCCAACTCTTTCCAAATTGTGTTGCCATAAAGATAGACTGGTGCGTGTGTGAAGGGTGATGGGATCTCATATTGGCCCGTCGGGTCCGGGCTTTCGGCGCCACCGCCCGATTTGGTATCTGCAACTTGGCCCGCGTAATCTCCGGAACCATATATCACGCTGCGGCGGGGGTCTATTCCGGATCCGGGGAGGTGGGGGATCCCCGCCACTGAATGTGGTAAAAGTTTAACAAATTCTCTTAAAGTGGCTGTTGCTGGATCAATGGCCGTCTCATTAAAAACATCTAATTCTGGGCTAGCTAGCGACTTGGCAGCTTCCGCAATTCGAAGTGTTAGGGGGATTTTTTGATAGGGGAAATGTTCGCCAATGTTTTGTAAACCAATAAGTGGTTCCTCTGTGCCCGCGGTTGAGGATGCGATAATAAATCGGAGGGGCATCCAAAGACGATCAAATAATATTTCATCCGGAGTACTGGCCGCTATTGCAGCTACAGGGTCCGAATTAAAAGCGATCGGAAGAAGATCGGGTGTTGCAGCGATGCCCGTGAGCGTCTGTTCCTCTTCGCCCTCCACTGTCCCACTAAACGTGTCCCAATAGGCAGCATCGTTGCCAAATAAACCCACTATACTGTCCCTCAAAAGATAGTTGAGGCGCACTCCCAGCTTGAGGTTGGGTAACAAATTAGATACAGTAATTGTATCGGAAGTACCGTCAGATGACGGATCCCGAAGGGAAATCTTTTTGTATACTCGTATTATGCGAATCGTCTTAGTTGTGGCGGTGACATACTGGTCGTCGTCTTCACTATCTTTATACTGGATACCGTTGATGAGCCCAGCCTTCTTAATAACTTGCCCTTCGTTGCCGAGTTCTGTTCCCTTCGAAGCAACGCCAAATTGGATCGGGACGCGCAGCGTTTGTTCTCTTTCTACTATTGTGCCGGTATCTTGATCGAAAACCTTTGCAAGGTGATAAGCCTGTTCTGTGAAAATTGGTTCGGATACAGCTTTGTTAGTTTTCTCATTTAAGTTTAAGAACAGGTCTTTTAATTCTTTTATATTTTTAGGCAACGAAAACTTTCGGGTGGTCCCGCTGGGCAAATAGTTCCATGTCCCTATGTTGGTCCCGGGGGCGGACGCTTCTTTGGTGTTCTGTGCGGTAGTTTTTGATGTGAGGTCTAGCTGGGGTCCATACCACACATTGAGTTCTTCTCGACTAGTATAATATGTGTCTTCCCGCTGGCCGCTCAAAGGAAAGGTTACTGTCTCAGGGGCAGTTCCAGTATACCACGTGATTTCAGATGTTTTATAGGATGAAGGTGTCGAACCGCCATAACCCACCTTATTCAAGAATGGGGCCGTGGCGAGGGCCCATGGAAAATATTTCTTCTTTGCCGCGGAATAAAAATTGCGAGTATCCCACGGGACCGCACACCCGAGATATCGACCGCCGGCGCCGACCGACGTAGGGTTTCGCGCAGCCGCATTGGTATCTGGTTTCCGCTCAGCGTCGACTTCGTTATCTTCTAAACCGGTCCAGGAACGTGTCCACCGGGCGTCTCTTAAGGGAACAGTCTCAAAAATATGGTTTTGTTCAATCGGGTTGAGTTGTGGGGTGATAAGACGTGTGCGGAGAATCCAATCCACATCATTTGAATTTAAAGTGCCGGCAGGGCCCCCTATAAAATTTTTCACGGATGGGCCATATGGCATATTAGAAATGCGACCACTATAGTACCCAAACACTTTTGCGCTGTTTACCATGGTAGAAACCATGTCCCAGACAGGGGAATACCAAACGCCGGAGGCCGGGAGCCCATTTGTAACTTCCCAAGAATTATCTTCGTCAGGCGCGACGTACCAACCCAGTGGAATCATTAATTCTTTTTTATAATTATTTTCAAAATAAGATGCATCCCCCCCTATTATTTTTAATAGGTCTATTGTTTCTTCGGTAGAGAAAGTAATGGGGCGGCTAGAACTGTCGCTTTCAAATATAGCATCGCCGTCGGGGTGTTGTTGCAAATACGGGAATCTCTCTTTGATCTCCCCCCGCTTTTCTTCCCAGGAATCAAATATAGAAATATTCCCCAATGATGATGCTGCGGCTTGAGACGCGCCTTTCACATTAATAGCGTCGAATTGAACAAAATTTTCAAAGAAAAAGCCGCCTCGTACTGGAATTTGTTCCTTTTTCCATTCCTCCAAGCTCAAATCATCGTCTGGAGTTTCTGTCGCCTCTAATACAGCTTTAGTTTGCCACACTAATGTATCTAAATCCGCGGGGATGATGGCGTCGGGCTTCGAGGCCCCTGTGGCTCCATATTTAGGATTGGAGAACTGGGGAACACTATCTGTCCCTAAAAGACGAGTGTCGGCCCACATATTTTTATTTAAGACAGGGAAGCCGTAGTGATTATTTTGAGCCGATACATCGAGCGGAAAGTTAGGGCCAAACGAAGCCTCCGGGTCGCAAGATGGCGCGTCTCCTGATGCAATTAACCCCGTTATGGTATCGTCCATGGGAGCCAGCGCATTATATTTAATATTATTCACGTCTAAACTTTCGTTATAACGCAGAAGTTTAATTTTTTGTAAATGTGCGTAAATTTCGGCGGTGAACTCTGTATTCTGGTTAGCTGCTGTGTTTAGCTGAGCGAGTACCTCCGGGTTGTTTAACAAATCAGAAGCTTGCGGATATGCGGCAAGGTAGCCAAGCAGATTAAACAATGCGGGGACCGTTTCCATTCTTTCTATTAGAACGAGAAATGATTCAAGTAACGCATCATTATTTTTAAGGGCCGGTGATTCGCTTAAATCACCTTTTTTGAAATTAGATCTCGCTATCGTTTTAAAAAGTTGTTTGACTTCTTCAATTTTAAAAAAATCGTATTCCGATGATTGCAATTTTAACAACGTCGCCGGAAGATTGGACGGGCTAAATGTTGCTTCACCACCTTGCTCTCGACCAATCATTAGTCTACCCACTAGACTATTACACATTTCGTTCCAAAGGGTGGCCGGCCCAAGAGGATCATCCGAATAAGCATTTCCGGCAGAGGATACATCGCCGAGGAGTACATCCTGAGGAGCTAAGGATTGTTGGGAAACCACCTCGGCCAATTTCTGACCAGAAGCTTCAGTGCCCCATGCAGTGCTTTTGGGGGTCCATATAAGTGGGGGGGCAAAATTTAAGTTTTTTATTGTATTAACAGTGGATAACAAATAATCTCTAATTGTTCCAATCATTGTGTAGGCTTCTTCTACTGTTAATTCGAGAGGGGCGTCACTGAAACTTCCTAATAATGAATTTAGCTCTTGGATTGCCGATGACAGTGTGTTTTGCACCATTGTTAATAGACCACTGGGAAGGTTATGTGCCTCTATCTGTGTCTCTACCATAATTAGCGTCCCGCGGGCGTGACTTAGATTATCAAGCGATGCTTGAATAACCTCGGAAAAGTTTCCTTCTGCCTTGTAAGGAAGGGTTGGATCCCCAAAAACCACAGGGTGTATTTGTGCTTGGGACAAACTTTGAAGAGGGCCTGGTGTCACTCCTGCGGGACCATGTTCAATTAGGTTCGCGGCAGGCTCTAAGAGTAGATTATCGTCTCCGGAAAATACATCGGCAGCGGCGCCGCCCTTTTTCCAGAAACCACTTATTTTGGTCGTTTCATAAGGAAGGGTAAATGTAAAAAGTTCGAAAAAAGTAGCAAAGTTAGACCCCAAATCTGCGGCAGGATCCTGTGTCCTTTTTATTAGTGCTGCCGCGATATCTGCCATCACATCGTCATAAAGATCTTCTTTTACTCCATCAAAATAATTATTGGCTATTTTTTGACGGGCTGTTTTATGAACAGCCGAATCTACTAGTATATTCTTCAAGTCTTGTTCGGGATTAGCATCCGTATTATTCACGCCATTTATCATATCCATTAGCGATTTCCCCACCTCTTTTTTTAACAATTGGTCGGCAGCTAACTGATCCGCAATATCGCCCGGGCTTAATCCTATGGCGGCTAATGTTCTCGTGTGTTCGGCATATTTGCCGTCCCCGTCGTTGCATATATCGTATCCGCTCAAGCTCTCAGTAATATTATATATTTCCTCTATTTGTTCACAGATAGATAAATCAGCTAGATCACCTATACTTTTATAAAAATATATTAAAGATTTCCGAATAGTGAACTTTTGATTAATAATTTCATACCCATGATCTTCATTAAAATAATATACGCGATCGATGAGACTATTGGAGGGGGTGCCACCCAACAATCGGCAAATATCTAAAGGAGTTAACACCAAAAATAATTGTGTAATGTATTTTACAAAATCAATATCGACGTCGAGGTGATCATCCATGTTGGGGGGAAACTTCAAAGCTTCGGGAGAAAGGGAACCGGCGGTGGGGAGGCGCCCTGTTCTAGAAGCCTGAGGCGGACATAAACTGTTCAGCCGTTCAATGAGTTCATTGATTCTCTGAATTACTAGTCTTTCTACCAATCCATCGATATAATTTTGCATCCGGTCTTGCATCGTTTGCAATCGTTGGGCCGGGCTCACCCCATCCACCCCTAGGGCTTTTTGTGCAAATCCCAACGCATCGTAAATATTGATATTAATATTGATTTTACCGGGACAATGTTTTTTGGCAGGGAGTTCGTCATCTATCCTATTGTATAAGTTGGTGACGGCGGACGTCCCAGTCTGTGATAGCATTTCATACATTTCTTTAATATTGGCTACCAGTATGGCGGCGCCGCCTACAATAACCATACAAATTACTGTTTTAGTGTCTTTAGTAAGCGCATTGACGACGCCTTCAATGTCTCTAGGCTCTAAAAGTTCTACCTCTTTATCTTTAAGTGTCTTTTGTTTTGTAGAGTGAATCGGGGATGTTTTAGATACTATTTTAAAATCAGATACTAAACTTTTCCATGTTTTAGCGCCCACCACTCCATCTTTTTTTAGGGAGGACCCTCCTTGGTATGATTTAACCATTCGCTTAGTTTTTGGGCCAAAGATGCCGTCTATTTTTAAAGGGCGCATTCCTTCAACCTCTATGGGCTTTATATCATTAGGGGAACCGGGGACGGGTTCGGTAATGTAGTCGGGACCAAATATCATTAAATTAAGCAATGTTTGTAATAGTTCTACTAACTTACCTTCATTTCCGCTTCTTAGTGTTTTTAAATTTTCACTCTCGGGAAGGGTCATCTGGGGAGCTTCCTCGGCCGCTAAAGCATCTGCTGCCGCGGTGGCAACGTCGCCGACTGTCGTATCGAAGAACCCTTCGAGATCTCGATAGGCCTCTAATATTTCAGGGTCGTTGTTGACACCAGAAATAATACCATTAGTTGCGGCGCGCTTCATTTCTCCGAGAAGCTGCTGGTATATCGCCTCTCCGTCGAAAATGGTTTCGCCCGTTGCCGGGTTGACTTGATGAATGTTGCGTATTTGCTCTAAATAATAAACAGCTTTTTCCGGATCTCCGAAAATAGCCGTTAATGTTGTGTCACAAAACATGTCAATAATATCTTCAATTGTAAAAGTGATATTCATACATGCCAGGGCGCGTTCGGCAAGCTCCCTGATGGTTACTTTAGACAATATTTTTCTTTGTGCTTCCAACAGGGACGTAATTTTAGTCCCCTGATGTGACATATCGATCATAAAATTATCTCGGATATCAGTAACTTGAGTATCTAAAATTGTATTATGTTGACGACGATTAGTACTATTGTTCAGTTGAACCTGCTCTCCGCGGACCTGTTCAGCGGTTTGGGGGACCGGGGGTTCCTCCTTAATTTCTTCAATGGCGTTTGCGATGGGGGCTATGTTAGCTTTTTTGCGGCGGCCGTCGAGATAACGATCGCCATCCGGATCGAAATACTTTAAAGTAGTATCAGATAACTGAATATATTTACGCACAAATTCAGATAAAGGCAATGGGCCCGAACTATCTATAGAACTTTCATCCGTGGAAACTTCTATTTTCTCAATAGAGACACAATCCCCATCACCTGAAGAATCGAACTTAGCCAAATTTATAAGGAAATTCACCGCCCTTTCGTCGGAAAGGGATGAAAAAAAGAGGGGCCCTATCTGTCCGGTATTATTGTTAATCTTGTCTAGCGCAGAGGGAGAGTTATTTAAATTAAGGGGGGCGCTTTTATAATAACTTTTAATATATTTATCTATTTTAGCCTGTCCGAGTGTGTTACCTTCGGGATCGACTTCGGCTCCTAAAATATCTGAGTCAAAATCATTTGGTGAATTAAGGTACTCGAACTTATCAATAACATTACGCGTGAACATGAGGCCATATGTGGCCACATTTGACTTAAATTCTTTCTCTAGCTCAACAAAAAGATCGCCGATCTTTTTCTTTTCGTTGGTCACTTTTGACCCCACCGCCACAGTCGTCTTGCCATCGCTTACGGTGGCAGCTACCGGTGGCTCTGTCTCCACCGCCTCAACTTCTGTAAACGTTAATGGTGCGGATACCTTTATTTGACTATTCACTGTCCATCTCGCCGAGATAAGATCGATAATTTCTTGGCCTGTTTTTTCAATATTTTTAAGTATTTTCGCCAATTTACGTGTTTTACGTACCACATACATTACTTTTAATTCATTTCGGTTAATGAACATATAAAAAGGGCTATTCAGAGAAATTTTGTTCACCTTGAGATATTCCTGCACATCATTCTGTAATCGCTCTAGAGTGAATATCTCCCCAGCCCACGTAACATCGCCGAAATTATCAAAATATACCCACTCATTATTTTGAGGCCTTTTGTCAAGATCTTGATAATATTCAAGTCTTTCTATAAAACCACCCAACTGAGAGGTAAAATCAGTGTAATCATCAAAAGAAAGGATATAGAGGGGGTCAACGATATCTTTGAAAGTCTCGTGTTCTTCCTGTTCAGAAAACCGTTGATTGTCTATTTTTAATGCGAGTGCTCCCAAATTTAAAGTACTATCTTCCCATGGGCGCGGGGCACGAATGAGATTTTTAAATCGTTTGCCATCATAAGTAATTTTAATTCGTATAAAACCGGTAGCCACTTCCTCGGAGGTGAATTCTGTCTCACCACCCATCATCATATCAATTATTACCGGTTCCACTACGGGTTCAGATTCTGTTATTTTGTTATCAACCCAATCGACTTCGGCAAAGGGGCCCTGGTCTAATGCAGCGCTTGCGGCGGTGGATCCTTGGGTTTCATAAAGTATCTGCGGGCCCAGTTCAAATATCCCGGAAATATCTTTACCGTATTTAAAAGCGATCATCATCAGGCCCAGCATTTTGTAATGATCGGCGCGCGGGGCATTGACTGTCGCGGGGGCGTTGGACATATAGGCGCCCTGATTTATCGTTATATTAGGTTTCTCAACATAGAGATAGTTCCCCACATCTTGTGTGGCCCCGGAGGGTAGTTTGAGACGAAAAATAATATTATAATCCCCATTTCCATCAATATAGGGTTCGTTAACGGGTATATTTGTCCAGTCTTCTGCCATAATTAATTAGTTAATACTCCATCACTGCAAATATACTTTGCGCCGGGGGAGTTTTTAACGGGCTTGTCTGTTGGCGGTTTAAGGAATGTATTGGCAATCTCTATGGTTTTTTTAGCGCTCTTATCAGCTAAATCTGCCTGCTGATTTGAAATTTTACCGTTTGTGGTCCCAATGCCGCGTGATGCTTTTTTTACATCGCTTTTTTTGGATGGCATCGTTACTTGAAGTCCTAGGGACGCTGCGATAGCTCCTCCGGCGTTGGGGGGGTGGGTATGACCGCTAATATCTTTGAGTGCTGATGATATCTTGGAAAGTGCCTTTGTGTTTTCCTTATTAATTTCCCCTTGATACTCTAAGAAATTATACATTTCATTTCGTATAATACCGATGTAATCTAAAATTCCATTAAGGCAATCTACAAGGTTTTGTCCTTTTACCACGGGTTGCATATTAATTCCCTCCGTAGGGTGCGTCATAGCAATTAAATTTATTAGCCCTCTAGAGAACTTTTGGGCCCCTTTGGAATTTACTGTGTCAGTTCCTGCTACAATTTTTATGCTCGATCGAGCACAAACCCTTGTGGAATCGGCGTTTAAGGCGATGGCAGATTTACTTTTTATGTCACCGATCGATCCGGGTGGAAGGCTCAAGTATTCGTCGACGTTACCCTTTTGAGTAATTAATATTTTTGCAGCATCCGACTTAAAATTGGTTTGGTAATAACGATCGTTTCGTGGATCAGCGCTCATTGGACCGGCAACTAAGTGAATGGCGCCGGCTCCTGTTTGGTCCCAGAGACCCCCTTTACCGTCCATATCTTTACCGAGAATTACAAAAGCCCCATACTCCCCTTCCAGATAATTGCCTTTAGGGGCTTTTCTAATAATGGGTTGAGGGTCTATGTCCGGACCCATCAGTTCTTGTTGCTCTGGTGCGAGCCCGTCATATTTACCCGCGTTTATTATAAGACCCTTGTTATCAATCGATTTTGTTTGGGTTTTAGCAGGCGTTTTTGTCAAGGATGCCTCAACTTCCCTCTGTAGTTCTTCTCGTGTGAATATTTGATTATTTGTCGTCATTTCATAGCCTATTAGTGTAATTACTTCCTCGTAATCATTATTAAACTAAAGGTACCACTGTGTTAAAAGCTGGCTCGGGTTCGGGCTTACCGTTCCTCTTGTAAACTCCCGGATTTAGCGTGCGCTGCCCCAGTAACTCTTTACCCGCTCTAATAAATGCGTTATTTTGGCCCGCCCAACCATAGCGTAAGTCACTTATATAACATCTTCCGTTGACATTGCCGTATTGACGTCCGACATAGCTAAGCCAGTCACTGTTACCAGTGGACAGAAGGGCTCCAACGCTGGCATAAAAAGCGTCGTGAGGACTGGCTCCCTTATAGCGGCTGTAGCCATAATAAGTATAAAAAGAGCCGTCTTGGTGGTGGCCGCCGTAAGCATGATTGGTCATTCCTTGATCCAACTCTGAGCCTTTCCCCAGCGAGTTAGCCTGCCAAAATGCCATAGTCACCTTTGACATTTTACTCTTTTTGACAATGGGAACACGCCACCATGGAAAGCATTTTTTAGCCCACTTGGATTCATCGGGCTCCCACCCATAGTCAACGCCGTACAGAATATCACCACCCAGTGGAATTCCTGGGCCGGTGCCAAGTTCTTGATATGGGAACCGCAAGGGCACCTTCATATACGATGCATTTTCAGCATATGCGCTGCCGTTGTTAGCAATGTCTTGACAAAGTATCCACGATGTTTCAAGCTGAGCCAACGTTGGAAGCTGGTAAAAAGAGTTTCTTCCCAGGGTTAGGGCAATTTGTTTATTTAATTTAAAAGTAGAATCAGCACTTGCCGCATTGGCCACAGGCTTACCAAGCCCTAAAATATAGTAACCGCCGGCTTCACAAACCTTTGCCATCGAAAAACTGCCGCCGGTAGAGGCTCCGTAAAACTCAATCCCCGGGGCGGCCTGGGAAATCCAGTTACAATTAGCAATAAGCTCATCAAATGGCGCGCAATGGGTGATCTTGCCGTCTGTTGTGGCCCACATGTGTACTCCTGGGACCTTACCGGCCGCGGAAGCTTCAGCCTTTGTCTTTCCCGCATCTAAAGCTGCGTAGTATCTGTCAGTTCTTTTTGTAAACGATTGAGGGCCTTTAAACGGGAATTTGTCGATTTGGTCGGCGCGCCTTGCCGCAACCGCTGTTTCGTGTATACAAAACATTGTTACACCCCTCTTCATATATTTAATATGGTGGGGATATCGACCCTTAAAACGAACAGCCAAGGGGTCATATCCAGCTTTTTCTTTGCACGTCAGCCAGTTTATGATTTGTAGCCGAGGATCATAAGTTCCGGCCAACTTACTTTGAAAAGGGCCATTCGGATCATTGGGGTCTGCGCCACCTTGCGTTACGCTATATTTAGCTGGTCCTTTTTGGTACATTCCTGGAAGAGGGAAGGCTTGAGCGTCTGTAAAAGCTGGAATATTTCCGGGGCCCGAATGATTGGCTACATTCTGAGACGTCGATCCCAGTGGCCCGGGTGTTCCATTGTTGTATTGCTGCTGTGTATTCTGGGGTTTGTAGGGGGTGGGGGTCCTACCTATGCACGACTGTTCTCGACTGTTTGCTTTTCCCAGAAGCTCGGGGCCGGTTTGGGTAGTGTAATCATTATACGCCACGCGTACAACATCATAAGGTTTTATTTCCTCAGTTAACCCAGCGGGGTTGTTTCTATTGATAAATATATCGTGCTTTACAATAGCATTAATATCGCGGGTGGACATGTCGACAAACGTTTTTTCGAATGTCCAGTGAAAGAAATCTTTCATGGGAGGCGATGCTGGGCCCGGGATTACAGTTGGTGCTTCAGACTGGTGAAAGCCCGGGATGCGGGCCATGACCTGTGTGTATCCCTCGGTGTCTTTTCGTGTCGCCAGAACTATGGCAAGAAGATAAGGGGGCGTTAGCTGTGGGCCACTTTTATTTATAAAATGCGACCGCATCTCAGAATCTAGATCGGCCGTGCTCCCGTGGGTCGAAACATAGGGAGAAGGGCGGCGCGAATAAATAATAGGATTAAGAGCGGATGCCGCAGGATCCTCATAGTGTACTAATAAAGACATTCACTATTTTTCTCCTTGGATCAGATCGTACAATTCCTGTTTATCATTGTCGGTGAGACCCACTTCTTTGCTTTCCTTTTTTTGGATCAACGCCGCTATTTTAACCAATTGTTCGTTGGATCGCTGGAGTGTTTCCACATATTTAGCGGCTATAGCTCCGACCTTTTCATGATTGGCGCTATCAACAGCCAAAAGATTCATAACATCTCTGAGAAGTGCTTGCGTTACTTCTCTATCATCAGTAATGTTCTGAATGGCCTCTTGGAGGTAGTGTTCTATATTTTTCATTTTTCACCTCTATATCTTCAATAATTAGAGGCATTTATATTTTTCCATCATTCCAATCAGAACGAAAGTTCCTATATTTTATTCGTAGTTTATTCAAACTATTAACCACCTGCTTGGTGTTTAGCCCCGTTAGTTCTCTTAAATACAGATAGACTGCTTTTTTGTTAAATATTTCAATGTCATCCGAACTATTAAATAAAACGTCTATTGCTTTGAGAACCTTGCGTTCATTTTCTTTTAATTTAAGTTGGTGCCAGGTCGACATTTCTTCTTTGAAAAGTAACCAGAATTCTTGATGTTCTCTCTCGGACACGTAACCTTCATCATTTGATAAATATCGCTGCTCTAGTCCACTGTTAATATCATCAAAATTTAACTCCCGGCGCGTTTTTGTAGCGTTTTTTTTGACCTTGTGAATAAACCAATTTTTTGTGATAACACTAAAATAAGAAAATGCCTTTGACCCCTTATCGGGATCGTATTTGTCTAAGATCGTCGTAAGCCAGAGTTTACATTCTTCCATTAAAAACTCAATATTTGGAAGATTGGAGAACTTATAAGTATAAACAATCTTGTTTACTAGCTCGTGAAAAGCCGGTTGTATCAACCTAATATAAAGCTCCTGTTTTTCATCGCGGTCATCGGACAAGGCATATTGAACGACGGCGTTCTCATGTTCTTTGGTAAAATAATGTCTACTCTTCCTCTTCTGGGCCATCTTCTTCCTCTTCAGTTACAGCTAGGGCTCTTTCGTACCCCTTTACGCGTTCAGTGAACTCTTTTGAGTGTTTTATAAGACTTTGAAGAGTGGAATCTCCATAAAAAGTTTCCATCGCGTGGATACTTTCAAGGTGACTGCCAAAGCCAGTCAGATCATCCAGTAAATCCTCCATATGTTCGAGCACATAAAAATAGTCTCTTAATACGTTTCTTAAGTACCATATAAAAAATATATTCAAGAGAACTGAGAATGCTAATAGTGTTGTGATCATGGGTGATATTCTTCGGTTTTGAGCTTTTTCTTCTCTTCGGCTACCTCTTTTTTGGTAGCTTCTATATGTTGCTTAACCAAATCTCCAACTTTTTTCTTGTTTGTCCGTTTAGGGGTTTTTGGAATAGGGGTGTAAACCTTTTTTAAAGTATTGATCTCTCCACATTCCTGACACTTTTCAAGGCGCTCATCCATGGCATGAACCACCATAAACTCTTTTTCGCACCCTGCGCATCGGTAATGATAACGAGGCATTAAATTTCGTCGGGATCCAACGTGCTGCACTCCACTTCTCCATCATCATCATCTTCTGTGATAGTTTTTGTGGCAGTAGCTAATGCATCTGCGTCTTCGTGGGAAACCTTCACCAAAGGTGGGTTAAGAACCACTAAGGTTCCATCAGTGTTTGGGGTTAGACGTAAGCCCTTCAAAGTGGGAACAATATCGCTTTGTTCGAGCAACGATTTTTGTAGTGCCATCATTACAGTTCCAACTGCTTGGTCTGATAGCAAAAATTCTGTCAAATTGGTTGTAGTGTCGGTTGTAGTTGTCATTTTCTTATTCACCATTTAAAGTTTTGTTTATAATATTGGATTAACGTGGGCAATTCGTTATCGAAATCCTTTTGATTGTTCCAGCCGAGGGCTCTCAGTTTTTCATCGTTGAGCGCGTACCGAACATCTTGTCCTTCTCTAACATATGATAAATCCACATATTCTTCCCAATTATACTTGTTCTCGAAGAAAGTGTTAATGATTTTTTTTACGGTGTCGCGGTTGGCTTGTTGAAGATTGCCCGCCACATTATATATTTCATTTATCGAACCTTTTTCGATAATTGTCATGACTGCTTCGGCGGTGTCGTCAGCATGCAGCCAGTTTCTTACTGGTTCGCCTGCGTTATGAAGCCTTATCTTTTTGTTCCTTTGTAGTAGTTTTACTGCAACGGGAATCAACTTTTCTGGATATTGGCCAATTCCATAATTGTTGGTGGGGCGGAGTATATTATACTGAAGTCCATATGTTCTTGCCCAGGCTAAGATAAGCATGTCTGCGGCGGCCTTTGAAGCAGCGTAAGGGTTGCTTGGGTTTAAGAGGGCGGTTTCGGTAAAGGCTCCGTGTTCAATGTCTCCATAGACTTCATCTGTGCTAAAATGAAAGAACACCGGTGGGTTGGCAATATTGTTAGGCTTATTTCTTATTAAGTCTAGTAAATTGCGAACTCCATCCACGTTTGTGTGTAAAAAGTCAGTACTATCAATTATACTATTACCTACGTGAGATTCTGCAGCGATATTAATCACATAGTCACAATCAGGTAAAAATGATAGTTCGCAAATATCTTCGTTGATAAAAGTGAAGTTCTCTTCTGTCGGAGTATTAAATTCGCGGAAATCATAAAGAAAATCCTCGTTGGCTGCATAGGTTAAAGAATCAACCCCATAAACCTTCCACCCTCTTTCAAGACACTTGCGGGTAACATAGTGGCCAATAAGCCCTAAACAGCCTGTAATCGTCACTAACTTCATCTTATTAACTCTTCCTTATAGTAAGCGGCTCTGTCGCTGCATATGCCCGCACAGTGCCTTAATTCCTCAGTTATTTCAGGAGGGGGTTTTACAGCTATCGAATTTTTAACCAAGGTTTGACCTGGGTATGTCCAAATATAACCCCTGTTAGTTAAAGCAAAATTATCAGTCTGATGCCAAAAACAATGGACGTCCAACCTCAGCAATCTTTCAAGGGCGTTTAAATTTTTGGCGTGACACCAGAAGTTTTTATTAAAAAGGAAGTTGGTTGGGATATATTGATCAGAACCATCATGTCCCAAATAAAAGCTCCCCTCTTTCCACCACACATCTATTTCTACTTCAAACCCCTTATAAACTGCGTCTAAAATATAGTTGGGAGTATTTTCAAAAGCAGGCTGTGGGCCTATGATGTTGCCTCTATGGGCTATTATTTTCATCCAATATTCCTGAGAATAAAATTCTCCATCATTATAACACATTCTGGGAGGGGTTGTTTAGCTGTGTTTATGGTTAAATCTGGGGTTTGGGGTTCTTCAAAGGGGTCTGAAATGCCAGTAAAATTATAGATCTTATCGGGGTGACCATCAGGTAGGAGCGCCTTAGCATATAACCCCTTTATATCTCTTTTCTTTACCGTCTCTAAATCGCATTTTATGTATATTGTTTTAACGCTAGAATCTTTTTTCTGGTTTTCTATTCTTATCTCTTCATAGGGGTTGATAGCAGCGATGATTGATATTATGCTGTTTCTGGCTAATATTTTGCTCACAAAACTTAAACGCCTAATATTGTTGTTTCTGTCTTCTTTGGAAAAACCCAAGTCTTTGCACAGGTTTTCGCGATACTCGTCGCCGTCAATTACCTCTACCAAATAACCTTTTTTTCTCAGTCTCTGCGCTGTGTGCTGCGCTAGTGTGCTCTTGCCGGCACCAGATAAGCCCGTCATATGAAGTGAAATGCCTTTGGTTCGACCCCAACGAATGACAGCCCAAAATCGTTCATGATAAATATAGGCAAACAAAGTGACAATTTGGTGGAGCACACTAATGCTGACAGACGTGGCTGCTGAACTGGTAATAAAATATGAACAACATAATAGGCTCAAAAAGCCTAACAGTCTCCACGACAAAGATTTAACTATACTGCGTCGTCGGGTATCAATCATCCAGATATCCATAGTGACGGAGCCATGGGCCGCACTCTGTCTCTATAAAAGCTATTTGTTCGTCGGTCAAAGTTTCTTTGTATCCCCCCACTTTGCCGTTATTTGATGTAATGTGTTCTTTTAACATTAACGTGGCCGAATATCGGGGGTCACTCCAATCACCAGAAGTCAACAAATTGTCCGTATCATCTTTAATGCCTTCCGCTTTCATGATAATCGACTTAAGTACCTCTTCTTTCATGGTATCGATCTCGGGAAAAAAGTTTCTCATCAAAGTTTTGAGTGTTTCAAGGGGGTCAACCTTATAATCCTCATAACACCATTCATAGCGTTTAACATATTTGTTTATATCAGGAATTGCTTCGTTATCGACATATTGCTGGACCTTGGAAAAATCCTTTTGCTTTGATGCGGCATACCACATCAGGTGTTCTTTCACTATGTTTTCGAACTCCTCTTGTGATAATTCTACGTTTCCATGGTGTTCCCTTCTTTTACGCAACGCCGAGGCCGCAGTATCGCGGATATCACGACGTACGGTAATTAAAAAATCACACACGATATCTCCCGTATGTTCCTTTGCTATGAGTATATCCACGGGAGCAGGGGGTTCTTTTGTGTGATATTCACAATAATCCTGACTGAGGGCTACGGCGACGTTAAGTTGGCAGGTTTCGCAGAAAATTCGCATAAGATTGAGAAGCAGAGTGCTTCCAGATTGCGGCATTCCCCCTATACACACAATCGGTGGCCGTTTTTTTTGCCATGTCTTTTTCCGCATTCGTGTCCAGATGTTATCGTCTTTCCAGGACAAGTCCATTATTGGTTCTCCAAAAAATATTTGAGGTCTTCAGGAGTACCTAGGCCCCACATTTTGTTAACATAAAATGGAATTAAAGTTTTTCCGTCTTCTAGCATTTCGTTATAAACCGGGGCAATATAATATTCCCCATTTACTCTCACGTTTTTTTCTATCATTTGGTGAGCATATTTAACGAACTCTGAGCCTCGTCGATACCAATATATACCACATGTGGCGATATTGGAAATAGGCCTTTTCTCAGCCACCTCTGTAACAAAACCGCGAGAATTTGTCTTTACAAAGGACCATTTTGGGTGTACGGCATTGAACGTGAAGACCATCGAATCTACATCAGTTAAGTTCTTCAAAGTTTTAAAATTCTCGGCCTCGTACTCAATAAATTGATCAGAATTGGCGATTAATAAGTCCTCGTCGTCGTTAATAAGATCTTGAGCTAATAGGGCAGTGCAAGCCGCTCCTTCAGTTAACTCTTTTACCTCCACATGAGAACAGCGGCCATTTGTTATACGTTCCAGAGTATCTAAGAGACCGGCATACTTTTTTACGTGATCGTGCCTTACTAAAAATATATATTCACAATCAAAATCTAGATTTTCTACCACCGTTTGGATCATGGGTCTTCCACGAACATCAATCAATGGTTTGGGAAAAGTATATCCCTCTTTGGTGAATCTACTGCCTTCACCCGCCATGGGTATTAAAACTTTCATCTATAAATCTTTTAACCCCCTTTTTAATTACTTCGGTGGCATTGGTGACTTTCATTACACTACACCCGGATGCACGTGCAGCTTTTTCCCCTTTGGGGGAATCTTCTATTATCATAGCATTTTTAGGGACACAATTAAAGTGTTTTAATACCTGAATATAACCTTCGGGGTCTGGTTTTGCATTAATCACATCTTCATTAGTTAAAAAGTACTCAAGATGCTCTAAAATACCAGCTTCAGTCAATACAAGTGAGGCCGTTTCTCGAATACTATTAGTAAAACACGCAATTCGGGCGTTATTGGATTTAAGCCATTGTATTAATTCAACTTTTTCCGGTCTTTCTTCGGATTGTGCTCTGATTATCTCTAGAGTGCGCTCTTGCTTAAAATCAAATATGTCTTGAACATTATCTTTTTCAATTTTATTGGCCTCCACCAGCATTTTTAATTTTATCTTAGTGGGGAGGCCGTTGTATATTTTATAATGTTCCTCTAGGGGAATCTCATAGTTACAAACATGTTTTAATGCAGCATTGAATGCTTCTAAATGCCATCCGCAAGCATCTACCAACACCCCGTCCATATCAAAAATAACTAGTTCTGGAAACCTAGACATTTGTACCTCTAGCCGCTGGGTCAATATTGTATTCATCCAGGAGACTTTTAAGTTTTTTAGGATAACACTGAAAATCCCATTTACCTTTTACGACCGCGGTGGCAAAATAAGGATAAACATGACTATCCCAGTGAAAGTCTCCTCGCATTTGTTCGCCTTCCATAAAAGTCATCGCGCACTTAAATGCATGTTTTGCACAAACAATATTACTGTTGGCTTCGAATTTCCATATATTCTCACCGGGAGTTTCCTCATAGATACGCATTAAATTTTCTTTTTTACACAATGTGGGTTGAATTGCGAATTGTAAATCCGGAGGGCAATAAAAAACATTCTCGTGAAGCATGGTGGGAGTTAAGGTTTCATATGGTCTGTACGTTGCCCGTACAAATTTAATAAAATCAAGTTGTTGTTCTTTTATCAAGCTACAACATTTCTCTATTATTTGATTATTCGGCTCCCCATATAAAAACATATCCTCATGGTGAAATACAATTATGTCTTCTTCGACTTGCTGAATACCTTGCAAAACGCGTTGTTGATAGGGCAGTGCATCGTCATACCGCAACAAAACCCAGTCGGAATTTAAATCCGGCGTGCTTTGGTCAGCAATTAGATATTTCTTTACTTCCGGCAAAAACTTGTCCATTTGAGCGAACATGGGTTTCCAGATATCTGAATAATCTGAATGGGAATAGAAAACGGCGGCGTACACTAGTATTCCTACAACAATGCCATGAAGTCTGCGTGGGCGGTGGCGCCACACTCATCCATTTGTTTAAAGAAATCAACGGATAAGCTTCGATTCACATCGTCGATAAAAGGCGAGAACTTATCATGAGTTAATTCCTTTTTTTCGAACGTTAAAAGATGATCTATCTTTGTTTCTAGCACTTTGTCCCACACGCGTGTTCCGATTGTTGGGATTGTTCCCAGTTCACACACATCCCGTAGACCTTTCACCGTACGCATTGAGCCGGCAATAATTTCTGCGCAGTCTGATTTACGCTTTTGAGCAAAAGCTACGTGTGCGGCAGCGTCCACTCCCTGCTCTTCCATCCGGCCGGGAATCAAACTAACATAACGGACATTATAAGTGAAACATGATAAGGCAGTTGAACAGTCGGCGACGCCGGTGACGTTTGTTTCCATAAAATTATTCAATTGGTCTACAACCTCAAGCACTCCGTGAAATGGGGGTATTTTTAGGCCTAGGCGTGTGGTGCCGTCTGTAAACTGACATATATACTCGGCCCATTTAACAATGTCATGAGGACACATCTCCGAATTTGGCGCTTGTACATATACGACGCCTTTGTTGTCGCCTCGTATTTTGGTTACAAGCGCACATAACTTCGGGAGATGTTCCGTCCATTGTTCTAGGCGATCCATATTTACCTTTTTAAATGCATTTGGATTTGTGGTGATCCCGCGCACGTGAGTACTATCGACGGTATTTTTAAGGCGCCCCCAGACATTTTCGATATATTCTATATCGGCAGTATCAAAAAAGAAATCAAACATTTTTTTCCTCCTCGGCTTTTAATAATGTTTTTTTAACAGTGTCCCAATCAGTGAATTTTATTCCCTTATCATCTATAAAATAATCTACATGGGGTTTTCCAAACAATAACTCATCATAAGGGATGCAGTATTTGTCTAGCCAATCTAAAACAAGCTTCCCTTGATTTGCAATAATTCTTCCCACGTTGTTTTCACAAGTTCTCATGTTTCGAGCAGTAAAAATGACAATATAATATCCACGTTGTTTTAAAAATTCTAATGTTTCTACAGCGTTAGGCAAAGGTTTTACATCACGGTAACTCTGGTCTGCGGCTTTGGTCTCGCATATTGTCCCGTCTAAATCAACGCATATCTTCATAATCTAACGCCTCGTTTAAAAGTTTGATACCAGTAGTATACATCACCGTTTGCCGGGGCAAGCTATCATAATGTCGCGAGCACATACCAATGTATATCAATCCTTGAATTAACTTAGCTCTATTATCTCTGAATCTGTCGAATTTATTAAACACTTTTTTAATTTTTTCTTTATTATCATTTGCAAAGGTAACCTGAAAGTGGTTTAAGTCTTTATTCTCTTCTAACTCAAATTCATCAAAAATAATATATTCATATCCCCCTTCGAAAGAATGAACAAGTTTAGCTATATCATAGAGTGGATCACCAAACACACCGTCCTCACCAAAATGCCCGCGAGGGTCTACGAATTTTAACAAATGGGTCTGAGTTTTTGCATTTACCCCACAAAGAATATTCGAAAAACAAAAATCTCCATGAATAACCGAAAGTTGACGCAAAGGCGTTAAATAATGTCGAATAAGTTCCTGTAGCTGATTCCATAAACAGTGGAAGTTCGCATAGGAGCGTCCGTCGATAATAAGTTTTTGATGGGTGGCTATGACTGCAAATTTAGGGTTTTCTAGTAATTCTTTATAATAACGTTCCGTTTTGCCAATGTACATTGCTTCTGCGTACGCTGTGAAATCGTCGTTTTTATGGGTTGTTACAAAAGAATCTAAAGCGTCGTTAATACCCGATGCAACATTTTCCCAAAAGGCTTGATCGAAATCCTCGTATACCATATAATCACCCAGATTATTATAAGCGTAGTACTCTAATTCCATCGAATGCTCCCCATCTTCATGTGAAGATTTGCGAAATCTAGGGAAAAAGATAGAGTGCGGTGTCGTCTCTATATCTTTATAATAATTTATTTCATCAAAGAGGCGTGTTTCGCGGCTTCGTTTCGTTATGGTTCCTAACGATGAGTCAATCGAAAACGAATTATAGGCTCTCGTTATATGCTGCTTCATAGACTTCCTCGATGGACAAGATCGATAAGCCATTATTCACCGCAAATTTGTTAAGATCGCCGCCTTTTGTCATCGTCCCATCGTCATTCATAATTTCACAAATAATAGCAGCCGGTTTAAGACCCGCTAGTTTCATTAATTCTACAGAGCCTTCCGTGTGCCCTCTGCGCTCCTTCAGGAGGCCGTCACGTGCCCTCAGGGGGAACAGGTGGCCTGGGCGTGTAAGGTCGTCAGGCTTTGACGTGGGGTCCAGCAATACTTGAAGAGTAACCAGCCGATCGTACACTGACATGCCCGTAGTTGTGCCGTGCTTTGGGGCACCATCAACCGATACGGTAAACGGAGTTTCGTTAGCATCCGTATTATTCTCAACCATGGGTGGAATTTCCAAACGCTTAAGATCGGCGTCCGTCATGGGCACACACATCAACCCCTTCGCTTTATTCATGGTAAAAACAAGGTTTTCGACGGATGCGCGTTCGGCAGCGATCACAATATCCCCCTCATTTTCGCGATCATATTCATCCACCAAAATAATTGGTTTCCCTTGTCTAAGTTCTTCGAGGGCGTTTTGCATTTTTCTGCTTTTAATCATTTCATTTTCCTTTGTAGCTGATTTGGCAATAAAAATGTCTACTTTGCTAGACATTTTTTTAATTTCTAACCATGTTTCAAATTCGGCGAGGCTTTCTGGAGTGTCCATCGATCTCATTTCTAGAATATTGTAATCGAAGATATTCTTACCGGCTGCAATTGCTTCATTAAAAACTGGTGAAATATAAAATTCGTTATTAACACGAATATTTTTGGTGATCATGGAATTGGCAAATTCTATAAAATCGGATCCGTGGCGCCAATAAAAGGCGCCCGCCAAGGCTGTTGTAGAAATAACTTCCTTTTCAGCTACTCGATTTACGCGGCCACCATCACCAACCTCGGCATAACTCCATGATTTATTTCCGCTCTTATCATTAAAAGTAAAAATCATTCCGTCGATGTCTGGATTGTTGATTGTTGTAGTAAATGTTTCCGTTTCCCAGAGGAAATAGTTATCACAATTGACAATCATTAGCTCTTCGTCGTTGTCGATATGGCGCGCCGCTAACAATGCTGTACAAGCTTGGCCGTCGGTTATACCATCTGCTACCACAAGTCGGCAATCGGGGACAATTTGTTTCAGTGTTTGATCGATATGATATTTATCGATATGTTCTTTCTGTACAATAAAAATATATTGCCCCTCTATGTTTAAACTCTCCACAACGCGTTGTATCATTGGTTCGCCGGCGATGTCGATTAGGGGCTTAGGTAAACTATACCCCACTTCTTTAAAACGCTTTCCGGCGCCTGCCATTGGTATTAATATATTCACTTTTATTCCCACTCCGTTTGAAGGGCTATAGCACTGTCCCATAACTCATTTTTTATTAGAAACCATTTCATCAGCAAAATACCATTGACAGCCAAATAATAAGGATACTTATGTAAATTTTTACTGCGTTCCTCCGGAGGTTTTGTTTTTTCGTTGCTCCGAAAATCATTCATTTTAGATTCGGGCCAGCCTGATGTCACTGTCTCCCTATATTCACTTCTCAATTGCAAATAGTCTAACAACACTTTTTCATAAAGGCTGCAAAAAATATCCATGTTTTTGGAATTAGAATAGAACCACATATCCGCGGGCCCTTCATTGAAAAGATCCCAATCAGCTTGATATAAATAATTCATATCCAACGTCGGGTCAAAGTTGATACATTGACACGGAAAAGGATTTTGTTTTCCTGGGCCGCTCGTGGCGCGATTGATGCGACCTAAGTCGAAGCGTGCCTTAATAACACAGTCATATTTAAACCCTTGTTCTTTTTCATATTCTCGCTTAAGAACAAGCGACTGAGAAAGAGAATAATATTGACTTAACAACCTCTCTGGGCCCACGTACCCAGTACCAGAAGTCGACGTCATTGTCCAATTTCCCAAAAAATTATAGGGATCGATATCTTCTCGACTTACCTCGTGTTCTTGAGCAATGGGTACAAAGTCAATTTGGGGCTCTATAATGTGTTTTCTAGGCTTATATAAATCAACTAGTTTCTCCTCTAGATGGGGCTCCCAATTGTGAAAGAACACATCAATTTCGCAATCCTCCGAGCCATGGCTAAGAATATGTTTCTTAATATATTCAAACCCATCCATGCCCCGGGAGGAACTATCTTTCAGGGAATCGAAATAACCCGATAAACAGAGAGCGATTTTCATTGGTAAATGCCTTTTAGATAATAATCATTATACCACAATTTGATTTTTTTTAAATACATTAATATTTTAAGTTTCATCTCGATCTATAGTGGTATCGGCGGGGGGTTTGACGGCCCGCACATAATAGGCAGGTCGGGTAGTAAATAAATCCGTTCCCATAGTTACGGTAATATCTTTAAAGCCGGCAATATAAAAATCTCTCAACAAATAGCGTGGATCTTCCACTCGGCAATTCATAGGAGCCTGTCCGTATTCTTTTTGCTGGCGCAAGCCCCATGTGCCCGTATAGCCGTTGCTTATTTCCATATCTATAAAATGGTGGGACACGATCCCCCCTGGCTTTAACACACGAAAGCTTTCTTCGATCAAAGACATCCGATTATAATAATCGGGAATGTGAATAAAGACTGCGGAAGACATGACAAAATCGTATTCTTCGGACAGTGCCGGTTTTAAGTCCCAGCCACTGGTTTCAAAGCTTTGTGATTTGCCGGCGCCATGGATATCTTCGGCATATTTTTTACTATATATAATATTTTGTTCAGAGATGTCGCAGCCATCCACTCTTTCAAACTCAGCTATATCGAGCAAATTTTTAAGATTACGTCCGCAGCCACAGCCAACATCTAAAGCTTTTTTTCCCTTCCAACTGGGCGCATCAGAATATACATCCCCCAATAACACCGTCCAATATTCTCTATCCTCATCCCGTTCCTTGTGATTTCCGACTGTCATTCCAGTGTGCTCGGCCTCAAAAAAACCTTTTTGGTAGGCGGTGTAGGTTTCTATATTGGGGGCGCCGGTTGTTTCTATCCAATCGAGGGCGAAGTATTCACCCACCGTTACCCCCTCGTCGACCAAATCTTGGCGGAAGACATCTAAACTGCTTTGATAAGAAGCACCAAACACCTCGCTGAATATCCATATAACGCCGGGGCGGAGGGATAATCTCTGGGAGCGCATTTCCATGCGGATGTCTTTGTAATTTGTATATATTGTAGTATCCGGCTTCCCAAAGTTTTTTTCATCATTGCAATAGATTTCATAACCCTTCATTACGTCTGGAAGATGGTTCATTATCTCACCTTTTTCCTGGTTAAAAACAAGTCGAACTCTCTTAAATCTCGATAGGGTGGATCCTCGGGAAGATCGTCCACAGTTTCAGGATAATTTTGCATTAACATAAGGCCTCGGGCTGCTTGTTCCGGAGTCATATACATATTCCAGCCTTCTTCTTCAATCATATCCTCATGATAGGGGACTTCTGATCTTCCTTCATATCTGGCTTTGCGAAAATATTCTACGGCTTTTATGTCGTCAGTCAAGATCATTCCTCCTTTGCCAATTTTAAGATGTTTTTTAATATGAAAAGATAAACACATGTGAGTACCCGGGATATACATGCCTGAAGTAAATCTCTTTGCCGCATCATAAATTGGGAAAGGTTTAAGTTGATAAATCCCCTTCCATTTTATATCTTCTAGCTGAAGGTTGCCTCCGGCCTGTATAATAGATTGCGGTGGCGAAAGATAAGTGCGACTAGGAATAGTTACGGTCTGGTTTTTTACACCCGCGTATTTACAAGCTAGAAAAAGTGCGTTGGTACAATTATTGACCGATACGGCATAGGGCGCGCCTGCATAGTGTGCCACCTCTTCCTCAAACATTTTAACTATTTTATAAGGATTGTGCAGCATTATGTCAAATATTTATAGCGCGCCTGAAAGACAAAATTAGTATATTTTATCAGATCTTCTGTTTCATATTTTTTGGCAAATTTGCAAAAGGTTTGGATACTATCAATAGCGCTATATTCGCCGTTTACTTCAGCAAAGACTGGAAGAATAAAAAAATACGTCGAGAGTTTATCCAACAGCTTTAATTTTTCTTCATCATTGTTTGTTTGAGGATCCGGGTGTCCATGCAACTCCATTGCCATGGTATTTATTTTATTATAATATTTGAAAGTTTCAAATATTTCATATTCGCTCCCCTCTGCATCTATCTTAAGATAATCGATATGGGGAAGAGGTATTCTTTCTATAATGTCATTTAGTGATATTGTATCACATGTTTGACCCACAGGGGCATATTGCGGATCCGACAAGAAACCCGCACTACAGACGACATCACCCGACATTCCACTTTCATGGGCGTAAAGCTTAACAATTCGGTCACTCTCAGAACTCACAGCTTGATGAAAAATATATACATTGTCGTGACCCATCTGTTCCATAAGATGCGTTGCAACCTGGTAATTCTCAAGACACGGCTCAAAGCCGTATACATGTTCATAACGGGTGGCAGCGCGTGCCAAGAAAGTTCCTACATTAGAACCAATATCAACGCATATGCCCGTTAATTTTCCGTCGGATGGGGGGAGCGGATAAGACGATCTTGTTTCCTTCTCCATTTCTTGGATCCAGGCATTGATTTTCTCTTTCGTTGATAAATTTTTAAAAATAAATTCTTGTGATTTGACAGATGTCATGATTATTCCTTCTCCAAAATATAATACTTTTCCGTGAAGCCGCACTTTTTAAACATCCAATAGCTTTCCGCATTTGCAATTTTTACTTTGGCTTGTGCGTTGGGGTGGCGTTTCATTAATTCGTTAATCATGAATTTTCCCACTCCCTTTCCTTGGTGTCCCGGTTCCACCGCAATCCGAATATCTCCGTCTATTTGACCCACGAAGCCTATAGGGCTTTTATTTTCCAAACAAATATAATATCCATGACCATACTTAAACATAAATTTAAAATGCTCAAAGCGTCCAATGTGGCGTTGATCTATAAAGCCGTTCTTCACCTCCTTTTCGTTACGGAGGGCTCGAATATACTCCCAATATTTAAGTTCATTGTTTACCAACTTCATCAGTTGCAATCCTTAAATAAATCGGGGTGGCCAGTGCGATTCCAATAAGCTCGGAGGTAGTCTCGTTCTATACCCAAATTCAGATGCCAATGAAGAGTGGTGCCAATATCGATATATGTGTTATTACTATTAAATTCAAATAAACGATGAATAAGAATTTCGCTGAGACTGCTGGCTGAAAATAAAAAGATGTGATTTTCAATATTGTTTTCTTCGGCCCACCCTTTCATCTCGTCAATTAAATGGTGATCATTAACAATACAGTTTCGACCTACTCGAAAATCTTTCACTACCTCAAAAGGAAGTTTTTCAAAAGACGCATCTTTGCTACAAACAACCACTATTTTTTTGTTCGTGAACTCAGGGACCATTTGGTTCAAGAAAAGCGAATAATTGGAATTTACCAACAAATTCGGACTTGTCCAATGTTCTTCATCATCAGGTCGAAGTTCTCGCAACATAGGAATGTCTTGCTGAATTAAGCACGTGCAATTTCCGCAACCTGCGCCAACAAAATAGTTTTTCTTAGAAAATTGAAAGGAATCTACCAGTGCTTCCCGGACAAAGCCGTGTTTTTGAGGTAAAAACTCTTTATGATCGTCTTCGGAGTAACCAAATGTGTGTAGCTTGGTGCCCACAAGTACGTGATCACTAGCCAGTACTAACTTTTCATTTCGCATGATGCAAGTCTCACCATCAGAAAACCTAGTAAAAGCAAAATGTTCTCCTCTTTTTAATTTATTGAGGAGAAGAAAAAAATCTTCTTTAAAACCTTTACTCATTCTCAAACATGTTTAGTATTCTAGTAATTGCCGTGGCGCTATGTCCGGTGCCGTATGGACACGATATCCCTTCATTAACTCTGAAGTCATTTGCGGCCTCATTTACTATAGCATATAAATCTACAGGATTATAGCATAAAACAGAAAATTCACCTAGGCCTGCTGTTCTTTCTGTTTTTTTGCGGCAGACGACGCTTCGTTTGCGGAGAAACGAGGATTCTTCTTGAAGGCCTCCTGAATCCGTGATGAGAAATCGGCACCGGGCCACTTCTTCAATAAACTGATTATAGGGGAGCGGTGGAAGCACCGTAACATGTTTAAGATTAGCAACGTGCTTTTGCACATTAGGGTTAGGATGTGCATAATAGACAAATTCTAATTCGTCAAAAGCTTTTGCCACGCGGTCGAATTGCTCGAACCACTCTGGGATAATCTCATGGTTTTCTCGTCGATGCATAGTGATAAGAACTTTGTTACTATACTCGATCTCCAAATATTTCTTACGTAGATTATCGAGAACAGTGTTACCTACAACATAAACCGATCCTTGGGTGTTTTCTTTTTTTAAGTTGGCCGCATCTTGGTTGGTGGGGCACAAGTGGATTGAAGCCAACCGGGAGATGGCCTGGCGATTAAATTCTTCAGGATAAGGATTGGAATTATCGTGTGTCCGGAGGCCCGCTTCTAAGTGAATAACTGGAATTTGTCTATGAAATGCCGCTAAAGAGGCTGCAAACGCCGAAGTAGTGTCTCCTTGGACCAGCACGTAATCGTAATTTTCGTTCCAGAGATCCTTTGTGTTCATGATAGACTGTACAATGCTATCTAACCGGTTATCTCCATCTATAATAGTGGCAACATAGTCGACTTTACTAGTAGCTCCGTCCGGAAGTAAATCCATATGTTGTCCCGTAAAAAATACTTTAAAATCGATGCCGGTATCGTCAAATTCTTCTATAAGCGGGAGTATTTTAATATATTCCGGTCGTGTTCCATAACATAATAAGATCATAATTTTATACCTCTAACTGTTTTCCAACCGTTCTGAAGTGCATTTTGCACTACGCCGTCTCTTTCCGAGAAGAATTGTTGGTGTGATGTTTCGTTATTGTTCGAAGTGGCCTTACTGTCGATGCCTAGCTCGTTTCCAAGCACCGATCCGTGAAGAGAATTATCTTCCGGGGGATGGGGCGGGCAATAAGTTTTAATGCCACCTTTTTTTTGAGCTAAAAAAGAGAACTGAATATCTTCCCCATTATCCCATGTAGTGGGCATCTCACTCCATAGGTGGCTTAACCATTCTCTTTTAAAAAACCACGCATGGCCAACTAAATCAACCTCAGTGGTTTCCTCGTTTTGAATTGGCCAGCCGCAGCGGTCGTGTTGGACATAATAAGGGCTTTTAAGTATTACGCCGGCTGAGCCCAGAATTCCTTCGTGAGTTTCCATAGTTTCCAAACAGTTTTTAAACCACTGTGTGCCCGGGACAGTATCATCATCAAAAATAGCGATATATTCAGTATCGGCCAGAAGTGCGGCGGCAAATCGGCCATAAAATTTCCAATTAAAGTCGTTATCAATGATTCTATCAACGTTTAGCGTGTCCCTGTCATAATGTTGGTTATCCTCATGGGCGTTAATCCACACCCAAGTTTGTTTAGGTTGAATTGTTTGTTTTTTGATGGCGCCCACCTGTAATGGAATGTTTTCAGGGCGTCTATACATATTAAGTATCACGGTGATGTCCGCTTGGGAAGCTTTTGTTTTTACGACCTCATCGATGGTATTTAGAAAAAGTTTCTCCGCTCTTTCTTGATTTTCTTGCACTGCGGCGAGAAGAGGAGCACCCTTCAGTTTGAACCATGGCTCATGGGCCGCGCTAATATTCTTATTGCATGTTAACTCACAATCTAAGATGCGGGCCTCCACAGCTAAGCGACTAAAAGTTTCAAATACTTGTGGAAAGAAAACTAAACCGGAATACCGGGCCAACTTTTTGATAAAGGAGGAATAATCCGGATCTGTAACTAAATCAAAAGCTAGATTATGTTTATGACAATGAGCTTCCGCTTGGAATTGGCCTTTGACCAAATTATGAGTTTTTAAAACGGCTTTTTTCCCGTTTTTTTCACTCTTGATATTATTTCTCAAGATATCAATGTGCTCTTCGGACCAGAACGTGCTCCCGAAGGTTATGATATTGCCGAGTTTGAGATTATTCTTTACAATTTCCCCATGCTTGGTGCTCTGGCAGAAAACCTTTTGAGCTTTTTTATAAAAATCGCGGTTAACGATCTCTTCTTTGGGAGCAAGAAAGTTTGTATATGGAGAAGGGTCTCGTGAGCGTAAATATTTGTGATCATGTTCAACAATAAAATATGTCGTGGACCCCAAAAGGGATCGCACGTGGGGATCTAAGCCTACAAAATTAGAAACGATAAAGATATACTCATCGGCCATACTTTTAATAAACAGGTCACTGGTGCCTCTAGATGGAGAAAAGACCACCGTGTGGCCGGCATCTTGTAGCAGGGACATCAGGTGAGCATCCACAATCTCGGCGCCTCCCTGCACCTCGGCGACAGAAAAATCCGATATCCAAACTATCTTATGCATCAATCAAATACCAACACTTCCTCATCTGTTGATTCTTCCGGTGAAGTGTCTAATTCTATTCCAAGTGCTTCAACAAATGTTTTGTATATCTTCTTTTCTTCCCAATTCCGAAGAATATACCCTTTCAGGCGTTTTGACATTTTTATTTTATCTTTATAATTTTTGAAAATATCTCGCAATCCTCGCTTATAGGATTTCTTATCGGGGTAGCACCACTGGGAAGCGGCTTCTAAAACGCCGGGCCAAACAGCCTCGGGGTGGATGGGGGCCACCTCGTGTTCTACTACCGTATAGTGTTCGATGACTTTGCCTTTAACGGGCGCCGATAAAAAGTCTATATGACCTGACCAGCCGGGTGCAATAATGGGCAGCCCGTTGTACGCAGCCTCAAAAAGGGGCAAGCCAAAACCTTCTCCGTGGGTCAAAGACACCATTGCCTTTATTTGGTCATGAATATAAAGACCTGTAAGTTCTTCATCAGTCATATCGCCATGGAGGAGATAAACACTACATGTCCGTTCACCTAGAGATGTTAAGAGATTATCGAGTTTCCGTGTGGTAAAATCATGATCCATTGTAGAATTTTTAGCCGTATTGGTTTTTATTACCAGTCCAACTTCATCATCTCTGAATTCTTCTACAAACCACGAAATTGTATTCTCCAAATTCTTTCGGGGGCACCATTGGGCGACTATCAAAAAATTAAAGTCGTGCTTCAATTCTAAATCGACCTTCTTTGGTTTGATTTTTTTTACAGGGTAATTTACTGCCTCGATATGAGGTTGTGCCATCAAAAGTCCTTTATCCTGGCCAGTCTGCGTATCAGTAATATTATATGAAGAATTCAGTATACTTTTTTTCGTGTGTTCCGAGGTGGTAATGATCCGATTCATTTGATTAATCTTTTGTAACCATTGGGCCGACACAATATTAGTTTCGGCGCCGGCTGTGTATCCCACATTATAGGGGGCGCCCCCCACTTCGAATTCGCCCGGAATGGTTACTTGTAAGGTCATATCGAAAGGTGCGCCTTGACCTTGCGTGTGATTAATGGTTTTTTGTACCAAAAAATCAATCCAGTTCTTTTCGGCTGTATCTTCGGACACATTGCCGGTGCTACCCCACGGAATATCGAGGGCATAAATATCAAAGATGTCTTCACGGGACCGGAGAGCCCTTAAAGCAAAACGGGCTTGTTCCCCGTAGCCCGATCGACTACGAAATGGGCCCTTTACAATTATTTTCTTTCTCATTTCATCTCCTTACACGTCCAGGGTGAATATTTCTTTCGGTTTTCCCATGAGCCATGTTCTTCGTGAAGATTTTTAAGGATAATGTGCCAGCTTTTTTGAAATTTATCGAAATCATAATTGGTCTCTACATGCTTCCGACCTAGACGACCCATATGTTCCCTTTCTTCTTTAGGCATATTCATCATTTCTTTCAGTGCGTTAATAAAATCTTCTTTGCACACTCGATCTTCGTAAATCCAAGGGACGTCTTGCGATCCAATAATTGCTTTGGAAGCAGGCTCTAAACCAATGCCAAACCAATGTTCTCCATCGGTTACTTGTTCTTGAAGACCACCCGTCATATTAACAATTACAGGGGTGCCGGCAGATAACGATTCAAGAGTGGCTAGCCCGAACCCTTCAGCATCTGAGATATTGATTGTGCAATCAACCATACTGTACACCTGCCCTAAAACCTCCGGAGGATATTTATCTACAGATAGCATCACTGACATGTGCTCGGGGTCGGCTAGCCCCAACTCATTAATAATAGCATGTAAGTCTTGACCATGGGGATCTTTGGGATCCGTATGCATAATCAACATTGCCTTATCATAACCCACCTCTTTCAAGAAATCGTTAAACCACCATAAAACAGAACCAGACATTTTTCTCTTAGCATTTCGATTATTCCAAAAGAATATGAATTTATCCTTCGCTGATGGTGGGAGAGCTTTGGTTCGATAATCGGCGCGTTCCTCGTCGCTGAGAGGTTTAAAGATCTCCGGGTGTACAGCATGAGGTAGATAAATACTATCAACCTCTGGTGAGACTTGTTTAACTATGTCATCGGTAACTTTGGAGATACTGACCACTAAATCATTAGAATTATAGAAATTTCGGTTATATGTTGGTAAGGGATAATTATCCCAAACGTGATAATAAACCATTGGAACATTGGCTCGAACCTCGTTATCCATATCCCACAACCAGGGATAAAAGCGGGGATCGGTCATGAACCAGATAATATCAGGCTTCCATTCTGCCATAAATTGGCGGACGAGTTGTTGGTTTCCGTAACCATCTACCGGGTGGATTACCCAATCTTCACCGAAACGTTCCGACATCGATGGGCTATAATCCTCATGTTTAATAGCTCCTCCCAAGGAACGTACTTGAAATTCTTCTGTCTCCAGGAGAGCTTCAATCATATACCGAGTTTGTGTCCCAACTCCGGATGGGGACATCGGGTGATCACTCAGAGTGAGCACTTTAATTTTTTTAGCCACATTAACCTCTTTTAATTACTGCAATGTTCGGTACCGCTGAATTCACAAAACTTGCAAGATAAACGGTTCTTCACATATTTTTTGTTATCTACATTATACAAAAACTTTTTCATGTAGTTAAGTGATTCCGTGATTTTTTTTTCATCACTTGTAATTTCCATCAACTCGACGCGATTTTGGCCCGAAGCAATGCGTTTTAAGATACCAAAATGTACGTGAATATCATCTGGTGATAAATTATACTTTTGGGCATAGTAGTGTTTATAATACAAAAGTTGATATTTTAACACAGTATCATTTTTTTGCCAGGTACTCCAACCTCTAGTAGATGTTTTCCAGTCAATAATGTGAATTTTATCACCGGACCTAACCACCATATCAATAAATCCTTTAAAGTTACGGGAGACAGTCGATTCTGGGATGGCCTCATAGAGTTTTTCTTCGACTGTTAACACCTCAAAATCTCCGAAATAGTCGTCCATTCGAGCGGCCACATGCTCCAAAATCTGAGGTCCTTGACTTTTCATTTCCCGATAAAGTGCCTCGTCATATTCTTGTAGGGTGGAGGTTTCCTCCTCAAACTGCGATAGAAAGATCTCTATTAAATTATCGAGAGAGGTCTCCTGTACCTTTTCACAGGCGGCGTGGATCGCTGTCCCAAAGCTTGTATATAAATTACCTTCAAAGACTTTGAGGCCATCCACATACAGAAGTTTATGATAAAAAGGACACTTGGCCCAATTCTTAATTTCCGAATACGAAATATGTGACATCTTATTTTACTTTTTTTGTTTTCTAGAGCGGGACGCTTTTTTAGGCGTCTCCCCTATCTTACCAGACTTTTGTGTGTTTGTCAAGGTTTTTTTCTCGAATATCCAGGTACCCGTGAGGGTTTCTGTAGATGTGTTTGAGACGTATCCGGGGCCCTCAACGCACGTGCCAAATTCAATATCCCGGGATGCGAGGATATCTCTTATTTGTGTAGCTTTAATGAGCACTGCATTGGGGTTTCGTTGTGGTGGAAAGTCGGGTCCGCGGGGATAACTTGGGGCCCCGTTTAGTTCCATGGTAACAGTGACCTCAATAGTCTTTTCTTGATTATTTTCTTTGATATCAATCTTCATTTTCTATTAATTCCTTTAGACGATTATACAATATTGGACTAACATCTTTAAGGTTTTTTTCATTGCCCAATATATATTCTTCGAATCCTTTTGCAAAGTATTCCCGCAGAGAGGTGATTGCGTAAGGCGATATAAATAGATTGTAAGTTAAAGTTAAGAGTACCGGATACCCTACAACGGTATATAAAAACATATCAAAATCCTGGTCATATTCTGGATCTAAGAAATATTTCGCCGGAATTTTAAAGTCGCGGTCGGTTAATATCTCGTAAAGCTTTTTGCGCTTTTCGATAAATTCATTCTCTAGCTGCATGTCAGCATACAGGTCTTGCGCAAAATATTCTTCAGCACAATGAGCGAATTCGTGAATCAGATCATCAATCAGATCTTCGGTAGACGATTGAGCGTTAGTTATATAAACGGTGCCGTCTTTGTAAAGAGCGTTTATTTGTCTTTCTTCAAACTCCGGAGTATGTCCGATGATAATCATCTCTAGATCGCGTATTAGACGTCGAGGAACTGCCTCCTGCGCCTTTTTCAGCGCGCGGGGGACATTGATATTACTGGGTAACATGTCCTTAAGATAAACTGGAATATTGCCATAAATATAATAATATTCTTTTTTTGCCTTTTTTGATTTCTCGACAATATATGTTTTGATATCGCTCATTTATTCTGATTGAATTCCACCAAAGTTTGTCCCACTTCGACGTCAGCCAAAGCCTGCTCATATCCGCGGATATAGTTTTCTTCAGCGATGACCATTAAGAATTCAGGGAATTCTGTTGCCAGTGTCTCAACAATCATCTCGACGGTAACAGTATCATCTTTGGCTTTCTGTTTGGTTCCTACATAATTCACAAGCCATGTCTTTAGCTCATTTTCTTGAACAACAATCTTTTTAAGATCGGGGTTATCTTGATTTTTATCATTAAATTCAATTTCCATTTTTTAGACCTCTTTTAAGTAATTAGGCTCAACGATCGACGAAATTCTGGATTAATTTTATAAAATTTCCGCTGAGATTGTGGCGACTTTTGAACGTTCGCCTTTTTTAAGTGTTATATGCCCTGCGATATCTTGATTCTTAAAATTTTCAACAACATATGTTAAACCATTTGTTGTCTCGTTCACATACACATTGTCGATTTGTTCGATATCGCCGGTGAAAACTATCTTGGTTCCTTCACCAACTCTTGTAAGTATAGTCTTTATTTCATGTTTTGTTAACTGTTGCGCTTCATCAATAATAATAAAGGCATTGGAGATAGAGCGGCCGCGAATATAAGTCAACGCCTCAATTTCAATTACTCCGTCGTCCATATATAAATCCATATTGCGTTTATCGCCCATTAAAAACTCTAAATTATCTTTGATTGGGGACAGCCATGGCATCATTTTCTCTTCTAGTGTCCCGGGTAAAAATCCGATATCTTTTCCCATGGGTTGAACCGGGCGGGAGACAATTACTCTTTTATATGGCACGTCGTCTCTCGTATGTTCTAGCGTCTGTTCTAAGCCGGCGGCGATGGCACAGAGTGTTTTGCCGGAGCCCGCACGCCCTATTAGCGTCACCACGGGGATATCTTTATCCATCAATAGCTGAAGTGCAAAGGTTTGCTCCTTATTTCGGGGTCGAATACCCCACACTCTCTCATGTTTAAACAATTTTGTTAGAGGCATATTATAACATTTAAAGCGGGCTAAGGCCGTTTTTTTCTCATTAGCGTTTGATACCAGCATTACCATTTCATTGGGGAATAACTCAATCTCTTTTTGATCGGCATAAACCTCATCCCCGCTATAGAATTGATCGATAGTTTCGTCATCCACCAAGTAAGTATCGAACCCTTTATAAAGATAATCTCTATTCTTTACCACTTCCCCTTCGATGTAATCACATGCATTAATTCCTATAGAATCACACTTGATCCGCATATTTATGTCCCGAGATATTACGGTAACGGTTCCATCGGGATTTTTCTGTTGAGTGTCTAACGCTACGCTAATTATCTCGTTATCAGCCTCGGCCTTTTCAAAACTTTCGCTTAAGAGTTCCAAACGGCCAGTCTGAACTCGAACTATACCCTTATCCGGACCCAGAGATACACCGTCTTTCAAGTTGCCTTTTCCGCGGAGTTCGTCGAGTGCTCGAATAGTCTCTCTAGCGTTAATTCCTACACTGTCTTGGCGTTTTTTGTGTTTATCGATCTCTTCGAGTACTTTGAATGGTACAATGATGTCCGCATCACCATAGGCGAAAAGGGAAGAGGCATCAGTTAGAAAAACACTGGTGTCTAAAACATAAAATTTTGACATTACCCATCCATATTAAGGTGTGACTACAACATCCGGGCCGATAATAAGAATATCATCTGCCCGATTAGGTTCGTCGAATAAAAAATAGCTATCCAGAGTATAAGTCCTCTCGATTCCACGACTGTTTCGACTAAAAAATATAAGATTGTTGTCAATTTCAGTATTAAACGTTCCCGGGTCCGTAGCACTGGGGGCGTTTTCAACTATTGGAAAAGAAGTCTTTGTTTTTACAGAAGAATTTGAGGAGGCCCCCAAACATCCAATTAAAACTGCGGTGGCGGAGACGCTTGCGATATTAAAGCTTTTCATATGTTTTTCACCTATGAGTTATAATCTATATAGTTTTTTACTCGCTTTAAGCTCTAGTTATTTTAGGGGCACACATATGTATTATACCAAATCACTATTACTTTTTTTCGTTTCTTTTCTTTTTATTTCTTGCGCGAGTGTATCATGTGGAGAAGTTAACACTCGACCGAATACATTAGACTTCTCACATACGCACGAATTACCGCGTAAATCTTTCTTAAAAATCAACAAGAATATTAATTTTAAAATATGTATGGATGAGACAAAACCGGAAGATTGTATGAAACAACGCATGCGCTCTACGGGCTCAGGATTTATTATTGGGAATGCCCCCGGGGGTGCATTTATAATGACGGCTGCGCACGTATGTGACGTTGCTGATTTAGTAGAACAGTTCACGGCGGATCCAAAAATTACTTTTTTAGGCGAAAATACCATGGTCGAAGACGTGCGTGGACAAACGTTTTCCGCGGTAGTGCTAGAAATGGATAAAGCGGCCGATTTGTGTGTAGCCTTTGTGCACGGACTTCAAAGTCCGCCTGTTGATATCGCTTATAACGGGCCTAGGCCAGGAGATCAAGCTCATAATTTGGCGGCGCCGGTTGGATTTATGGCCAAAGGCCTCATTCCCACACTGCATGGGAATTATAACGGCCGGTATGGGAGGTACGCCTCATATTCTATTCCCGCGGTTGGTGGATCCTCCGGAAGCCCTATCTTTGATGCGAATGGTAAAGTCATTGGGATGATCCACTCGGTACATACAAGGTTCCAATTTTTGACCTTTTCACCAACACACAAAGAAATATATAGTTTAGCTGCTAAGTATACTCGTTTATAGACATACAAGCGCGACAGCTAGGCACAAAGAAACAAGAACATTTTGAAATAGTGGGTGTCGATCAAGCATAATATACTCCTTTTTTAAGCAGTATATAGGTCCTTCAACTTTATTCAGCGCCATTTTCTTTTTTATCCCACGGATACTTCGTATATCCGTCTTTATGCCACCCTTGTCCTTTTAGTCGAAAGGAATTTCGTGACATAACTTTTTTTAGTTCACATTCGGGTGCTATCACATCTTTAGATGTGGGACATTCCGGAAGTGGGTCGTCGATCTTTTGCAACCTTTCGAGATAACAGTCACATTTTTTACAATAGTATTCGTAGATGGGCATTAAATAATCTCGTCGACTAGACCGTAGTCTAAACATGTTTCTGCATCAAACCACAAATCGTGTTTCAGAATTTCCTTAAGTTTTTTCTTAGGGATCTTGGTACGTTCAGAATAAAAATCCTTAATCAGAGTCATAAATTGATCATTGTTCGCCATACTGTCTTTGAGTTCTTCGTATTTCCCCCACATTCCTGAAGATAATTGATGGATCAGCATAAATGAGTTCTTTCTGATCTGGCGGTGGTGGGCGGCAATACTCATTATAGTTGCTGCGGAGGCCGCACAACCCTCCACAATGCTCACAACGGGGACGTCGGAGGCCTCAATATAATCTACCGCAGAAAGGCCCGCAAATACGCTTCCACCGAAACTATTAATGTGTAAGTGAATTGATCCGGGTTCTGATAGATTCAAAAGATTGGACTGATTAACCAAATTTTTGCTTAAATCCGCTAGATTTTTGTTTAATGTCAATATTTTGGGTCTGACTACCTCTGAATAGAAATATATGGAATTATTTTTGACTTCCACCATATTATCGTCATCTTTGCCGGCCGCAGGCGCGCCGCTAAGCATCGATAAGAGACCCGCCAAATCTTCTTTTGTCTGTTCATTTTCAGACTTTTGTTTTGTTCCTTTGCCGCCTAGCCAATAAATGTCTTTCATAGTGAAATTACTCCGTTGTATATTATCATGCATGTATAAGCAACGCCGATCAGGGCGTACGCAATTGCAAAAAACATGGCACGTCGGTCATGGTTTTCAGGGTGCCTGCTTTTCCATACACTAAATTTGAAAAATGCTATCAAGAAACAATTGAGCGTGATCAGAAGCAAAAAACCTTGTATGAGCGCTATCATCAAAACGAATGTTAACGTTAGTGTACATATAGCGTCTTGCAGCGGGGTGATTATTTTCTTTTCTTCGCTCATTTAATTATTATTCATAGTATCATATTCAAAGTCAGATTTTAATAGGGAATTCGCTTAAGTCTTCTTAACTCTATGTTATAATAGATATATGATTATTAAAATTTTATCTCTTTGTGCTGCTCTTTTAGCTCCTGAATCTACAGGGCTTGACCCTCATGGCCGTGCCCTGCATTTGCCCCTCAAATCGGATTTTAACACATCCTATGGAGCTTGCATCGCCACTGTGAAGCAAGCGCGGAGGCTTAAGGTAGATCCATTCGTTATGGCGGCGTTAATGTATCGTACCACCCAATTTTCACCAAAAGTGGCCGGCCAATCACGGCTAGCCATCACTATCCGGAAGCAATACGGGTGCAGTGGCGGGGGTCAATTTGTGAAAAGCTCTTGCAGTGCGTTTATGCTAGCGCCACAATATCTACGTAGCTTATTAGACCGAACAATCAGCGAAAGTGAACGGGGTACCGATCGTATTGCAGATTACCGCGTAGGATTGTGCGAATTCCTAAACGGAGGTGACCGATGCACCCGGAGATCGCAAAAAGAAGCTAAAATTATAGAAAACATGGCTTTTCGGTTTATGAACGTATATGGCCGGATCCACACCAGCTTTACTTGGGTTTCTCCCTTTAAGCCGCGGCGCACACAACAAGAGATCGATCGGGATATTGATCAGCGCGAAAGACAATTAGACCGCCAATATTATGGGGGACCTCCCAATCTCAATAATATGATATATGGGCTCGGCTATCAACCTCGGGCCGGAAATTCTACCCAAAGCCCGGTTACCGCGAGGAGGGCTCAAAAAGATTTAAAACTCATTGCAGAATTAATGGGCCCGCGTATTAAAGTGGAAATATCTGAAGCTAGTCGACGTACGGTTAATTTTTATGTACACGTGACCCTGGAACAATATATGAAAGATATTTTGCGGCACGTTAAATCGAACACCTCTAGAATATATGAAAATCATTATCAGGCGGCGGACTTAAAAGAATATGAGAATGGCGTGTACAAGTTAGTACTAAAATCTCGAAGATATAATTTAGGCCCTATAATTCTCACATTTTCTCCGGGTCAGAACGTATATCAAGTCATGATCCTTCGTCGATAGTTAACAAAAAGCTAAATATGTGATATAGTACTAATGAAATATTAGTTAAATATATGAATAATAATAAGAAATATTACTCTTTAGATAATAAATTAAGAAAAGAAAATAAAACTAATGAAGACTTTATGTTGATCTTAGATCGTTTAACTTTGGAAGAAGTTATTGGCTTAAAATTAGAATCAGCATGTAAAATAGTCAATGGTAAATTATATGGTATACCTCTGTGGAAGTCCCTTAAGACTATAGTCAATGACGCGATATTAATGTATGCATACTCAGCCTCTAAAACCAAATCCGACGCTGCTAGATTTTTAGGTATTAACCTTTCTCAATATAATTACTTACTTAAAAGATATCAGACAAAATCGTATTTTGAAGATGATGGGAACTAATATATTAATACAATTACGAATTGGTGCCCCACCGGGTGGAATTCCGCTGGAAGGTGGTTGGACTTTCAGCACTTTTACTTTTTTAAAAGTTTGTGGAGCGTATAAATGAAACATCAAAAACTATTTGAAGCTGCTATATCTAGATTTAAAGCTGATCGTGATCAAGCTGCAGCCCAATTAGATCTTTTTCTTAATAATTCCGTGGCAGTGGGTGAACATCCCAATATTGTGGATGATATTATTATTTTAACTAAACAATTAACAGAGGCGGAGGACAATTTAAATACTTTGCGCGCATTTAGTCATTATGACGAAAGGAGAAACCGTAATCATGACAGAGACCGATCAAACAAAAACAACAACGACCCCCGAGACTAAAAAACAGGGGCCGGCCTGGAAGAACAGCCGGCTCTTTAATTCATTCGAAGAGGCTAACACAGAGAGGACAACGTTGAACACCAACAGTGAGCTAGAAACAAAAATTAAAAGACGAAGCGGAGGAAAGTTTGTTGTCAAAACACGCAAAAACAAAAATGTCACAACAAAAACCACCAACTGATTGGTTTGGTGAATTACAGGCCACCCCTGATCGATGGCAGGAGGCTAAGCCCAAGTTAAGCGATTCGGAAATATCGAAAGCCGCCGAAATATATAAGTCTTTTGTAGATCCCGCTAGTCAAGGGCCTTTATACCACGTCATGCGTAGAAAGTGTCACAAAGATACTTTTAATAAATGGTGGACCCTTGCGGCCGCACACAATAAAAGCCCGGTGGATCACGGCTATTCCATCGACCAATATATTCTAGATAAAAAGTTGGGCCCCGACGAATGCCCGAATGCGCCTTGTTGTTGCGGGGCATGCCCAAAATGAATGATGTTACCAAACCTATGGAAATTGCCAGATTTCCTTCATATCAGCAGGCTTTCGCAGAGGTGCGAGAAATTCTAGAAATGTCGGCCGACGATAAAACATTTGTAATCTTGCCTAAAATAGAAAAACAAGATGACGATTGGTATTTAGTGACTGTCGTCGTGAAGCCCAGAAAGAAATGAACATAACTTCCCGATCGGGCAGATCGCTAAATTTTTGTCAGACACAGCTTATTACGAAGTAAAAAACCGGTTTTTCTTGACTTTCAGCGCTGAGTGTGGTAGAATAAATAGACCCTCTTAGCTCAGTAGGATAGAGCAACAGACTTCTAATCTGTAGGTCATTGGTTCAAATCCAATAGAGGGTGCTATTTAGAATAGAGGTCCGGATGGATGACCGGTGCAGAAACAGCTTATGTGATTATGTGGTTCGGCGCCTGTGTTTATCTCAGCGTCTTCTATGAAGGAAAATGAGTGATTTTGTTTTATTTTTTCTTGTACTCTTTTATCACGTGATGGTCGTGTATGCCCTCAGTCGACCGCCTAGAGAAATTAAAAATACCACCTCTTATGAAGACAGAACTCCGATGAACCAGTCACGTGAACCATATGAAAATAACGATAGCAATATCAACTAATTGGAACTATTTAACGATATGAAAGACTTTCACAAATCTTGGAAAAATTTTATAAACGAGGTTACAGAAGAAGAACTAGAAGATATATCGGGTGTCCTCCATGATATTAAATACGAGGACCTATCATTTCAAGATGTATTTGGAGATAAAACACGCCTCATTACGCCTTTGCCCGTTAAAGACGAACATTTCGACGCCTTAAAAAACGTTCTAGAACAGAACGGCTATATGCCAGATTTCAGTACAGGACTTGCCTCTTATTACGAGGCACATGTTCCGGAATCAAGGACGGGAGAGAACATGCCAGCGATACGCAAAATCATGATGCCCTCCCAAGTGGAAAACCTAGATTTTTCTGATGAAAAAATCAAGAAGACCATCCGCAAAAAACAAGTGAAAATAGGTAAACTCTTACAAAAAGGCGCCAGATTATTTAAAAACACTCAAGATGCCACGGAAGAGTTTAATTCTGTTGGCCCCACCGATTTCCCGGCAGGGGAATACGCAGAGTACCGAAAGACGTCGATGGATCTCGAAGATAAAATGGATAAGGGACAAAAAAAGCTTAATGACGTGTTCCAGAACAGTTTCAGGGCCAATCCCGGTTCTCTTAATATATATGCGGAGTTAGCCACGTGGTGGAACAAGAAATCGACTTATTATCGCGAAAATCCCGACGCCGCCGAGCTAGGGGGTTTATCCGACAAATATTCTATTATTATTAGTCGACACCCTATCGATGTGTTGCGAATGAGTGATTTTGACGACATTCAAAGCTGCCACTCTCCGGGTTCGCGCGGAGGTGATGCGCAATATTATAAATGCGCAGTTGCCGAAGCACATGGCCATGGTCTCGTAGCTTATGTGGTGGAAAATAAAAATCTCCAAAGCGCGAAAGAAGAACATGATGATACAGACGGCGCTAAAATGTCCAATGAGGAATTCCTAGCAGATCTGGATAAATATGACGCTGAGCTTTTTTGGGATCCTGAAAGGCAAGAAGGTTTCGTAGAGCCGCTCTCTCGCGTACGCTTGAGAAAATTTGTACAGCCCACGCTCTCAGCGCAACTGGCGGTACCAGAAGCTAGAGTATATGGGCAAAAGTTCCCCAGTCTTGCTAAAACTATAACCAAATGGGCTAGAACTGCACAAAAAGATACGATCGACAAAATTATGGATTCTAAAAATGCGGAAGACCCGGACGAGAGTGCTTTCGTTCAAGACCCTGACCCGGGCCACGCCGCGGCCCTCGACTTATATAAATGGGAGCGCCATGGCGGCTCTTATTCGGACACTACAGCCGATAATATGATGCGAAACTTGTTAAATGTCCCTGTGATGGGGACACCCCGGGTCGACAGTTCAACAGAAGATAGTTTGTCTCTTAATTCTAGTGTTTTAGATCGATGGGAAACAGAAATAGAAGAAATCACCGACCGTTACAATAATCGGTATCAAGCGACCCAGGTTGATGGTTCAGTAGAGGACGATGGCGGAGCAGGGGCGTTTATATCCGCCTCGGCGTCGGCCCTTATATATATTGATGAAAAGAAGCTTACAAAGAGCGCCTTCAATGATGAAACACGGAAGGCTATAGACCAAATCCCTCAGGTTTTAGATGATTGGGGGTATACTTGGGCTGAGGATGGCTGGGTCACCTACGATGTCGTTAATAAAAATCATCGCTTGTGGAATACGATGCCGCGATGGTACCATGCTAATGGTGAAAGCTGGGTGCGTATCGCCCTACCCGTTAACTTGGAATATATAGGCGCAGAAACGAACTATGTGTACGACCCTGATGAATATGAAACCCTATGTTCTCATTTAGATACTGAAGTAGATGACCAGCATGATGCCATTACTGAGGTGGTCAGTCACCACTTGAAACGAGAAGGAATCATGGAGGGGGGCGCCATTCTCGAACTAGCTGTTAACTTGGATGAAGCATCGCTGAGCGAATGGGATTACGAAGTGGATGATGAAAACAACCCTACCGTAATTACAATGACTTGTTGGGTGAATGTAGATTTTGAAATTCTCCAAAAAGGCATACCTGTTAGTTTTGAGGAAAAGCCTGAATCTGATGACATCATCGCGATGTACGATAACAATCCCATCGCGTTAGTAACCCGAGTTAAAGGATGGGATACGGATCCCGATACGTATACCGTACGTTCTCCAGAGTTTATGAAAGAGCAATACAACAAGATGCCCTCGTTAGAGGCCGTAAAGGAACTTATACAGACCGAAATAGGTGTAATGGTGCTTCGACCCAAGGGTAGCTCAAACACGCCCTTAGGATACGAATCCTCCTCGAATTACCGCAGTGCGGTGTGGGAACTAATGAAAGCATCTCTTCTTGAAGTCAAAAGCAAAGTCAGTACTTCAGGCGGCATCGATAAAGTGGAGTTTGCTTATCCTGATCGTACTCTACGCGCATCAGGCCCTACCGCACTAGATGAATACCGTATGACGGTGCGATTACAAGTAACTGAAGAAGATCCGGACGAAGTAATATGGAACGCGTGGCAAATTGTCGAGGATATTGATGACGAAGAACAGTGGCAAGAAATTTATTCCACCGCCTTTAAAAAAGTCGCCAAAGCTGATCCACAAATGACCCTCCCCCTCCAAGAACTAAAAAACCGATTTGCTAAATTTATGAAAAAATAAAATGGAAGTTGGTACTTTAGTAAAAGAAAAAGAAGGTGCTCGAAGATGCGGAATTATCCTTGGACCTGCATATTATCACAAACGACCATCAGGGGATCGCGTCCGACGCGGCGGGAAAAGAGTGATTGTTCTTTGGCCAGATGGTACCAAGCGCGCTTACAGGATCCCCTTTTTAGAGCCCGAGCTATTTGACAAAATCTCAGAGATCTGATATATTAAAAGAATGCCCCCTGTAACAGATACAGATATACACAAACCCCAAACCGGCGATTTAGTTTATATTATCGACCCGGATGGTATCGAACCCATTAAAATGGGGATTGGTCTCGTTCTAGGTGACACTAAAATATATTTAGAAAGTCATAATCAGTGGACCAGAAGCACGCCCGTACTATGGGATGGTGTCATCCATTACTTGGATAGGCCCTATTGGATACTAGAAGTCTTTCGAAAGGCGGTGCAACCCTCTTAAAATTCTTCCTCAGTCGGAGAAACTTCAGCCTCGTATTCGGGTGTTGTTGGCTCGTCGACCATGGTTTTAAGTTGACCTTCCCATGTATCCATCCATAATTTCATATTAGTAATCAAATACGTGACATAAATTTCTTTATCGGTAGGGTTTCCTAAGCTATTAAACGTATCTAGAATTTGGTTTTCAGTTTCATTGATAACATCATAAGCCGCATCTCGCCCGGTTGGATCATCCGCGTACTTTTCGATTCCGAAATCAGTTCTTTTTTCATCGTCCGTGGGTTCTTTTTCAGTATCGATCCCCAAATCCAGGAAAGCTTCTTCCTCGGCAGCTTCTTCAGTCTCAGGTTCATCGTCAGTAAATTCAACATCGATCTCAGTAAGATCTTCACTTGTGTCGCCCTCAATGTCAACCACTTCTTCTGAGTCTATTTTTTCGATGGCTTTATCCATTACCTGATCGGGCAAAAGAAGTTCCTGAAGACCCTTTATTACATGCGCTCGGAACGATTCTCTCTGTACTTCGGTGGTTTCCAAAGACTTATAAGCGGTTTCATATTTACCTAAGATCTTTTTAAGCAAAGTTTTCAAATAGTTGATACCAGTTGATTTTTCAGGATATTTAGTAGAAATGTCGGATTCAACTAGTCTGCGAATAATCGTTCGCAATTGTTGTTCTTCTTGAAATAACGCTTGTTCCTGTGATGTTCTTTTCTCTTTTACAATTGCAATTGCCTTGCGAATTTGCGTACGCAATTTTAATTCTTCAACGAGTTGCTCTCTGTCAATCATTCTGTTTCTCCTATAACCTTCAATAAGTAGTTCATTACTTCGTCAATAAACTCAGTATCTTCTTGCATTTTCCTTACTTTTCTTTTTGGCTTTGCCGCTGCTATCCCCACACTGCCTAGACCCATAGCGCTCGTTTCATCGCGTTTTCTTTTTTTGTGCTTTCGTCTCTTAACTCCCGGGAAGGGCGATTTTGTATACGCACCCTCTATATCCCCCGATTCGGGTGCTGGTGGTATTGCGCCAGGCCCCGCGCACTGTTCCCCCAATTCATCCCCATGCAGCAATTCAATATCATAGAATTCTTTGCCAAAATATTTCTTGGACTTTTTTCCCTCTTCCTCGAAAGCTCCGAAACCAACGGGGGCCGGCCCTACTTTCTTGGGGCGTTTCTTTGTGTAAGGAGGTCCGGGCTTTTGTTTTCCAGTCGAGAGCATCTTGTGCCAACTTTTTAAATAATTCTTTTTAGTGGGGCTCTTTTGGTAATCGCCTTCATCCAATAAATATTCCACCATATCCAAGAGGCTCTCGGCCACCATTTCTTTTTTTTTACCACCCAGCATGGCAAATATCTCTTCGGCATTGCCGCTCTTGATTGTCTCTGCGGGCATGTACTCTAAAAACTCTTCATAATTATTGTTAACGATAAACTGCCTTAGAAAACGGGCACTTAGCTGTTCTCCGGTGGAAGCTTGTGTAACAGGCGTTTCTACCACACGAACATTCACTCCTTCGGGTGCATACTTACGAACTTCCTCTCCAAACCTTCCTGCATCTTTTTCGCTCGTGAGCATAGAATATGTCTGCCCGGGCGAGGAATAATACTGTAAAATATCAAAGGCTTTGCTGAGGGGGGTCGCTGATTTAGTTCCCTCATGGTTTAATTCGCCCTCTACCACCTCCACGAAATCGTAGTTGGTTATTCCGGCATCTTCTAAAATCATACCCCATATTATCATGGCAGTATTGTAATTGACGATGGTATCGCCGATCATTCTAGGGCTGTCGCCACCAGAGCCCATAATGATCAATATACGATCATTATTAGCGACAGATTTAACCATATCTAAGTGACCCCGATGAGGAGGCTTAAACCCTCCGGGTACTAATGCGATGGTTGTATCATTGTTCACATCGGTTTCATAATCTTTGACTTCCTCTTCCTCTTCTGTAAGATTTAAAGGTTTGCCCCCGCGACCATACCGGAAAAGTCCCAATATTTGGTTCATTGGTGCGAAATTTCCAGTAAATTTATAGGTTTGCCCTCCGTAATCGAACACAAACCCTTCAACAGCAGTGGAAACGTTTTCAAGTTTCTTTAACTTCGCCATCTGTTGTTGTAATACCTTCATAGCTGTTTCGTCATTCGAACCTTCAATGGCTATAATAGCCTTTTGAAGTTCTTGACGTAAGCGCATCACCTCCTTGGGATTGTCTAAAATAAATGCGCTATGAAGGCCTCTCAACATCTCCACCGAAAAATCATGAATGATTTCTTCCAGCGGTAATATTGCATTTTTCATTAAAGTTTTTTCAGACTTAACAACTTGTCTTACTTTTTCTTTATCTTCTCTATCCAGACCCTTAACAATATTATTAAACGTCACACCGGGTACTTTGAACAAGCGTTTTATAAGCAATTTCATATGCTTATCAGGTAAATCAACCCGAGATTCAATAAAAGGGGTGATACGAGCGATAATAAAATCAGCAATCGTTTGATTATCGCTTATTCCTACGGTATTTACCATTTGTTGAATTTGATCAACGGCCGAGTCAAGCGCTACATCATTACTAAGTGCCCTGAGATTTACAATTGCGTTTCTCTGAAGTGAGTAATCTTCATCTTCAACTGCACTCTGCATCTGTTTTAAGGCCTTATCTAAAGCCCGGACGTTTTTTGAGACGTCGACGTCTTTAATTGTGCCTGTTTCCTTATCGAATTGCGCGTGTCCCACCTGATGGATATTCAGGGTTTTTGTATCATAATTGATGATATTGGGGGTGCGCGGATCTTGGACTTCCGCATTGTAATATATATTTGCGTCTGGTCCAAAGATGGCCATTTGGGTTTCGGGATCCAAGGACCGAACCGCTTTTTCAAAAGTTCTGAAAGCGTCCCCAAAAGCTTTTTGTAATTGAGGGTTGGGATGATCAGTAAACTTGTTGATTATATCTTCTACGCTTAATCCACCCGATTTGATGTTCCCTTTATTTCTTGCCGCCCGCGCCGAACCGTTTTGAACAGAATAAGAGATAAAGAGGTTTTGGCCATCGGTCTTCTCAGTACCCTCTAGTTCGCCCGCAGATGCGGCTGTAAGAACTTCAATGAGTTCCTTGAAGGTTAACTCATAGTTCTCGTAAAGATGCTGCATATGGCCAGCTACGCCACCCATCTTACTTTTCCTTCTTTTCTTCTAAGACCGAGACTTTCTCCTCAAGAATATTAAGGCGCTCCTCCATGCGACGAGCGTGTCTTTTGACTTCTTTCAGGTGTTGCTTGGCAATTTGAATTTTGTTTTTTTCTTTAATCGTACGCGGCTTAAGCGATTTGAGAGTTTCTTCCAAACTCTGGATATAACTCCTCATCGTGGGGACGTCTAGCGATTCCCCCATAACAAACTGACGAGTTAGCCGGCCAAGGTCGACTGTCATTTTTTTGACGTCTTCTTGGTGGTCTTTTTCGTGGTCTTTTTGACAGTAGTTTTGGTCGCAGTCGAAGCGGCTGTTTTTGCAGACAACTGTGCTTCAAGCTTAGAAATAAGTGTGGCTGCGGCTACAACTTGAGTTGTTGCTTCCGAAGCCTCAGCCTCTGCTTCGACAGCGCGGGTTTCCGCCACGGTTGCTCGCGTTTCTGCGGCCGCAACAATTACCTGGACTGCTTCTTGAACAGTCTTCTCTGCTTCCAATTTTGCCAATAATCTTCTTTTTCTTCTACCCATGACTATACTCCTTATTTTTTAGTCCATTCTGTTAAAAGTTTGCCATAAAGGCTACCTTCATACCATTCTTTAAGCTTTGTTCCACCATCTTCGTTTGTCGTTCCAGCCGGCTTTGTAAGCACCTGAGCCGCTTCTGGGTCATCCTCAGAACCAGCGATAGGCTTTTTTGCGGAAGGTGAAAAAGTCGTTCCCTCTTCCCCGGGGCCCCACGGATCCGAATCGGGTGCTTGCTGTCCCTCTTCCTCTGTGGCCGCGGCTTCCTCGGCAGGTGTCATCGCGACCTCATGAATACGATCGGGGTGCATTCTATTGCGACCGACATCTTTGTCCTCGTTGCCTTTGCGAGCCGCTGCTCCACCTTCTTCGAGATCTTCATCAGGCTCTGCGCCTTCGTCGACTTCTTCGCCCTGTTGCTGTGTTTCGTTGCCTTGTGCCGCGGCCATCTTTATCATCTTCCCGAGAAATCCTGGATCAGTGTTAAAGGCGGCCTCCACATTAGGGACAGCCAAGGCCCCGTGATATATGATACGTTGAAGGACGTCGCCCCAATCATCGATGGTCTTTACGTTCTGTATTAGCACCCCCAGAGCCTGCTTTATAGTTGAAGATTCCTCTTCATGCACCAAATCACCTGTTGTGCCCTTTTGGGTCAATTCTTCGGTGGTTTCTTTAATTGCCTCGATAATAATATTTCGGAGGGCTTTGTTATTCGTAGTCATCTGTTTTTTCTCCTGTAAGTTTAAGTCGACTGAATTTTCCCAATCTCTAAAACACAAATTACCACGAAGGTAAGCGTCTTCCTCCATTTTCCGAAGGTGGGGATCTGTTTGTGCGTAGCCCTCGTCAGTGGGGCCGGAATTATCAAAATGCCCTGCACAATTTTGAGCATGATGAGTAAGCTCATGAGAAAGTGATCTCATGATATCTTTAGGGTGTCTGCCGTCGACAAAAACAGTGATTGCGCGCTGGTCTGGGTCATAGTGGGCCGTACGGCCAAGAGGGTTTTTTGAATTTTTTAAGTCAGATTCCAATTGCACAGTTACTGGTTTGTCGAATTGAAGAACTTTTTGAGCATATGGGTAATACTTTTCAAAGAGTTGTTCTACGACAGACATGTCTTGTTTAGAGTTATTTTTAAGTTTATAAACCATGACCTAAATTTAAATAGTTCTAAGTTCGCAATAATGCACAATTATGATTACTCGGATGAGCTAGTCGAACACGCTGTGTCTTCCAATACTTCCATCAAATTATTGAACATGACGTTGGTGTCAGTACTGAGTATATACCAAGCGCCCACTTCTCCGGCCATCGTAAGGGGCACCCAGCCTGTATTAAAAGGAGTCCAACTGCCGTTCGAATACTTGTCGGTGGTTGAATTTTTTGTACTCTCCGGAGAAAATACAAACACTTTTAAGTCACCAGCGCCGTTGATGGCGTTAATCACGATTTCTTGGGTTATAGCATCACCATTAACATTGGACATTCCGGGGATAGTCAAGAACGATTGTCCGGGCTCATCTGTAAAAACCACAATCACTCTGTGTGCATCTTCCCGCCAATTAATATTAAAGGAGGGTATCGCCGGCGACGAAATGTTGGTAAATTTCCAAATTAGATCGGCTGTAGAATATTCTAGTGCGCTGGGGTCACATACATTATCGATCGCTAAATATATAGCGTCATAAAGGGGCTCATAGCCTCCGTTAAGAGACATTCCATCGATTGATTGGACTGAGGCTAAAAAGGAGCTAAAGGGCCCTAAATTGGTCTTTAAATGAAGCTTTTCTTTATATACCCCGGATCCGATATCATTATAAGGTCCAATAATTAGGGACCAATTAATATTGGGTTCATCCTGATAAGACATAGAAAACGCAACCAACGAATTAATAACCGCATCAATTTCCTGCTGCATAGATCCGGACAAATCTACTATAAACACAATATCGGTTTCTGTTAGTTCTTCTTCAATAATACCATCGCAATCATCGTCCTTGCCATTACATATTTCTTCTTGAGGTAAAACCTCACCTTCGCAATGATCTTCGACAAACACTTGACCTGAAACGTTCAGCGATACCATACTCCCCCATTGACCAACAACACATGTCAGGATACCAGGCGCGCATTCGCCCACGTTTAAAGTTTCCGGAGGTCCCGAGTAACAACCTTTGGTTAAACCTTCGTCAATCAGAAAATTGCAATTATCATCCCAATTATTACAGATTTCAGCAATTATAGTGCCCTTAAGGGGATCGCAAGGTTGGGTGTTAAAAATAATGCAAGCGGACTTACACTGGGTCATCTGGAACTGAGTACATTCAATATTTTTACATTCGCAGCTTTTATATCCTTGACCACAAATGAGAGGGTCTTCGAAACAAGGGATAAGAATGCCGACGTCCTGTATTCCACATTCACAGTTGATTCCATCATCTACCAAACCATTACAATCATCATCTTCTCCGTTACATATTTCAGGCCATGGCTGCTGAGCCGTACATAAAGACCACTGTCCAAAAATGCAAGTCTCATAGCCGGTCTCACAAACAGTTTCGCATTGTTGAATAAGATCTTCATCGATATCTCCGTCGCAGTCGTTGTCAACGGCGTCACACCATTCTTCCGGAACAGGACCGCACTCGTCGCAAGCGTTTCTTTGCTCTTCGTCAATCAGACCATCACAGTCGTTGTCTAAATAATCACAGATCTCTTCCCCCGGACCATCAGCGTCACATATAAGTTCACCATCGACGCAATATGCCGGGCCTTCCCCACAAACAGTCTCACACGTGAAATTACCTTCGTCGATATCTCCATCGCAGTCATTATCAATGCCATCGCATATTTCTTCTGTGCACGGGGAACATTCTGTTAGCTGCACCTTTCCTTTATCACAATAAACGTCTTGTATCCCCGGGCCGCCATCTTCCGTTTGGCACGGTTGATTGTCTTGAATGAGGGGATCGAGTGGATCGCAATCATGTTGCCATCTGCAGTTGGATATATCGACAATAGCATGATTATCACAGGTATCTAGCCACGCTTCGGCAATCCAATACTCCGTATAGGGGGGACACCGCAGAAAGATCTTTTTCAGACAGTCATTTTTATATTCATCCGTAAAATCGGCTAAAGGATCGTGAATAGGAATATCGAGGAGGGTAAATACGTCCGGAATCGGGGGAGGTTGGGTTTCTGGCCTCGTGCCTTCTGGTAGTTCCTGCTTTGTGGGGGACGGATACATGTCCATTACCCCACATGCCACTGCCAACATTGAAATAAGCAAATATTTTAGAATTTTCAACATCTTATATTAATAACTATAAGAAAAACCAACAAAAGTATAAATTTAAGCTAATATAGACCCCTAAACAAACGGAAATTGCAATCTGAGTGGCCAATTTATCCCGTAGTTTCCAAAAAACTGCCGCGGCGAATGCAACACCCATTAATTTAACTAAAATAAAGTAAACATAGCCTTTTTGCAGAAAATAATCCATAAAGGGGTTAACTTCCTTGGCTACTCCATTACTTACACCATACAGAGTTACACACAAATCGACCAAGTTCAACAAAACAAGTAAAAAAATCAGTTTTTTGGTCGTTTGGGAGGCCATACTCTTTAAATAATCCACATTATCTCAATAATACCACGTATTTATATAAATTTTCACTTAAAAATTCGATCTCGCGCCGTTCTCCATAAATTATCACCTAAAAAATTGCGTTCAAGACGTAAAAGTCGTTGAAATTTAACTTCTTGGTGTATATCCATATAGAGGGTTGTGGGCCTTTGAACCTCACCGTCGATTAATTGGTCGGAAAAGTCATAAAATTTCGATTTTATATTAGGATTCGCCCAACTTATTGTCGGCAACAGTAAAAATAGTGCCACTATTAGTGTTTTTTTGATCATCTTTGTACATCCTCAATCATTTCTCGCAATTGTCGAATTGTTTCGTCCGCCGAAGTATACTTAATCCAACGCGTGGGACCTGTGGCTCCACTCTCGGGATTATTTATAGCGCTCTCCTGGGCCTGAGCCCACGGAATTAGATAGCGGTCCATGTCGTCGATAAGTACATTACATTGCCCGGTATGTTTGTTGATCGCATATTTTGCCTTATCGGGGGTGATAATAGCCTCTTTAGGAGGAGGAACCAGATTATTACCCAAAGGACTTAACCAGTCCAATTTTCCTAATCGAGACCCTTGCAGATCATCTCCCCATGGCGCCGATAAAATCTTTGCGCCGAGCGGTTGAATAAATGCCCAAAGTTTCTCGGCACCTTCCGCCCGAGGAAGGGCACTCCACCATTCGTGGCCACCGTTCAATATCTTTTTAATTTCCCCGAACATCCGTTCCAGCACTTCCTGCGCGCTTGGTTCAAGGTCTGCGTTATTGATCACCTCAAGCCACTCATTTCCAGAAAACAAAATCTTCTCGATGGCACCACGGTTCTTAGGATCTTGTATGATAGACGCATATTCAGGCGTCTTGAATGAATCTTCGATGCCCCCGACTAAATCTACCAAAACACCGTCCATATCGCAATATATATCAAAAGGCAAACGAACGGGCCCGGCGTTTTTATCGTGCGTAAAAGTCTCGTCTTCAGTTAAGAACTTTTTCCACTTGATATGAAACTCATTCACCATTCTCTTCGTAAACCGTATATGGTGCTGTTTCATCCGGCGGGTAATTGCCGTAGCTTTTCATCTCATCAATAACGTAGTCCAACTGTTGGAGTAACTCGGGTAAGGCCCGGGCTACAATAATTCTTGCGTTCTCTAACTGAGTTACGGCTTCGCCGGTTTCGGCTGTATCCGGATCCACACCTTGGCAGGTCTGGTACCCCAACTCTTCTCTGATAATTTCTGTTAGTCTTTCTTTAGTAATTTTCATTATGTTTTTTCCTTGTGGTGCGCGTCAAGTAAATGACCCAGTTCTTTTTTGAAATCCAAGAGATCCTGCGACGGAGTGGCATCATCGGGGCCGACTGTCATTAAGCTAATGATATCATTAATTAAACTAGAACTTAAGTTTTTTTCACGACGCTTTTTTTCCACACCAGCTATAGCTTTTTCTACCGCTTCGGGCGGAATCTTCTGAAATTTACGTGGATTGAATGGCTCTTGACCTGTTTCATATACAGCTTCGGATCCCCCATCACGCTGGCCACCCGGTGTCGGTTCGTCGGGACCCTCTAGAGCATGGTCTCTCATAACGGTTTCTAGATCGTTATAATAGGCATTGCCCTCGTCTGTCTCAGGGCGCCATGTCTTTAAGAGTCCGTTTAGATGCCTCCAGAAATTGGTTAGACTGTTTTCAAGTTTAGAGGTGAGTGGGATCCCCCTTTCTTCTTTTATCGTAAGTCCTTGTAATTCTTCGCGAATTATCTTGTTGAGTTCTTTCTTTGTAATTTTCATATCATCAATCTCCAATATACTATCTATTGTTCTAACAGCTTTTGTTTTCTCTCTTTTATTTTGGTGTTCCCACCATTTCATAAAATCATCTATATGTTTATTAGCTTCTTCATCTGACATTCCTTTCCATTCCAAAGAAGCGTCCGGATCTATTAAATAGTCTTTAAACCATCCTAAGAGAAAATCTAGATGGCCTCGTTTAGTTTCATCCTCATCCCATGGCACCACCCCCTTCTCGGGGTCGTCAAAGTCCGGATCATTCCATGGATCCATGTCATTGTCCCGCATCACCCTCCGCATCACGCGAAACAAAGGTTCTCTCCGCAGAGGATCGCGTTGGTACCTTCTTAAAGATTGGTCGAGACTTAGCATGTCATCAGCAGATATATTCTCCGAAAGAATCTCCGTGATCTGGCTCGGGGTAAGTCTCATTCACTGTTTCCTTTTGATTCGGCAGTCGCACCTCGACCAATAGATTTTTGTGCCATGCCTACATCATAAGCTCTGCGCCCTGTGACTGCCCCAGCTAGAAAATCAATACTAATATCTAGACCTTCAATGGCATCGAGAAGTTTGGTTAGCATGTTAATAACTGCTTTGTCGGAGGCTTCATCCCCCAATTCGGCGCTTAGACCCTCTTTAATAATCTGTTTAAGCTGTGATTCGGTTAAATTTTCCTCATCATGACCGCCGGCCCCTGCAAGCTCAAGAACAATATCCATTATTTTTTCTTCTACTTCGTGGATAAGCTCCGCGGCCCACTCTCTCTCATCCTCGGCTCTTTCTTTTCCCAATCCCGCTAGGTCATTTTTTCGTCTGTCAAGCAGGTAGGGTAGCGCCCGATATACATAAGTTGTTATTTGTTTACAGGTATGCCTGATATTTTTTTCAGGTACTTGGGGCAAAAGCTGCATTAAGATCCGGTGACAATCCGCATATACCTGCTTTGCATACTCTTTATGGTATACGGACTTGAACTCACCGGCCTCCATCATCTTTAAAAAGCCATCAGTAATGCTTTTGCTAATTTCGTCTAAGGCAATATCTCTCGCAATTTCTTCTTCGGATCCGGTCATTCCGGAATAATCCTCAGGTGTGCGAACGTGACCCACCCATGCCAACGGATCTTTCTCAAGTTTTTGTTTTATGGTTAATTTGTCAAGCTCTTCTTTAATAATCTGTTTAAGTTGTGATTTGGTAATACGTATATGCTTTCTCTCTTTTACTTGTGTTTTATCTGCGGATTCCATGGACTCTGCCATTTCAAACCATTTACGGAGAATAACAATAGCGGCCGCGCCGGCGCCCACAGCACCAGCAGCCACACCTACCGACGCAAGAGCATCCATTGCTTCCTGATTGTTTGCGATGGATGCTGCAAGTTTCCCTAGTGCATCACCGCCGTATACGGCTGCCAGGCCACCAGTGCCGAAGACGCCAACCATGGCGTCGGTCCAGGTGGACGCATAAGGATCGCCAACACGGGTTTCTGGTTCGTCGAACATGGTTCCATCGCTGCCTGGTTTTCCGGCTTCGTCAACAGTTTGCTGAGCCAACGTGCCCATGATCTTATTTAGTGTTTCTTCAGGGATCTTCTCCGCCAACTTTTTAGCCTCTTCCTTTTGCCCCGGTGAAAGTTCAATTTTTGTTGAGATCGATCCAAGACCGCGTGAGACTGAGGGGTAGGTTTTCGGGATTCCCATTTTGTTTCTTTCCAATAGGTTGGTGGTCTCTTCTTTAATAATCTGTTTAAGTTGTGATTTGGTGAGTTTGGTTTTGTTTTCTTCTAAGGCTGGATCGATGATGGGTTCCTCCATTGCCGCGCTGGCCAAAATCTCGGCCTCCTCCTTCGCATGGCCGTCCGCATCCCACGAATTCTCCCACCGGGCCTCGACGGTTGGAGAGTTAAGATATTGATCTTTGAGGAAATTCCATTGCTTCAACCATTTTTCATCACTTTTTCCCTCGTCACCGGAGTCTGGAATCATATTTTTCATGACGTTAAGAAAGTCCTCTTCTGTTTTGGCGAGTTTAAAAGGGTCGACCAGTGTTTTCAGTCCAGCCATTGCTTTTCCTTTAACATTTCCAAGAAAGTCGCCTAGGCCCTCGTCCATTTCTTTCATTATAATCTCCTTAAGCTGCGATTTGGTGATTTTCATTTCTTTTTCTGCTTTGCCATCTTGCGGAAAGTTTTGGCCAGATTGTATCTCTTGGTGCCCGGCCGACAGCTTGGTCCTCCGAACTTATCGCCGGTGCACACTCCTTCTGTTCCGCGCTTTTCGATATCCTTTTCTGCGCCTTGGATCCATTTGTCGTCTTCTTCTTGCACTGGTTCGATTTTATCATCGCACCCTACGCCTTCTACCCATTCACGCCCAGTGGGCCGACCGTTCTCGTCGGTTTCACATGCCTTTTTCTTTTCTTCGTTCGACATCGCACCGGCGACTTCTCCCGCCGATCTCGTATCAAACAGTTCTAACACGAGTATCTCTTCTTTTATAATCTGTTTAAGTTGTGATTTGGTTAGTTTCATTTTTTAATCCTTTTTTGGTATTACGTGCCCGGGAAGGCTTTTGCGATGCTTCGGTTCTTTTGATTTGTGTTTTCCAACCTTCTGACCTAACTTCGCGAGATTTCTTAATTGTTTATAAGTTATCTCTCCACTATATAGGTCCCAAACAGACCCTCCGCGTTTTTTTAATTTGCTTGCACATGCATCTCTTTCGTCGCCTCTTTTCTTCCGGCAGCCATAAGCGGCGCCAGCGGCCATTTGTTGAGCTTGAGATTCGGTCGATCCTTGTTCTCTATAAGGAGGATCACCTTTGGTCTTGGCAGCTTTTT